GAGAAGGCTGCTGCTGAAGCCGCTGCAAAAGCTGCTACTGAAGCCTCTGAGAAGGCTGCTGCTGAAGCCGCTGCAAAAGCTGCTACTGAAGCCTCTGCAAAAGCTGCTACGGAAGCCGCTGAGAAGGCTGCTGCTGAGAAGGCTGCTGCTGAAGCCGCTGCAAAAGCTGCTGCTGAAGCCGCTGCAAAAGCTGCTACGGAAGCCGCTGAGAAGGCTGCTGCTGAGAAGGCTGCTGCTGAAGCCGCTGCAAAAGCTGCTGCTGAAGCCGCTGAGAAGGCTGCTGCTGAAGCCGCTGAGAAGGCTGCCGCTGAGAAGGCTGCCGCTGAGAAGGCTGCCGCTGAGAAGGCTGCTGCTGAGAAGGCACAAGCTGAAGCGCAAGCAAAAGCGGTTGCTGAGAAGGCACAAGCTGAAGCCGCCGCTGCAGAAGAGGCCCAACGAATAGCCGCCTTTGAGCAGGCAGCCAAAGAAGCAGCTGAAAAGGAGGCTTTGGAACAAGCTGTGAAACAAGCAGCCTATGAACTAGAGCAAGCTGAACTAGCGGCACTTGGACCCATACCCAAGTTAGTATTTATTGTACCCTTCAGAAATAGAGCAGACCAAAAAAAAGTATTTGATAACGTTATGCCTACTATTTTGGAAGACATTCCTTCAACAGATTACAAAATATATTTCGTCCAGCAATGCGATACCCGTGATTTTAACCGTGGTGCTATGAAAAACATAGGATTTTTGGCTATGAAGGAAAAGTATCCCAATCACTACCAGGACTTTACATTTGTTTTTAATGATGTAGATACTATGCCACGTAAAAAGAATATGTTAAACTACAATACTCAAGTTGGAACAATTAAACATTTCTATGGACAGGAAAATACCTTGGGTGGAATCGTATCTATCAAAGGCTCTGACTTTGAGAAAACACTTGGCTACCCTAATTTCTGGGCATGGGGATATGAAGACAATATGTTGCAAATTCGTGCGCTCAAATACGGATTAACTATTGACAGGTCAACGTTCTTTAAAATTGGTGACCCAAACATTCTCCAATTAAACGAAAATTTGAATCGTATTATTAATCGCGATGAATTTAATAGATATGTTAATTACACATCTGAAGGTTTCTCCACTATAAACGGACTTGTATATGACGTTGATGATTCAAATAGGTTTATAAACGTTACTCAATTTAAAACAGAGGTTGATAACAATCCTTCCGGAAATCAATTGTATGATTTACGTAAAGGAAATAGACCATTTAATGTGAATCCAGTTCAAGCACGAGGTCGCAGAGGTTCATTAATGAGCTTAAGACTATAAGTTTACGATTATAAGTTTACGATTAAAAGTTTACGATTAAAAAAATTGATTTAATAATAATAACTTTTTATTAAATCACAAACAACCCAAGAACTTATCAAGATGATTGAGTATTCCGACGTTTATAGGCAATCAACCAATTCATTCAATGGGAACAATCCCAGGAAGAATAATAAATCAGAAATTATAAATTTTAAAATTCATCTACTTAACAAAAAATTAAACATTTCAGTAAACAAAGATAGTTCATTAGAAGATCTTTACATATCTATTTACAACGTAGTTTATCCGGAGTTCTCTACTGAAAAGAATATTGATGTTATTCCTCCTGCCGGAATATCCTACGTCCCTAGACTATATAATGTTGCTATTGCGAATGGAAAAACAGAAATTATTCATACGATTCCTTTGCATAAATTTATAACTATCTCTAGTTATATAAAATCTAATCCAGATTGCTTTGTTTCAAGTTCTATGTTTGGTAAAAAAATTTACACAATTTATGTAATTGACGAGTACGCAATAGTAAATTTAGATAAATACGCAAATAATAAAAATAATAAAACGCTGTTTCAAATGATGTTCTCTTGTTATTATTCAAAAAATATAGTTTCTAACAGCCTTCATTAACTTCTATTAATTTAAACGTCAATCCTACGTCTTCGTATGTTTCCCAAACACCAGATATTTTTATTATAAACTGAATATTGGATTTTTTTATATCACCTGAATTATAGTCTCTGTACAATTTCATACTACCGTTATACAATTGCTTTGACAAAAACCCCGAAATTTTAGACTTACATTTAGATAAATTTTTATAATATTCAATAATACGCATTTCTAGTTTTGAAAATTCCTGTACAACATTGAGATTACTACTTTGATAAGGATTGAATTTTAATATAACCTTTGAACCAATTTTTTCAATATTAAAAGATTCAATAGGAAAAAGTATATACAATCCATTCATCGTAAAACAATCATTAGAATATATTATTTTGGTGAAATTCCCATCCATTATAATATTTGTCTTTTTATCCAGAAAATATACATTAGGCAACGTTACCTTTGGTAAATCTATACTTATATTCATTGGCTACAATAATTCAACTATTATATTTATCTTGTTTTTATTAATAAATATAATAATATAGTATAGTATATTATTATAATGTCGCAATTTTTAAATATAAATGAAATCGCATTGGCGCATGTTCCTATTGTATCTTGGAAAGGTAAAACATTTACGCAAATTACATCATCTATAAAAAAGAATAGTGGTATTGTTACTGGTTCAACTGTAACAAATTCAGTATATAAGAAAGGAAAATTTGTTGGCATTTTAACTAGTCACCCTAACTTTTTCTTACCTAATCCATTAAAAATATACCGTAGAGAGATTGCAAATACAATTGATATGTCTAATTGCTATCAACGTAGTTCTATAAAAATTGATGAATTTAATAGACCCGGTGGTTCCATAGTTAATACTTCCGTAAGCGAAATAAATGGTTTAGTAAATACATTGGATTTTACTTTAAAAAATAATGTATGCGAAGACCCTGGAACATGTTCAGTCTTTTTATCACCAGCTGATAACGCAAGACGTCGTTGCAGAAGCAGTGGAATGATCAAAAAAAAATATAATCCTGCCAATAACTTTTCTAGTTATTACACTGATTCAAAACAATACTTAGTTAGTAGAAATAAAACCTTTTTGCAAAATCAATACAATTATATTCGTGTTGGAAATCCTTTACTCAAACCAAGCACTGGTTTAGCAGCTGCAAACATTTATTCTCCAAATGGTCTTCCAGTCTGTCCAAAATTTAATATTGCTACCGATTGCAGTTTCAGTTATCAATGGGTAGATGCCGTATATTATACTGTTGATATACCTGCTGGCTATTATGATGCGAACGATTTTAATGGAAAATTTCAATTTGCTATGTCACAGAACTATCATTTTGTTGTTAATCAAGCAGGTTCTAAGGTATTTTTATTAGGAATAGCTTATGACGACATTAATGACATTATAGAATTTCAATGCTCATGTTATGATAATGTTAATTTCCCATCTAATGTTTTTTCGGCCGATATTCATGCAAGTCAAACTTGGACTCAACGTGGATATGGTACTGGAATATCACCACCAACTCAAGGAATCGGTACTTCGGTAACACCCGGAGTCCAGTTTTCAAATAGTCAACTTCTAACTGCATTAGGACTTACTACCACCAACTATCCTATCAATATTCCTCCCAATCCTATATCGGTTGGAGTTGATCAAGCAGGATCTAACACACAAATTTATACAAGCGGACAAGTTTATACTTCAAACGTCAGTCCAGGTCTTAAAAGCGTTTATAAGAAGATTTACTATAAGCCAAACAATAGTCAATTTGGTCAACAAGGTGCGGTTTCTAGTAGTTCCTTAATTAGTAGGATTAAATACCATGCCATAAATACTGCTGCACATAATACAAGCGGTAATATTTTTGGCTCAGATGCAACTAAAGCATTTGGAGGAAATATATCAAATGCATTATCGTATGGTGTATCTGAAAACCCTTATACAATGAAAGATAAGATTGGATATCCCAATATAACATATCCATCTTTTTTAAAGGGGTCAACTGTTCAGAGAAATTGTATGGAAACGCACATTAATAGTGGTGTGAAATTCCCAAATTAAGATTATATTACTTAAATAATTTGTAATATAATAATTTACATTAATTCAAACGATGTCTCAGAATTTTGAAAGCTTCTCAAATCATTACTTAAAAATACATTAGACTGTATTATACCTTGATTATAAGGAACATTATACTTGGTGCACCATAAAATACATTTCTCAATATTTACGTTAATCAAATTATCTATCTTCTCTTGTCTATGTTTATTATCAATAAGAGAAATTGTAAAATGGATATTTTCTATCTGTTGTTGACCAAAAATTGCATTATATTCTTCTAATCTTACCAAAAAATGCATTGAAATTGGAGTGTTTAGAAATCTATGAATATATAATTCAGTGTTAGATGTGGTTGATAACAACATTTTCTCAAAAGCTCTGTAGATAAAGGGTGCGAAACTTTCAAACGGTATATTTGTAAAACCCTTGCATACTATATATTTCTCAGAATTAGCATATCGGCTAGTCTGTGGTTTTACTATATATACTTTATCATAAAATGATGATAATATATATAATAAATCAATACTGTGTTGCATAAACGTATCAAATAATTTTAAAATAAAACATCCACCTCGTTTCTGCATTGAAAGAGCGTACATTACTTGTGCAAATAATAACTTTGATATATTTATTTCTTGATTGTTGAAGTCCATTGAGAAATCAAAACCTCCATCTCCTGTTATCAAATCCATAGTAGACCCATATTTTTCTCTGCAATGAATATAATTATCCATAGATAGAATATTACCTGTTTGGTCAGCACCAGTTTCAATAAAAACATTCTTGTTTTGACGCAGAAATTGTTCGGTCTTCTTCCAACCAGGTATATTTGGATCGTTGTTTTCATCTATAATTGTCATTCCTACGTATTTATCATGTGGACATTTTCTTAGTCCAGCCAACGCTTCAATAAATCCACCAGGACCTTCTGCCAAATGAAAACTACGAATAGGTCTTGAATCAAAATTCAATTCAAATATACTTACCATCTCTATCATCTTGAAAAAAGAACGAGATATTGGTTTATATTTGGATATACACTTTTTCTTAAAGGACAATTGCGTATGAATATATTCGTATGGATTTGTATACTTTTTAAATATGTCCCAATCTTTATCTTTGCTTTCTATCTTCTCTTTCATATCATATAAGTATGTTGATAGTGAGTATGATATTACTGGTTTGGGCATATCATCTTTCTCAACACAATCAATATATTTATGAATTAGATAACTTGTCTTTGGTAATAAATAATATGTCATTGGTGGATATATTATTTATAAAATAGTGTTTATATATTTTATTTCTTAACTGTTATCATTATTTTTTCTTTACTAATAGACACAGCGGGTTTTTGTGATTGCATAGGTACTTGCACAGGTACTTGCACAGGTACTTGCACAGGTACTTGCATAAGCTCTGGTTGCTTTTTCAATACTAATCTTTTCGTCTTTTTAACAATTTGTTCTTCGTCCCGTTCATCACCTTCTTTTTTTTTATCTTCTTTATCTCTCTCCTCTACAGCTTTTTCCAGCTCTTTCGCTTCTTCCTCACCGTGTTTATCAGCAAACTCCGTCTCTTTCAATATAATATGTGCCATTTTCTTAACATCTACATCACGTACCTTCTTAAACGCAAAGTAACGATTCATAAATGAAATACGCTTCTCTTCCGGCGACATATACATTGCTTTTCTGTAGTTGGCTTCTCCTCGTCTGTTACCCTTCAATTCTATTTCCATCAAATTAAACAATTCTGAAAACATACCTGAACCATTAGGTAAATTCATATGTTTAGCTTCATCTTTTGTAACCAAAACAAACCCATAATCCTCCATAATTCGTGTGAAATATTCAAAATTCACTAGATACTCACGGAAATATTGGTTAATACTCTCTTGGAATACATTAATTGAATAACCTAAGCTCATGTCTTCGTCAGGGAATCCAGTTTGGTCATACATTTTAATAATCTCATATATTTTACGACCTTCTTTCATAATCGTAACACCCTCTTCGTTTTTAACATTCTTCAATAAATTAAATACAGTTTGACCATCGTAACATGTTCCAACATAATAGCCACCAATCCTGGTACATTCGGTAATATTACGCAATAATTGGTGAAACGTATCTTTGTTCTTAAACATATAATGCATTGCGAATTGACATGATGTAATATTAAAACCAGATTCAGCAACACCATATTGATTGTAAACACCCTTACCCAATAGAGAGACATCCTTAGCACCTTGTCCAAAAACTGCCTTAGTAATTTGCTTATCTTTTTCTGTGGCCAATGCTTGTCCACTACGAATATTTAAACCACTATCACCATTCACAAAAAGCGCCTTTGGGATATCTTTTACAGTTCTGGCTTTATTCAAATATCGCGCACACGCACCATCCATTTGATTATGAACATTGTCTTTGGAAATATCAATGCCAAATACAAAGGATAATTTTGCGTCTATCCATTTATTCAAATCACCTGCTTTACCTACTGCAATATCAATAAGTGTATCTCCTCTATGCGAAACACCCATAATCAAGTTTTTCTTCACATACAAATTATGGAAATCACGCAATGCCTGAGTGCTTGTTTCGTCATTAGAACGGTTATAATAAACTTCGTCATCTAGGGTTCGTTCAGGAATATTATCGCCTGTGCAAATCATATCCTCAGTAATAGGATGATGGATAGAATACCAGTTGTTGTTTGCTACTTTGTATGCATTTCCAAAATTATCCTTAGTTCTACGTAATTGAGCTGTCTTATCGTATCTCACTCTTATAGGTACCCATTTCCAACCATCTTGTTTTGTATGGTCATACTTAAATTCAACAATCATATCCTCTTCAAAGTATTCTCCCTCTTCTGTTCTCATGAACATTTTGGTTCCATCCTCCTCCATCATAATATTACAGAAACATGCATTAGGGTCGTAAGGATTCGTAGGAACAAAAGGAGCTGGCTTATAGTTTTTTTTATAATCCATTGTATTTATACTTTCGTAGGTCACGTCATTTATTAGGTCTTGGAATGGATTCACATATCCATCTGTTCTAGCATCAAACCCTACATGAAGTACCAATGTTTTATATTGTAATACTTCTTGAACACCCTGTAAATTACGCCCGTCTTGGAAGATATGGTGCACTTCGTCTTTACCCGTTTTATCCTTCTTCGTTGACACTAAGAAATCAATTGTATTGAATTCAGCTGGTTTCCACTTAAATGAATGAGACCATGTAATCTTGGATAGTTTTCCTGGTGGTGCACCTGGTCTAGTTGCTCCAACTGCCATATTTCCTGGAGTAAATATAAGACCATCCGTATTATATTCGTACGTTCCATCCTTAATATCGGATAAAATGCTTAGACAACCATCAAATATAGTTGTATTCTCACCTGTTGCTTTAAATGTCTTGCACTTTACTACAAAATCAGCTGCTTGTTTATTTTCCTTCGGTTGCACTTCCTTCTCTGTGCTTTCTAAAATAGATATTGGTTTCAATAATTCCACGAATTGACTTAATAATTGTAAACGGTATTTTTTTTCTTGCTTCTCTTTTTTATCTTGATCATCACTACTCTCTTTTTCTTCTTGCGAAGCCTCATAATAATCAGGTATAAACGGGAATTCTCTGGCAGATTTATTGTTTACAAAATAAATATCAAACGCTGCATATAGATTAATATAAACACCCTTCTTATTGTATTTGATATGCTCACCATCAATAATACTATTAAATATGGTCTTCTCTGCGGTTTTGGTTCCTGTAAATATAACTGTCATGTTTGTGTCAATCATATAAATTTTACCATCGTCAGAAACATACAATAATTTACGGTCACCGTCTGCTTTATCAGTAACGGTAAAATGTTTACGAATATTTGGCATAGTTGACCCCTCTTGTTCTGGTGCAACATTATCTAATTGCAATGTAAACGATGAAGGTCCAATGAAATCGGACGAAAACACTTTACGTTGTTCATGCTTCTCTCCATGAATTGTTTTCATGTATTGTTGTAAAATATTCTCTTGCTCTGGGTAAGAGATAGGAAACTTAGTTCCTTGTAGACCACTTAAAACAATACGAATTGCCTTTCTCAGCGAGTTCAGTACCTTTGGTACGGTGTTAAACGCCGTTCCTGGACCCACTTTGGTATTATCAACCTCCAATTCTATTTCGTATTGTTCCATATTGGTGAAAAGTCCTGCGTCTTGTACTGTATAATGTGGGATTGGAATTGGGTTTTGTCCCTGAGTTTTTGGAGAAGACTTTACAATACTAATATCAGCAACAATTGGCGAATCATCATGATAGAATCTAACACGATTCATACTACGGAATATCTTCTTGGAATCCGCCCATTTTGAAATAATATTGCGTGCAGTATCTGATTGTGTGTTGTAATCCTGCTCTGTCTGAAAGGATACATTGAAATTGAAATCATCCATCTTAAGACGTTCAATAAAACTGCCATCCTTACGCATCGCAGTCATTTTCCTTGTAAACTTGACTTTATTAAACAAGGTTGATGGCATGTTAATCACACTTTGGACACTATTAGTTCGGCAATATTCTTGAATTAAATCTGTACCTACCAATTCAGCACGAATAGACATCTTTGTTTTTCCTGTTCTTGGGTCAACAGATTCAGGTATAATTCTCAACATTTGAATACCATCGGGATTTATTGTTTTAAACCCACACGAATAAAGCTGTTTTACCACATTATCATAGTCTATTTTAGAAATAGGCCTAGTAACTGATTGTGTTTTGATATCTTTTCTATTCAATGTGCCGAACCTAATTTCCAATTCATTTGCCTTGTTATGACTACGAATTAAAGGGTTACTCTCTAAATACTCTTTTACTATTTGCTCAAAAGCTTGTGTCTTTTGTTTGATAGATTCCTGTTTGAGTGGTTCCTTGTCATTCTTTTCCATAATATGTAATTGTATATAGTAATTATATATTATTTTCCCTTTAATTCAATTTTCTTGAGGGGAACTAATAGTTTCGTTCCTTGTCCCTCTGTCCCCTCCTTTCTAATCCTATAGCCAGGTGCATGCTTCACTAATCTCCTGATACAAATCCGTCTTCTTATATTTCTTATTGTTCTCATATATGCCCATCTTCTTCGCCAGTTCTTCTAGCTCTTCAACCTTGTAATTACTAATGGATTTCAATGGTTTCAAATAACTTTCTAAACATATCATTTTATTCTTCATATCAGTAATCTCATCTTGAGTGAGAGGCTCGGTTTTTACCGAATATTTTCCATACGCATCTTTATACAATAGATAGGTTGGCAATTCATTATCTTTATCTGCCGTAAATTCCAACATCAATAGCTTCGTTGAATTCACAATAATTAGATTGATTTTATAATATACCAAAATAGCCATCATAGAATTCATGCTCGTATCTTTTTGACTTGTCAACAATTCAGACAATATCTCTTGCACAGCCGCCTTGGTCATTTTCGTTCCAGTAGTCTTCATTGTATGCGGATTTTTCGTTATAAAGTCACCTATATGTTTCTTTACTTCCAATTCTTTCACACCATAATTGCGGTCAACTTCTAAGTATTCACCATATCCAAAATGAATAATAAACAGACACCAAAAGAGCGTATCTGATTGTTTTGGACTTATCAAATCTTCTTTCACAGTTATTGTATTTGTGCATTCTTGGATAGGTGTAAACACCAGAGGAACTTTTACCAATGGTTCACGAATTTCAATATATTCTATTTGTTCAATAACATCAGAATTACACGGTACGTCCTTTATCTTATAATTAGATCTCAAAAGAATAGCTGCTTGATTTAGTTTTGTAAACATGAAGTCACGTAAAACATTTAAAACGTTATTGATGTTTAAATGTTCTCTTTTAATGAAGAATATTGAATTTAAAAAGTTTGACATTACTTGGTCAATGAACTATATAATATCGTGGGATTGTCTTTATTCTCTTTTTCAATAAAATATGCGTTTTTAAATTCTTCCTTCTGATATTCCATCGTTTCTAATGATTCCTCTTGGTCCTTTATATAACCTACATATTCTTCCAATTCTTTTAATGTATCCTCTGGCAAGAAAGACATATTAATATAACAACCACTCTTATTTTCATTGATTTTTGAAAGCTTTTTAGAGAGGATTTTCAATATCTCAATCTGATGATATTTGGACATAGACTCTATAGTATTCTTTAATTGTTCCAGCTTATCCATTAACAATATGAGATATCAAAATTTTATATTGTTTTGTTAGGTTATTATTCTGTTTGTTTCTTCTTTTCTAATATAACCTCTTTTAATACATTCCGAATAATCTTATCATCCATCTTTTCTTGCTCATCTTGATATTCTGACCCCAAAGAACTCAATGAAATCTGCATGAATTTTTCGTTCTCAGGTGTATCTAAATAGCGAAAATCGGGATTCTTTTCCTGCCATTCTGGTAACTTCATCAAATTCTTTCTAGCAATCTGTTTCAATACATTCCTCAACTTTGTTTTCTCAGCATTCTCTTTCTCCCAATTGTCTTGGTCCTTAATATAGACAGTTTCTCTCTTGATATCTGTGCAATGGAATGGACGCATGTTGACATCTAGGTCTTTCAAAGCTTTTACAAATATTCTGCTTATTCCTTGAGTATAACCTAATTTTCCAGTTTCTTCTATATCATTCACAGTAAGTTTCAGTGAATCAACAAAATCCCCTATATTGAGAGCGTTTTTGCACTCCTCATTTAAAAACACATTTAAATTAAATTGATTATTGGTTATATTGTTTGTTGTATGAATAAAGGTTGTTTGATTAGACATATTCATTAATTTATTGTGTAATTCTTTATTTTGCTCAACCAAAGATGTTTGTATTTCCTTATTTTGTTTTATTAACTCCAGAACAATATCAGATGTTATAGAGTTTGAAACAGTTTCTACTTTTACATCGTTTGTTTTTTGTAGTTGACATGGTTCTTCACGTTTTTGATTTAATAATAATGTTTGCTTATGTTTTTTAGTGTGGTTATGTCTATTAAAATCATATTTATTTTTCGTATTAAAATCACAGCATTCACAGTAATATGATTGTTTAAAATCATAATTTGGATCCTTACCACTGGTGTTGAAAAGCGTCAGTCGTTTATGTTTTGCAGTCAATAAATGTTTTTTATAATTAGTAATGTCACTCGTAGAATAGTTGCAGATTTCACACATTTTTTCAGAAGTATTTTTCATGCGTTTTTATATACTAATATTGCGAGAAAAAACGCCTAAACAGTACTAGTCCAAAAATGTCCAAAAAAGTTATGCAGCGCACTTTTTGGATGATTATTTTTGTATTTAAAGCACAATCGGGCAAAAACACATTTCCCACCCCCCTTTTTAAATTTTGTTTTCAGAAAAGTAAAAAAGGACAAAAATAAATGTCCAATTTTGAAAATCGGTCCGACTTTATTTCCTTGTTTTCTCTGGGATTGTAAAATTTATTTATATATTATATAATAGTTTAGATGGATCAGGAATTCTGCAATAATAACGTAAGAATTAAAGAATATATAAAACTAATTCTTTTAGGAAAAGGTGAAGCTGGAGTCAATCTAAAAAAACAAAACTATTATGATACCTATTTTTCATTACTTTCAGATGTTGAGAAACAAAGCGCACTTAAAATTGATAATATAACTGTTCCATCGCTTATATTAGAAATTGATAAACTAATTTTTGCAAAATGTGAAAATTTATTTTTAAAAGTAAAAGATGATTATGATTTTATTAAGGATATTGTTAGTGAATCAACTTTAAAAACTATAAAACAAGTAAAAAAAGATTCTACTGAATTAAATAATAAATTAAATAATTTTTTTAACAACACTGCAACGATAAAAAGAGCTAGTGACAATTTAAAAAGTTTTAATGATAATAAAAAGAGAAAATGTATTGACGAAACTAAAGCCATTCTTAGTAAAGAATCAAAATACCGTGATTTACCTTCACTAGAGGCATTAATTGTAACTAATTATAAAGACGTTATACAAATATTGGAAATAACAGTTAATGAAATTAAAACATGCAGTAATAAAGCTTTATTACTTTGTATTATACTTTACGTAATGATTGTTTTTTCTGATTTAAATGATGGACCACTACTTGAAATAGTAAAAAGTAATGATGTATTTATTAATGATGCAGCAATGGTTGAAATATTTAGTAAAAAAACAACACTTGACTCAAGACAAAATATAGCAGTACAGAGATTTACTAAATTTAAAAAACCTGGTGATAAAGTTAGTTTTTTGTTTCATGGAGTAGGTACTGGAAAAACAATGACATCTCTTTCAATTGCGATTAGTAATTTAACTAAAAAAAATATACAAGGAGAGCAAGATTTTTCCCCATTTAAAGTATTAGTTATTGCACCAAGTGGAATATTCCGTGGAGCTTTTATTGATGACTGTCTAAATCTAGGGATTTATGTAAATAATGTAGTAATACAAAACATATCCGGGTCGGTTTTGCGAATAGAAAGTTTCAATGGATTAATTAAACATAGCAAAAACCCAGAAAAATTGTATGAGATTGAATTCACAGGATATGATTATGACAATTTATTCCATACAAATGGAGGATTAACTTATTTTAATGATCAGAATTATGATTTCTTAATATGCGACGAAGCACATCGTCTATTGACAAATAGATTACCATCAACCAATCGTGAAAACAGCTACACAAGATACGATTTAGAAGAGAATGAGAGAGGGGGTATAAAAATAGTTACAATGGAAGGTGACCAAAGCCTAGTAAGAAATGTTATAACGGATAACACCTTCTTGGAATTTGTATCAAAATTCAAACAGTCTGTGTTTTTAACTGGAACTCCGATTCAATCATCGGCTGATGATATAATTGATATAGCATTCTTTTTAAATAGTCCAAATTTAAACAAGAGTAATGAGCAAAAATTTATTAAAGACGCCATTAGTAGTGGAAGACAAACTGCAATCTTTAAACCAATAGACAGTCTTTCATATTTTCTGTCCGGAAACTTTACTGTTCAATGTAAAGTAGCTGTGACATCAATTTTAACTGGATTAGTTTCTGCTCTTGATTTAATAGATAAGGGAGTATCAAAATTTACATTTATACCTTATTTGAATGGGGGTGCACCTGAAAAAATTAATGACGGGAACAAATTGATATTGTATAAAAAAGAAATTGACAATATTGTTACAATTATTACAGACAAACCTAATATCAGTGGTTTAATAGCTCTATTTGAATCTAATTTAGTACCTTCATTAATACACAAAATAGATCCGTCGGACAAAATTAGCACACATAACAACATAGATGGTCTCATATATGGTAATATATTTTTTTTAATACTAATTAATAAATCAATAAAACCAGGCGAACACCCCGACGTAACTGAATTAAAAGGTGGAACAACCGGTATGGAGAAAGTAATAAATAGTTTTAGTTTATTAGGAAATTTATTAAGTGGACTAATTAAAAATCTTGTTAATACTATTAAAACTGCTGGATCCAATAAAGAGAACGCAATAAAGTTATTTGTTTTATCTGCTACGACGAGTATATCCGCATACCAATATATATTTGCAGCAGAACTAAAAACAACAGCAGCGGCACTAGCACAAGTATTATTAGCAACAAAAGCAGCAGCAGCAGCAGCACCAGCAGCAGCTGCTGCAGCAGCACAAGCAGCGGCGGCGGCAGCAGTAGTACCATCGTGGGTGTCCTGGACAGCGGCCCAACCATTGGGAGTTATGGCCGAAAAACTTGGAATATTTATTAAAGTATGTAAAGGACTCGTTTCACCATTTAAGTCATGGCTTGAATCATGTTTTGAAATAGATTATGATAATCTTTTAAAACATACATTTCCATATGTATCTGTTTATAATTATGATTTTAATAATTATGCTATTGATAAAGACGAATTTTATAAGGACATTGAAAGCCCGGAATCTGGTAAAAATCTTTTTATATCAATGGTTAATACAAAAGGAAATAAATCATCGTTTCCTGTTAGAAACATTATACAATTTTTAATACCTTTTACAGAAGACCAATCTAAAAAAATAAATACTGAAACACGTAGACTTAGTTCTGACCCCAAAAAATTAAACGATATAATAGATAATATAAATAATATAGGATGCATTATTGAAGATGGAAATAAAGATATGTTAAAGGGAAGTTACAATATTAATGATTTTGCAGCATTATTAGCAGCAAGAGCAGATTTTTTAGACACGAGAGAACAGATAGCTCCATCTGACAAATTCAAAAATAAAGTAACCCGTATTAATATTCCGGACAATCTTGGTGAAGCTATTAAAACTGCAACAAAAAATAATAGGGAACTCACCGGAAATCACTATATTCAGACTGATGAAATAAATAAAATAATGCGTCAAGCTGTAGCAAACCGAAAAAATTTAGACGAGTCAGATCCTTCATACATGAATGATGATAGTGTTCGTTATGTAAGTATTTTATCACAGTTAATGAATATAAAATGCGGTTTATTGTACCACGATTATGGTTATGGATTACATCCTCACTATGTAAAAATAGATAATAAATACGAGTATTATTTGCCTCTCATATATCCAGCAACATCGGAAATAATGTATTCATTTTGTAATTTTCTAAAAAAATTTAACAAAAAATATATATGGATGAATAGTGATAAACCAGACGACGTAGTTAAAAACTTTAAATATGGTCAGACATTAACATTTCCTATTGGAAGTGGACATGATGAACATCCTATATGTGTAATAATTTCACCAGACCATACAGAAGGTTTTAGTTTTATCTACAATCCATCTATATTAATACCTGCATTATGTAAAACAGCTGGTGACCAGGAACAAGTGAATGGGAGAATACTGCGTAAATATGGAAATGACACTCATAACAAAAAAAGTTACGAGAAAACAATATATCAATATTCTGGTGGCAGTGATGATGACTTAGCGCATGCAACTACGTTTCAAATATTATATGGTATTGATGAAAAACATAAAATTGTAGGAAGCAAACCTACTCTTATTACTAGTAATACGGGGGTGAATAGATATTTTTTCAGACCCTTCCAACAGTTTCAAAAGACAACGACGCAAAATTTTATCAACGCTATACCAAATAATGTACTGAGAACTTGGGCCAACCAAACTATTAATGCGGAGGTTGGAGTTATGAGGGGACGTAATCTACCAGAAGCACAACGTAATGCCAGAATTGAATCATTAATAGGAAGATATCAAAATTCATATCCAAGTGAAGAGTTTCATATGATTTTATTGTATAATGTAGCATTAATATCAAAAACTTATTTTGGTAAATTGGTTGAAATGGAAAACAAATCGTATAAAAATCAGAGAATAAAACCTGGTGATTCTGAATTAATTGGTAGTTCAGCAGGGAAGAACCTTTTTTATTGTAGATACAAACCAATAAATAGAATATTATGTAATATAGAGGAGAGGGAACGGGAGGGTAACAAGAGGGAAGAGGAAAACAATGTGGATTTGGTACAGGAAATGGTTGATGAAGCTCCATGGCGTTCGGTAAAATCAGTAAAAAAAGCGAATTCAGCACCATTACCTGGTCGTAATCGTTCTGTGCGTTTAAGACATTCATTAGGTGTTCGTGCACGTTCATTAGGCTCTATAAAAAAATCATTACGTTTATCTGCGAAAACAAGACTAGAAAATACAAATGATTCTATCTGGAAAAGTGTAAAAGGTGTAAAAACATGGAAAAGTGTAAAACATAAAGGAGGACGTAAAACACGAAAGAATATCAGAAAATATTAAAGTGCAAAGGTGTAAATTAATTTCAATAATAATTTGAAATTAATTGGAATTTATCCTACCTACGTTGATAAAGATTTATTTTTTTTAACAATAATTCGTCTTTTTTTATATGTTCGTTTATGTTTACGTTTATTTTTTTTAATCCCACCACTCCTTTTTGTTGACCTGGTATTAACAGAAGGAACATCAGTAAATATGTCTTTTTCTAGCTCATCTAGATCATTATCATTACCAATTACATCCTTCCACGTCGGCATATTAATGACTATATGGTTAATTATATATAACAATGTGCCAAATATTTGTATAATTTTTACCTTTGAAGTAGCAGTATTATCATTTGTCAATATATAACTAATAAATTCTTTAACGATAATAATAATCTTTGTTAAAAATACATTACCACATTTGTTTTCTAACTTTAATATAATATCAGCAATAGCTTTATTTTTGTTTTTTTCGTGATAACAATATTCAATCGCATTGGGTAGCATAATATTGTTTAATACTATATCCATTATTTCTCGTAAATTAAAAAGAAAGGCGTTAAGTTTTAATGCAATATTGTTTTTATGAGTTTCATTTAAATTTATTTCATCATTAGTAATAAGCGAATTAAAATAATCAGTACCTAATAAATTAATAAAAAATTTATGTATCTCAATAAAAATGTCAATTGGAACAAAATTAGTTAACGAATCAATTAAAACTATTAAAATAGTTACATCTTCTCTGTTCAACATCGTCAAAACATAAACAAATTCACCAACTATATTAGGTTGTGCACATTTTTCTATCACATTATTTGTTATTTCTTCTGATAATGTGAAATTTTTAGTCGCTATATATTTATATAATGTTGTAATTAAAAATTGTAATATTGAAACTCCTTCTGATGTTAATTTTGATAAGAGAGTTAGTGACAGTTTTTTTAATGTTCCAGCTAAACTAATCGTTTTTTCTACAACTGCATTTTTTTCTTTACTTGAAAAAGTATGTGTTGTTGAATTTACGTTACTAAAATTTAATACAAGTGTTTGTAATTTTTCAAAGAACTCATACATTATATAATATATAAAAACATAATATAATATCAATGTGATTCAATAAAAAATTGAGTAATTTTATGTAGATTAGTTAATCAGTAAAACAACACAATGGACCTCTTTCAATTGCAAACAAAAACCCGATATTTATTTTGCCAAAATTATAATGGAAATATAAAATGGTTCAGGGCTAATTTTCTGGGTTTGGTCCAGTTTCAACAATGGACTACATTAGTTTGTAATAATGAGGAAGCCGAAGACCATCCATTAAGCAAAGCTACTGTCTTTCATATGGATGCGAATAATATTATTGTTAGTGGAGAAACTTTGGTTGATATAATGAATGAACATCCTTGTAAACTTAATGATGATGTGCTTGGTGTCATAAATAGTTTTTGGTAATTTCAATTTAGGACATAGGATTTCTAACCTCAATCTTATAGATATTCAATATATCTTCTTTATCTTCTAATATATCGCCAGTGTCTTTCCAATATTTAATTCTTTGATTTATACTGTGTTCCACTAGTTCATTATATTTTTCATAAAATCTATCGCTAATAAAGGTGCTATTGTTATATATTAATATAGGACGAATGCTTGGTGTTAAATATAATTCTATGAGTTTTTCTATTTTTTCTTCATATTCTCTTGGATTATTTGTGTCACTATCATACCCGGCATCCAAACACTCACAATAATAACCTCTAACACACGATAATTCAATGTATGAAACTCCATGGATATGATTTACTTGTAGATATTTAAAAACGTAATAATCAGCTCCCATGATAAGTAAATATATTGAAAACCATTTAATATATTTACAAATATTACTTTTGAAGTTTACAAAAACAAATATAAACATTTCACCAGATACATACAAACAATGAGTGATGTGTTATCTAACACAATGCATAACACGTTTACAGAATCAGTAAAAATGTCGTTTTTTCATAATTTCAAGACAAACAACATATTCATAGATACACTCATTTCAACATTATTAATAACCGCTGTGTCTTATGTTATGCAAAAGATATCACCGCACAATATTGAGTTCACTAATATATATTTGTTTTATGACAATATAAAATCAACATTTGTCAGAAAGCATTCTATTTGTTTTGAAGGTAGACAATCGTTTATTGTAACTAAATATGAGCCATATCCTACAATTACGGCATGTTTTTCGGACAATTTTAAAGCGCTTTTCTATGATATTATAAAATCAACCAGAAACAATAATTCCGTTTATGATATCCAAGAGTATATTACGAGTTCAAATAAACGATACAATGATGAGATCGAGGCTGATATGTATATTATTACACAAACTCTACCTATCCTATACAACAAAGAGTTAGAAATATACGCATATACAACTGTTGACAAAGAAGATGGAGATGGTGATAAAAAAACAACTATAAAAACAGACAATATCACGATAACATTGTATTCTTACAAATCTACATTATGTCAAATACAAGATTTTGTAGAGAAAGTCAAAGTGCGTTATCTAGAACATATTGAAAATGACCGCAAAGGTAAGCGGTTTGTTTATAGTTTAAAGAAAGTATCCAAAGAGGATGATGAAGGCAATATTCAAAGATGGAATGAAACTACATTTGAGAGTACCCGCACTTTCAATAATATGATTTTTGAAGGAAAGGAATCTGTGATGGAGAAGATAGATTTTTTTCTCAATAACAAAGACTGGTACTATGAAAACGGAATCCCTTATACATTGGGTATAGGACTATATGGCCCACCAGGAACAGGTAAGACATCATTTTTTAAGAGCTTAGCAAATCTTACTAAACGCCATCTAGTTATTTTGTCATTGAAACAAATAAAAACCAAACAACAACTGGAAGAAGCATTTTTTGAATGCCGTTATAATTACGACAACAAGAAAAACAGTATGGGATTTGATAAAAAGATTATTATAATAGAAGATATAGATTGTTTGGGAGAAATAGTATGGAAACGTGACAAAGAATCCGACCCCAGTAATAAAAAGGGAAAATCCAAAAAGAACACATCGCCCAAAAACGAAATAAGCACAGTTATTCAGCAACTAATAGACAACAATAATGACGAAAAGAAGGATTTTATAGAAATGTGTAAACCACAAGAAGAAGACCCTATTACTCTAGATGACATCTTGAATTTGTGGGATGGAATTAAGGAAACACCGGGTAGAATATTAGGAATTAGTAGTAATCATTATGATAAATTAGACCCGGCATTAATTAGACCCGGTAGGATTGATATTACATTATGTTTGGATAATTGTACCAGAAATATGATTAGGCAAATGTATAAACAGTTCTATAAATCTGATGTAGATGAGAGATTACTAAGTAAGGTTAAAGACAAGTTTTATTCGCCCGCACAAGTTATTAATTGGTATGTATTGAACCGCGAAAATCCTGATAAATTTATGGAATGTCTTATGCGTCGTTAAAAAATTGATTGCTTTTATAGCTAATTAAAATGTAGAAACAATCTACAATGAGCGAAACTATTAACTACAACAATTACATGTTGCGACTTCGTAGTCATTTGAGACACATTGGGTGTGATAAGGAAAAAATGCATGAATACTTTGGTTTTACGAATACTTCAAATAACATTCGTAAAATAAGTTTGACCATGGACCAAGATAATAATAGACAATGTACTCTTCATATAGAAAGCCATAAACGCACAGCATCTCCTCTAGAAACATACATAAATGGACTACCTAGAGATGTAAACAACTATATTCACTCATTCCTAGTAGACATAAGAAAAATGACCCATGTAATAAAATTTCCTCTAAGCTATCCATTTGAACAACCACTATGGACCTTGCAAGAATATACCGTAAATGGAATTTCTAAGAAAGAAGATGAGGAGAAAAAAGCAACATTGTTCTGTGGTAGAGATTGGTCACCTGCAATAAAAATAGATAAAGAAATTCTATTGTCCGTATCAAAAATGGAATGGCTCTAGTACTATAATATTACTCATCATCGGGTTCAAATTCATCATCCCCTCCAATAGTTAAACGAACATTTTCACCTTCAATATTACTTTCACCACCTCTTTTTTTATCACCTTTCTTTTCATCTGTCTTTCTATCAATATACTTGCCAATAACGCAAATGTAGGGGTCATTCAATTCAAACCGAACACCAACAACACGGACAATAATTTTCATATTCTCTTTAATGTCAGCAAACTTTCGGTCAGTGAAATGGTGGTCACGAGCAACAAATACAGTAATAGGAATATTGCCTTGTTCATCAGAAACTTCAGCATGAATTCCTGCCTTAGTAATAGTCTTAGTGTCGCACTCAATTAACATACCTTCTACTGGATGACAAATCATACACTCAAACACAGTCTGAAATTCAATGTTCTCATTGTTAATGTTTCCACTAGAATAACGGATTACTTTTACTGAATTAGGGCGAATAAATCCTTCTGCGATACATTTTCCTTCTGTCTTCTTAGATATGATTCTCTCTAAATTCTGCTTCATGTTTTTTCCAACGCTTGTAATTGGCACTATTACTTTCATAGTAAGAACAGATTGAAGGTAAACCCCATAGATTTTACGGTCGTCACGTTGCATTTTACGGTCGGCCATTGTTACAATATACTAATAATGATATAAAATAATGTTTATATCATTTTAAATCAATTTTTTGAAGGGGACCTGTTATTTTTATTATAATACTGAGTTATTTTTAGCTATAATATATATTAATTACTATATATTAGGAAATGTTTTCTACACTCAATACTTTTAGTTCGGTATTAAAAAATAAAAATATTACTGTAGTAGTACCAGGTATTATAACCGCAAATACAATTCTTATTGTTATTCCAATGGACAATGGACCATACAACTATGGTGGTAGTGGTAGTACGAGTACCGACGGATTATGGGCTATATTATTTACCCTGGGCAATTCCAATGCCATTACTACAGATGGAGGAAATACTTGGCAAACTCCGGACGCAGTATTATGGAATGTAAGTATTTCTGGCAGTATTAATCAAAATATGAAAGGATATCCTGAAAAGATAATGTCTGATGATAAACAAACTTTTTATATTGCTATTAAGCCTTTCTCAACAAACGGAGGGATAACATGGACAACGCCAACGTATGCTTTCCCAAGAGGGATGGGAATGAGTAATAATGCTGAGTACATTTACTTAACACAGGATAACGTACTACGGCGATCAACAGATAAAGGTGTAACTTGGGCTGCAGTCGGTGGGGTAGGTATTTCTAACAACAACGGACTTAATACTAACGCAAGGTATTTTGGAGTAGCTGTATCATCATCGGGTAGATGTGTAGCAGTAGGGGATGCTTCATTTGGTGTTTTTTTTAGTACAGATTATGGCGCTTCGTTTTCACAGCCACCGCAACCAATGAGAGGTGGTGGAAACGCAGGGGGTAGTGGTAATTTTATATCTATAACAGATGTAGGCGCAATGATGGTGGATCAGAGATATAGTACAAATTATGGACAAACTGTAGTAAGTACGTTCCCTGGTAACCTGGCGTTCGGGTATTTAAGCACTATGTTGTCTAGTGATGGAAAATCATTTCTTTTTAGCAGTAACGCTGGTGGACTTTATTATACTACGAATAGTGGTGTTACAGTGAATACATTTACTCCTTTTTCTAGTAGTCAAATTAGTAACGGTGGATGTTTTATATCTGCGCAGAGAGATGATAGTATTACTAGCGGATCAAAAACTTTTTATGGTTATACTCAATTTTTAACACCAAATGGTGGAAATAACCTTTCTTTAACATACAAAGTTACAAATGATTTCAAAACTTTAAAATTTGTCGGTCCAAATCAATTAAATAAAAATGGTATGGTTTGTAGCTTTATAGGTAGTAATGCAGTATCAATGTCTTCCACAGGGCAATATATATTAGTTGGCGCTAATCGTGGTGCTCCATATAATATTCTTAGTCTTTCTAGTAATTCTGGTGTAAGTTGGATACCTTTGAATTGGAATAATCCTGAGGGTGGCTGGCCTTTATCAACTGTTAAATTTGTTTTAAATCCTAGTTGCGCTTATGTATGGCAATCTACATGCATGTCTAGCAATGGACAATATATGATAGCGACTAGTTCTACACCTAATGCGTATGTCTTTTTATCAAGCACATACGGGGGTGTATTTGCTCCAATTAGTGGACCAGGAAATACAACAGGTCTCCCTACAAGTACAACTGCAATATGGAGTTGGTCTTCAATTTCAGATAACGGTTCAACAATATTATTAGTAGCTAATACTCTTTCTGTATATTTATCTACAAATAGTGGCGTATCTTTCACTACATTAGGAACAACAAATGGATTACCAGCAGCAACATCCGCATGGAACTTTTGTGCGATGGGATACACCAATACTAATTACATGTTAGTTAGTTCAACAACTGTAGGACTATACATGAGTACCAATAAAGGAACAAATTGGTCAAAAATAGATGGCACTGGTAACACACGTGGATTGCCAACAGCAGCAGCTGCATCATATACGTCTTTATCTATATCAAATGATGGAAGTAAAATGTGTGTTATACAAAATGGTGTATATTATAGTTCAAATAATGGCGCAAATTGGGCGAGGTTAGATGGTACTGGTAATACAACAGGATTAGCAACAGCAGCATCTTCTACATATTGTATAAGTGGATTGTCAGGAGATGGTACAAAAATAATAACAGGAATTCCAGGTGCTGCTGCGTACTTAAGTACGAATAGTGGAACTAGTTTTACTATTTTAAATACCGCGACTAATATTAATGGTTTTCCAGATTCAACTTCTGGTACATACTCATGGGGACAGATGGCAATTTCAAATAACAACCAACAATTCTATGTGAATGTGGGAACGGGTTTAATTTTTTGTTACGATGGATTAGGACTAATGTGGTCTGCAACAAATTGGAGTGTTGATCAACGACCTGTTGCAGGTCTAGGCTTCACCGGTGCAACCAAACGAGGATCGCAACCAGTAAAAATGTCTAAGGACGGGAATATTGTCCTTGCCCCAGCGGCTGGTGGGGGTACCACGTTTTATGGAACATTAACTATATCTTACGACGGGGGTTATTCATATAATTTAATATCCAATAGAGGACATTATAGCGCTTATGGGGTTAACAGTGCATATGTTTTTTTATCTCCAGGATGGACAACATGGTGTTTATCACACACAGGTCAATATATGTTAATTGCAGAAACAACATATCGTAATCTATATTTAAGTTCAAATTATGGACTTACTTTTGTAGTTCTTGGTGGACCAAAAAGTACATCCGCAGGAATTAGCGTTGGATTGCCTTCAAACAACACAACAACTGGCGTAACATGGGATGGTTCTGTAATGTCACAGTATGGAGAAGTGATTATTGTAAATGCATCACAAGGGTGTTATTTGTCTACAAATACTGGAGGAAGTTTCACTCAAATTGCAGGTACTGGTGGATTAGGAACATCAGCGTCTAATAGTTTTACGGCATTTCCGACATGTTCCAATGATGGGTCTATTATTATAAACAATAATACAACTACTCGTATTCTATATTTAAGTATAAATAAAGGAACATCTTGGACAGCAATTGGAGGAACAACAAATACTCGTGGATTACCAACGACTACTAGCCTTACTTGGTTTTCTGCTATAAGTAAAGGTAATGGTCAATATATATTGGTAGCTGTCCAAAACGGAGGACTTTATCTATCTACAAATACCGGAACCACTTTTACCCAAATTTCAGGAATTGCAAATTCGCGTGGGTTACCAACTGTATCTAGTAATTGGGTAACTTGTGATACAAACGCAAATGGTTCATACATGGTAGCTGCAGTAAGCGGCGGTAGATTATATTATTCAACAGATTATGGTGTAACATGGGTTACATATGTATATTCTAAAAGATTTGCAACCCAAAATTTTCCTTACTATTACGTAAGTATGTCAGATACCGGTTCTACAATTTATGTTGTGACTTCCGGTTCAGATCCTTTCATCATTACATTAACATCAACATCATCATAAAGATAAACGTTGAAATGTGTATCATTTATACAATTGTATAAATGATAAATTTACACAGATGAACACTTCGTCTGTGACTTCTTTATTGGTAGGGATCCTGTTCCAAATTTAAGAACCATCTCTTACCATCCTTTTTCGTATCATCATTATATCTGAAAAGCGTTTCTAAAATAATACATAATCCTATCTTAACAATATCAGTGGATTTAATATTTTCTTCACCCTCATCGTCCTTATAATTATATTTAATATCAGAAACCATATTAATACGTTTAATAACATCTTTCTTACTTTCACCACCACAATTTGCACCAATTTTAGTTTTCGCAGATTTATCTAATATTTTAAAGACAATATTCTCTTTCATAACTTGCATAAACCCAAAAATATTATGTAACGATTGTAAGTTTACATAAATAATCTTAGCACTCTGGCGCTTCGTCTCCATTTCATCAGTAGGTTGAGCAGTAGACCAGATCCATTTATCTTCCTGGTCTTGTATATACGTTTTCTTACGTCCCTCTACTTGTGGGTCATCTTTATCAAGTGCTAAAATAATAGCATTGTATCCTCTCACTTTGACAACTTTCTCATTAAAATAATTATAAATAACCTTTTCAGTAGAAGTTGATGTAGGCTCTGCGCCAGAATATAAATAACGAAGGACTAATAATCTATCATTGTGTTGGGCGGTATCAAGATAATGGCAAATAGCATATTTGGTTATTAACTCATCACTGATTTGATGTTTTTCATAAAGCAAGTGGCAAATATAACCATAATTAATAAACCAATCCGTTTCTTTATTGGTTCGTTTTTCGTTTTGTTTAGAACGTGCTATAAGTATTTTTGATAAACTATTTTCAATATCAGCCAATATTTCTGTGTATTTATTTCTCACATACTCATGTTCATCCTCAATAACTTCTGCAACAGATTCACTTTCATTACCTAGCTCCAATTCTAAAACTGTCCTTTTATAATCAACAGGTACACTTCTGTCAAACATAGAAGCGGTTTCATCAGTTATTTCAATGGGTTGAAACACATAATAATTATCTTTGTTGATTAAATAACCGGTACGCCCATATTCGTCATAAACATATTCATTCTTATTATCAATAAATCTAGATAGTGCAAAATCTATTTGAGATTCGGGATATTCTTTAATTATGTTAATTTCACGTATTAATTGCTCACGTTTATAAGCATTGCGTTTCTTAAATAAGTCACGAATTCTCTTGGTAATCGTGGAATTATTCATTTTTGCATAATCATCGTTATACGTATTAGTTATTACATCGGTAATTTCTGCATGAGGTAAGCATTTAAATTCCTTTGCACATTTCTCATAATCACATATATCAGAATAATCTCTATCACCTATTTGGAAATCTATTAATTCGGATTTACTAGAGACACGAATCTGCATAGCACGATTATTAGCAAGAGTATTTAATTGTTCTATAGTAAAATTATGTTGTCCAATGTTTAATAGGCAATCCACAGCTATTTCTTTCAATAATCGGTTTACTTTTCCAATAAGTTGTGCTTTCTTCTCTGCATATCTGTAAACATATAAATCAGCGGGTTCTTCACTGTCTCTTGGCAAAGTTGCATGTAAATATATTTCTACATTACGGTCTTTGAAATCTTCCAACATACAATGACTGAAATTACGAACGCCACGCCCAATAATTTGTTCAACACGATTCATATTATACCAAGGATCCAATACATGGACTTGTCTTATACATTTGAAATCCAATCCTTCAGAACCGGCCTTTGATATAATAATAACTTTTACTTTCTCACCTTCTTTGTTGCTTGGATTTGTTGCATAATTGATGTCGGCGGCATTATTTGGTGAATATGCTTTGTTACCAGTTATCATAATGTATTTGGCGGCTGAAAAACTAGAGCCAGTATATTGTGATTTAGGTGTCATAGTAAGAGCATCAAGTGGTTCTGTCGGTGGTGTTTTAAATAAAGATTTTGCGTATGATTCAGAACTATATCTATAAATACCCATTTCTTCTAGAGCAAGTGCTAATGGAACAATTGAGCCCTCAATGTATTGCGAATAGATAAGAACAATACCCTTTGATTTTTTAATGCATTCGCATATTTTGGCAATTTTATTACTGTATTTACCGATATTGTCGGGGTTGAAAATTCGCCCATGAGCAGGATTATTTAATATAACGGGTTTGTATTCATAATCGTATACATTAGGATAGGGAGATTTTTGGTATGTAAACGACATAGTATTAGATAGTCCTTTTTTACCTATGTAGTTATTAACAATTTCTTCGTTCTTCTGGTCTTCAAATTCATCCCCTGCATTAGCATCTTCATCCGCACTAGTACCAGTATCAGAACTGTCTCCTTTTTTATCTAATTCTGGATTAGGAAATACTATATCTAATGCTTCTAATGGTTTCAACAAATAGGTATAACCAAACGAATCCATGTTCTCAAAACTAGGAAGCTCACGCTCTTCGCCAAATTTATTAACCATTTTATAAGATTTATTTCTCATATGCTTCATCAAGAAATCATAACCCTTGGCTTGATATTCACCTATGGGCGTAACAAAGACGGGAATTTTCTCTATTGGGTCATCTATTTCGCGATTATTCATTTGTATAGAAGGATAATTATCAGCAATAGATTCTAATGAATTCTCTGGTGAGAAAACATCGGGGTAGATACGGTAAGGAAACGTATAAGGATTTTCACCACGAACATAAGAAACATAACCAGTTAATTTACGTACTAAAAGTTCTTTACCACCTTCAGAATTTTTGGTATTCTTTTTCTCTTTAAAATTGCCGTTTTTATCAAAGACGTCGCTTTCTCGGATTGTGCTATTTTTATCCACAATATTTATTAAATTTGTTAACCAAATAATTTCCTTATGGCTATTATACATTGGAGTTGCAGATAACATCAATAATCTTAAATTATTTGAGTACTTGGCAACCTCCATAAGTAAACTTGCGGTTTTGCTTTGTTCTTGATTATCGTCAGAAATACGAATATTATGAACCTCGTCAATAATAATAAGACGATTATCAAAGTATTTCTTTATTTTCTTTATTTTTAATTCTTTAATCTCAGACATTTTAAATTTACCGCCTTCTGGTAACTGCATAACACGTTTAATGTAATTAGCCAATTCACCATACCCCATGAAACGATAATGTTTATGGATAATACTGTTTATTTCTAAAATAATTCTGTCTTTTGGCACACCAATAATATTGGTTGGATTTACTTCTTTTAATAGAGCCTCGCCAATGCATGTATTTAACTTCCATAGTCCATTTTCTATTTTTAATTTACGTTCGTCAAAGAGTTGCAGTTTGTAGTTTTCTTGAACATTGGGACTAGCGATGACTAATATTGGTTGTGTTATTCCAACTTGCTGCATATATGCTCTCATCTCTTCTGCAATTCCTATAGAACTGCACGTTTTGCCTGTACCTAAACCATGGTAAAGTAGTAAACAATTGTAGGGTGTCTGCATAGAGAGGAAGTTTTTAACAAACAGTTGGTGTGGTGTAAGTTCAAACTCAGTATTGCATAGTTTTTTGGCATGTTCTTCAATGTCATAGGTGTCGCCATCATATTTAGTTTCATTAAATTCTTTATGTTTGGCAATTTTTATATTAAAATTTGGATCGTTTATTTCAGGATAGAGAAATTGGAAACTCTCGTCGTTTCTGAGATTTTCTGATTCACGTATTTCTTTGTTTAACAAAAAACTATTGTATTCAGAGGGTTCTGTTGGTGGTTCTATTTCTTCCTGTTCGGTTTCCAACTCATTCTTGGCAACATTTTCAATATCAGGTAAACCAATAATGGGTACACTATCTACAACGGTTTCTTCGTCCTCAAAAACTTTTCTAGTTTCTTCTGTGCCTTCGGGAATGGGTTCTTCTACAGGTTCTTGTGAAATTACTGGTTCTTGTGCAATTACTGGTTCTTGTGCAATTACTGGCTCTTCTAAGTTGGCAGGCTCTTGTGCAAAGACGAGTTTTTCTACATCGTTTTGTTGTTGAGACTCTTTAATAGATACGGTAGCATCTGCATTTTGTTTATCCTTGAAATAGTTTTCTAAACATAAAATTACCCCTACAAAATCCTTCTGGTGTGGAATTCCATATTTTCTAGTACTATCAAGTGCTGATAGAGGAACTTCCATTAAACCAGCCAATATTTTTTTAAGGCTATTTTTATCAGGATCATTACTAGCACCTGGTAGTTTAGTTAATTCAATAAATCGTTTTTGTTGATCAGGTCCATGTTGAAAGTCTGGATCACACCTTGTTTTTTTTAACAATTCTTTTATATACTTACTAACATTGTCACGATTTAAAACAATTTTTCCTTTTTTCATTACAACGTTTTCATCTACTGGATTAGGGTTACCATCAAAAATAGCGTCTAAAATTTTATTAGTTTTACTTATTCCTTCAACAGGATGAATTCCTATCACAGATGTGATTGCCTTAGTAGCTTCATTAACAACATTCCCTATAGCCGAAGTTTGTGGTTGCATATGAGCTTTTTTACTTACATTCTTAGGGGATTTATCTTTTTTCTTTGTTTCTGTATTTTTTGGCATATATTTATGATACTTAAATTATACGTATATATTTATTCGTATAATTTAACAAAATCCAAAGACAAACCTCATTAATAATAGAATAAACGGAACGTTTTTATTGTATTGTTAATATTTGTTAATAGTTTCTTTTTTTCTAAATTATAACCACGAATACATAGAATGCATTCATCATATGTTTTCCAATCCATTTTGCTAACTTCAGTTGGTTCAAAGTTGTTAGTATGCATTGTATCTTCAGAGTTCATAAATGTTAAATAGTATTTATGTTTATAAGATTTGTAATTGGAGCCAGTGAAAATCTCTTCAAATGGTAAAATATTTTTAATATTCTTTATGTATTTAATATCATACCCAGTTTCTTCAGAAAACTCACGCAAAGCACAATCAAAATCACTCTCTTGATAGTTACGGCGCCCTTTTGGAAATCCCCACTCGGGCTCGGTCCATATTTCATTCTCAAAACTATTACTCTCTTCAATTAAATCTTTCAATGTAAAAAGTTCATTTTTAAATAATATCCCATCTACCAACGAGTTGTATTTCTCACGAGATACGTTTTCTTCTGATTTATACTGGTTGGAAATATTATGATTTCCCCATATTCGCTTCCACAATAAATCAAAGTCACCCAATGCCAATAAAGATTTTTCTTCTACTGTCATTTGCTTAATCATATTAATAATATAATCTTTATTGAATACAGAGTATTTACCACGCATAAAATCAATATAACCTAGAGTATCTTTACGTCGTATCATTAAATATTGTAATTGATTTTCATGAATACGGAACGCAATGATACCAAAGCTGGTAATAGGTAATTTGCATTGATGATATAAATGTCCTGATTTTCCGCAATTGTTGCAATAATTATTCATATGTAATAAGATTATCCTCCTTAATTATCTTCCATAATCTTTATATAATTATATTTTGAATATATTAGAATGCAGTTTGATGCGAGTATATGGGGACCACATTATTGGTTTTTCCTCCACACAGTAGCAGAATCGTATCCCATGACACCTAATGATGTCACGAAACGTAAATATTATGATTTGATTACGAATATGCCTCTTTTTATACCAGACCCAGACATTGGTGATAAATTTAGTAGAATGATTGATAGATATCCTGTAACACCCTATTTAGATAATAGAGATTCCTTTGTAAGATGGGTCCATTTTATACATAACAAAATTAACGTCCAATTAGGTAAGGAAGAATTGTCTTTACCTATGGCTTTAGAAAAGTATCGTGCTGAATATAAGCCCAAACCATTTGTCTTTTCGGAAAGGGTTAATATGAGAAAGCATTACATTCATGCTGTATTGATATTGACTTTGTTGTTTTTGATTTATGTATACCTTTAGAACCCTCCTTATTTTCTCGTAATATAGTAAACAAATAAAATAATAATTTATGCGTGTAGAAATTCTTATATTTATAATAGCAGGATTAATCATTGCAAACATATACACCGAAGGAAAAGTCCTAAAAAAATTATTATCCTTTAAGAAGTATTATCAGATGATTGGTGTAGCATTTGGTGCATTTATGTTATATATTCTATTAAAACGTAATCCAATGAGAGCACAACAAGTGATTTCCAGTACAAACGACTACATAAAGTATTTACCAATAGATAAAAATACGACCAATATGTTGTCTCCTATTTTAGATTTCACATCTAGACAAGACTTCAGCGGTGATGCGCAAAATGGTCGGGATGCCTACAATTATCCTGTCATACCAATGCCCAATCAAAATCACACTGTATCTGAAAACCGCATGTTGCAATCAGGAAAGAAAGCGACAAAGCGTTCTGTGAGTGAAACAAAGAAGAAATATGTGGCATCTAATCAAGACTGGAAATGTGGGGACTGTGGATGTAAATTACCTGCATGGTTTGAGGTAGACCACAAAGTCCGTTTAGAATATGGTGGAAGTAATCATGTAGATAATTTAGTAGCTCTATGTAGAGATTGTCATGGTAAAAAAACAGCTATAGAGAACCTGTAATGTTCATGTTTAGTAGTAAATAGTAAACATGAATAATATTTTTTATTAACATATATTAGTATAAACATAATGTTAGAATCATTAAAACCAGACTCGGATACTATAAATGGAATTATAAAGCCGATAGCATTTGTTGTATCTGCTCTTTTCATAATATCATTAATTATTTCTATTAGTGTAATGGATTCAAAAATGCACAGTAGAATGATTGATGACGAGCATAATTTAGTTAGAATTGATACGAAAGAGGGCGTAACAACAATAGTTTTGATTTGTTTAATTGCATTTACTATATTGAGTTTGATACCGTTTATAGATGGTTTAAAAAACATATCAGGTATTATACCCGAATATGCCAAAAGTATGCAGATTGATGTTTCGTATTTAAATGGAATTATAGAGATGATAGTTTTTGCCATTGTGATAATAGGGTTGAATATAAAATCGCATGATAAGATGTTTTCTAAAGGATATTATACTAAAAAAAAACACCCAAGTGACCCCAAAAGAGAGATAGATTTTTTTGTTCCAGGTGGAATAAGACAAGAAACAGAAGAGGGTACAGTAACATTAGTTTTTATTATATTTATTGCATTAATAGTTGTTACATTTATAATTAAATATTTATCATCTAGTTGGGGAGCAATGTTAGACTTTGTACCTAACGTTGCATTTTACATAATAATTATTGCATTATCAATAGTTTTATGGATGTTTAAAGAAGTATACAAAGCGCTTAGTGGGTCACTTGATGCATCGGCTGGGTCAACTGCTGGATTTATTTTCAATGATTTTGAAGCAAGTATGATACCAAATTACGGTTTATTATTTGGAATAATTGCTGTTATATTAATTGTTTTATACACTGCAGTCTATGATCAGAAATCACTAACTACAAATACCTACGTTTATATCTTAACTATATTAATACCAATAATGTTTGCTTTTTCATACGCTGTCCCAATATTAAGTTCTGATAATGGTAGTGGCTATGGCAAATTAGCTGGAATAGTAATGGCAGTTATCATGTTTTTTACAGCAGTTTATTTTTATATCAATATGAATTCAGTAGCACTTGAAGCAACTGCATATATATCCGGATTTATAATATTAAGTATAATTCTAGTAGGACTAGCACTATCATTTTATATGTTAAGTAATTATTTAAAATCATTTACAGGATTGCCAGGTTTTATTATTTATTTCATATTTTACATACCATGTTTAATTATTGATTTTTCAAAATACATATTGAAAGAATTCCAAATGACATCTAAAGTGGTTTATGTATTGTTTTTTATAGAATTATTATTAATACTTTTATACATCTATGTTCCAAAAATAGTTAACGCTATTGATAAGAAAGATGGTACAGTATTATTGGATAATGGTGCGTTTTTAGACATTCCCAAATCAATTGGCTCTAGTAAATTATTACAAATATCAAAAGATAACTTAGAAAATACAAATCTTCCAGTTGTTTATCAAACAAATTTCGCATTCAGTATGTGGATATATTTGAATGTTCAACCAACGAACTTCGCTAGTTATACCAAAGAAATGCCAATTTTTAATTTTGGCAGGGGAAAACCTAAAATATCATATCACAATAACATCACAGATGATGTCAATAAAAATAAATATATCATTTATTTTACAGATGCAAGGACAAGCCAAAACTTTTTTGAAGTCACATTGCCAAATCAAAAATGGAATAATTTTGTATTTAATTACAAATCATCACAAGTAGATTTGTTTATCAATGGAGAATTAGTAAAAGTATTTAAATTTACAGATAACCGTCCAACATATAAAGCAAGTGATAACATTATGATTGGTAAGGAGAAAGGTTTAGATGGCGCAATATGTAACATTAGATATTACCCATACAATTTATCAATGTCGCATATTACATCTACATACAATTTATTAATGTATAAAAACCCCCCAGTTGTAACTTAAATATAGAATTTTCAATATAATCCAAGAATAAAAATTTAGACATTTCAAATGAAAATTTTATATGTAATAATGTATAGAACTAACATGGAAAACGGACGAATTATGTTATTTCATTCAATAATAGTTGGTATTTTATTATACCTCTTTATGATTTTTGTACTTGGGCAAAAACAATTGGTTGCAGAAAACCGAAGTATTTTGTTAGCAGCTTTGGTACTTGTGTATATGATTTTATTTGGTCATGGATTACCAACTTCAATAAACAAAGATTTGTTTTAATATTTGTATGTTAATTATATTATTGGAACAATTTTACACCTTTGTACTGATAAATTGCCCATGCGAAATTTAATTGTACAAATGTGTAATAATATAGGCGTTTCAATATCAAGAATATAAAGGATGTTTTTGATATTGAAAAGACAAGTACCACCATTAATATTTATTTTGTGAGTATTAGATATACAAATAAATGAATTCGCTTATAATAATTTTAGGAATAGTAATTGTATTTTTTATTTACTTACTTTTCAAATATTTATCTAATACTGCCACAACTTTAAGTCCTGTAGCCGATTTCACAAAAGCTATACCAACAATTACAGGCGACAATTTAACTGGTGCTACAAATTTAAGTTATGCTCATGGAATATGGTTATATGTTCAAAACTGGGACCCTTCAGCCCAAAAAACAATATTCTACAGACCTAATAATATTAAATTATATTTAGACCAAAATACACCTACATTAAAATGTGATATATTCTTAGCTAATGGTACCACACAAACAATGACTATAACTAATACTTTTGCATTACAGAAATGGGTGTATATCATCATTAGTGTTGATAACCAAGTTGTAGATTGTTATTTAGATGGAAAATTGGTGATATCTCAACAAATACCTCCTCCCAAGCAACCAGTTGATTCTACAACATCTCCATTGTATTTAGGAAACTCGGGCACACCCAATTTTAGCTCTGGAGTTGCAGGAATTTCTATTGGTTCTGGATGGAGCGCTAATGCATTAATATTCACTAGGTGGACAACACCAGTAGACCCTCAAATGGCATGGGATTGGTACATGAAAGGTAATGGTAAGAGCAAGTTCACTGGTTTATTTGGAGCTTATGGTATAAATTACAGTGTATTAAAAGACAACATTACTATCATTAACAACCGCCCTTTATTTTAGAGATTGTTCCAGGGGGTTTAGAGAAGATTAATAAAATAAAGTTTTTAGAATGGTTATAATCTATTATATATATAATATATAACCATACAATGAATTTTCAAAACATGGCTCCTCCCGATATTAAAATGCCAGAATCAATTCAACAGGCATCAGAAAGTTTTGGAAATAGTATAAATGATATGAAATCAAGTGTAAATAATAGTCTTGATGATTTTTCTAACCAGGCTACCGCCGGTGTTGGAGCATCCTCATCATTTTTACAATCTAATACTATTATTGCCAAGTTCGCATTTATTATATTAGTGATAATAGGATTTTTATTTCTTATGAATTTAGGAGTAATAATCTTAGGGTATTTTTTAAATCCATCAGATAGTCCATTTATTATTAGGGGTCTTATTACTGGTCAAACAGGAAAAACATTTTCACAAGACCCTAGTGTAGGAAATAAAGCAAAAATAGTAAAATTATCAAACAATGAACGTACCGGCATGGAATTTACGTGGTCAGTATGGTTGTTCATAAATGATTTAGGTTCTACATCAAAACATCAATTTATATTCAATAAAGGCGATTTGAATTTTGATTCAGTAACGAATATTACAAGTGTAAATAATGGTCCTGGATTATATATTGTTCCTAACACAAATGGAGTAGCAACATTAAAAGTTATAATGAATACCGCAAACGCGAATGATACCAAGAGTAATATTGAAGTAAAAGATATCCCTGTTCGCAAATGGGTAAATGTAATTATTCGTTTAGAAAACACAATGTTAGACGTTTATATAAACGGCACTATTTCAGGCCGTCTAAATTTACCTTTAGTGCCTAAACAAAATTACAACGATATTAATGTTTGCCAGGGTGGTGGATTTAATGGAAATCTTTCCGATTTAAGATATTTTAATCATGCGTTGAGTATTATAGAAATTAATAATATTGTTTATTGGGGACCAAATACTAGTCCTAGTTCGGATAGCGTTGATGCGACAGCAACAGGTAGTTACAATTATTTGTCATCTGTTTGGTATTCAAACAAATTATAAACTTGAGATATTTATAGTTATATAATGTAAAGTCACATTATATAACAATGGCAGGAACAACCAATATTTCATTAGACGTTTTATGCGACCAAAGGAGAAAACAGATGTTGTTTAACAATCCGCAATCTAGATATACACCATCCAATCCTTATAATGGAACATTTACAAAATATCAATTGGATATGCGACGTAAGGCAGAAATATTAAAATATAGCAATACAAATAGTACATCAAAGACAAATAATTTAACACAAACACAGAAATTATCACAAATATTAAGTGGACGTTCTCAATCGCAGGGATTTCAGAATAAAGTAATTACCACTTTAGACACAGATGGTAATTATAGTACAGTAACTGTAAAATATCCAGACAAATTAGTTATATCAGCTGCTTCTCAATTAGACACAAATGCTGTAAAAATAACTGGTTATCAAGGGTATTTTACTTATACGATTATACCAGATGGTCTAATAGTAAATTGTGCAGCAGATAATTTAATTCCAACACCAACATCGTCATCTGGAATTTATGGCCCTATTACTAATTTAATATATGACGATACGGTGCCACTGTATAATTTTACAAACACTACTATTAATAACGCAGCATATAGTGAATCTGAAATAGCAAATACAAACTTATGGTCAATTAGCGCTAGTAAAAATGTGTTAATGTCTACGAACATTTCTAGTTATATAGGTTCATTATTAATAAATCCTGCTATAGATAATAATCAATATACCTATACATTACAGGCACCAATAGGCATATATGCAACTAATGCTTCGGGTCAAAATGGCACAGCCACATTCACTATTAATGGTTTGTTTTTAGATGTTAAATATAGTGGGAACGTCGTCCCTGAGTCTAAAACTATATCATTATCTAATTATTCATCCAATTCGCCAATAAAAGTAACGTATAGCGAACTGTCTACTAGCGTAAATGGTTATAATTATTTTGCATATATAGATACCATAAATGTTTCTAATATTGTATTAACTACAAATCCTGGTTATGTATACGATTTTTATTTGACAGTAAACATAGATACTGTAAATTCATCTTACACAGCAGGATTTACCAATAATACTATATTCGCAAATTACTCTAATTCAATATTGACATCAAATATATCATTATTAACAGTAGACATTTTGCCTCCTACAAATTTATCAGTATCCAAATCAAGAGATATAAGTATAGATGTATCATTTTCTGCGCCAATAAATAGAACAAATTCTATTATTGGTTATACTGCATCGGCCAATGGTGTAGGAAGCGGTATAGCAAGTGCGTCTGCTAATGGAATAACAATTACAGGATTAACTGCTAGTACAACATACAATTATTTAAACGTTACAACAGTTTATAGAAACGGAACATCAACATCTTCTGGAGTAGTAAGTGGTACAACATTAGGATTTAATCCCAGTCAATATGCATTAGTTAGTGGTAATACAACATCTACATCATTAACTGTAAATTTTATTAATGGGAGTAATCCAAATATTGCAAGTTATTATGTTATAGCTATTCCTGACCCAAGTTCAAATAATCAACAGGTGACAAAAACAACATTTGTGAATAATGTTATTGTTCAGTCTGGACCAATTACAATTAATGGGTTAATTTCAGGAACAAAATATAATTTACTATTGTCACAGTATTTGTCCACTGGTAGATTTGGATTACCAACAAATGATATTTCTGGTACAACACTTTCTCCAGCACCAACCGGATTATCAATATCAGATGCTAGTTATACTTTATTTGACTTATCATATGTTGTCCCAACTGGTTCAACACCAATAGGTTATAAAATAACTTCAACTGCTTCTGTTGGTCCACAGGTAATTACAGATTTATCTAATATACCTTATCCACCGAATCCAGTTCGTATATCAGGATTGTTAACAGGGGTAACATATACAATAGTTATGACAGCCATTTACAATAAAGTAATTTCATCGTTTAATGCAAACAGCACAAGTCTTACACAAAGAACATATTTTAGCTCTGTAACGAATTTAAGATCAAGTTCAATAACTGACGTAAGTTTTTACGTTGGGTATACATCAGCTCCAGGAACTTCTCCAAATAGTTATACTGTTACAATTACACCAACGAATGGAGACACAGTTATTACAAAAAGCGGTATTACTACTCTTTCAAATCCATACGCAATAACAGGATTAACGTCTGGAACATCTTATGTTGTATTAATATCGTCATTATATACAGCAGGAACAGTAACTTCTTCACCGTTAACAGTTACAACCGTAGGTTCAAAGACTGGTGCTTTATTTATAAAAAATCAAACAATTAATGGTTTTGATGTTAGTTTTAATGTTCCATCTGGCAATTTGCCTCAAGGTTATTATGTAACCGCAACTCCAACGACGGTACTAAATTCGCAGACGACAGTAGTATATCCAACATCACCAACATTATCTAGTTCAAATTTAATAACAGTTCCTGGATTAATTTCTGGCACTACATATTCAGTAAAAGTTACAAGTGTTTACTTGAGTGGTAATCAAGATTCTGACCCAGTAAATGGATCAACATTGGCTAATCCACCAACTAATTTGCAAGTAGTTAATCAAACATACAATACATTAGCTATAAGTTTTACAGCACCAATAGGGAGTCATCCAATTGGTTATAATGTTACCGCTACACCTACAACTAGAAATGGGCTAGCAGTTTCTATTTTTGATGTTTCTCAAAACCCTATAATTATTAGTGGATTATCATCAGGAACTCAATATAGCATAGTTATTAGCTCTTATTATGATACAGGAACATATGATTCATCAGCACTTACTGCGTCTACATTCAGTAGTCCATCAACAATATCAGGTATTAATACGAATACATTAACCGACCCTAGTACAAATGCTATTACTGTTTATATTTCACCTCCACAAAGTGGAACGCTACCGAATAGTTATAACTTAATTGCTAATCCAGACACAAGGAGAAACAGTCAAGTTTCAGTAACGTTGTCTAATATAACACCATTAAGCTTAACTAGTTCTTATGTGATGAAAGGATTAATCTCGGGAACAGTTTATGATGTAAGCCTAGTCGCCGTATATGATACAGGTAATCAAACTTCTGCGACAACAACATCCGGAACTACATTAGCTAATCCACCAACCATTAACACTATATCAAACCCAACAGTAAATTCATTAACAGTGAATTATTCAGCACCAGCAATAGGTAGTCTTCCTATAAACTATACTGTTGTCGCTAGTCCGGACTCATATGACAATAATCAATCTATTATTACTGTAAGTAGTATAGCAAACAATTTGACAGTTTTTACTATTGGAAATCTAGTGTCAGCAACAACATACGATATTAGTATGATAGCTGTATATGATATAGGAAATTTTGTTTCAACCGGAAGTTTTAGTGGCACAACTACATCTAATCCACCTACTTCAATTATTGTTACAGGAACAACCGCATCAAGTATTGATTTAAGTTATAATCCACCAATTGGTAGTGCTCCCATATCTTATTACGCAATTGCAAAACCAACTACAACTTCAGTTGGTCAAACAAGCGTTACAACTTTACAAACTACTTCAAATCAACTTACAATAAGAGGATTGTTTGCTGGAACAACCTACGATATTAGTATGGTTGCAGTTTATAGTGTAGGAAATCAAATTTCTACAACGTCTGTTTCAGGTAGTACTTTGTTTAGTCCACCAACAATTACACAACTTAATAAAAACATCACAGACGCAAGCACAAATGCAATCACTGTTTATTTCTCACCGCCGTCAGGAACATTGCCTACAAGTTATAATGCAACTGCTGTACCAGATTATACCAATAACAGACAATCTATTGTAAATGTCATAGGATTAAACAATTATATAACATCATTTGTAATCGGGAATCTTATTTCAGGAACTGCTTATGATATTAGTATGTCTGCTGTTTATGCAACAGGTTATGCGGGCTCAAATACTTTAACTGGGAACACATTATTTAATGCAGCAACGTTCTAATTTAGAAAAATGAATTATAGTATTATATATATAATGCCAGTTACAGATATAAGTTATAACTATATTACAGTTTCATTTAATGCGCCAGTAGGTAGTCCACCCATTGGTTATTATGCAACTGCAACTCCTAGTAAATTTGATAATAAACAATCAGTAGTTGTTTCACAAACACAATCAACAAATAGTCCTGTAACATTTACTGGATTGATTTCGGGAACTACGTATACTATAAATATAACATCAATTTACAGCTTAGGAAATACTATATCAGCAGGAATTACAGCAAATACAAGTGCCGCTCCACCAACTAGATTATCTGTTACGAATCCTAATGTAAATTCTTTAACTGTTGGTTTTACACCACCTTTAGGTAGCACACCAATAGGATATTATGTTACCGCAATTCCGACATCAACTGATAATGGTCAAACAACTGTTATAACAAGTGAGTCCACTTCTACATTAATCGTAATGTCAAGTTTAATTTCAGGCACAACATATGATATTTATGTTAGTTCAGTATATAATACAGGCGATGTTATATCAGCAGTGGCTCAAGGTTCAACATTATCCAGTCCTCCAAGTAATCTAATAATAACTGACATATGTTATAATTATTTAAAAATAGGGTATTCAATATCATCTGGCAGTACAGCTTTGGGTTATTTTGCTACGGCGACTTCTAGAACATCTGGTGCATCAACAAATAGTGGTACATCTTTCTCAAATCCATTAACTATTAACAATTTAGTATCAGGAACAACATACAATGTAGCAGTAAGCGCTTCATATAGCAACACAAGCGCTTCATCAACATTTATTACTACGAGCACCCCATCCAATCCGCCCACAATAACTGGAATTACCGACGCAAGTTATAATTATTTAACTGTTGAGTTTACAGAACCACCTGGTAATACTCCAAATTCATTTTATGCAACAGCAGTTCCAGTTACAACTAATAACAGTCAACAAACAGCGGTAACTAGTTCTGTATATTCTATATCACCGATTACAGTTTATGGATTAATTTCGGGGTCAAAATATTATGTCACAGTTAGTGCAGTTTATAATAACGGTACTATTGCATCTAATAGTATTGCTGGAAATACAACATCTACGTATGCAACTGATTTAATATTGTCTACACCAACAGTTTATTCATTAACATTGGGTTTTACGCCGCCGATTTGTAGTCCACCAATAGGGTATTATGTAACTGCAACGCCATTACAAAGAGATAATTACCAATCAATCGTAACAACAAGTATCACAACATCAACATCCATACCAATAAACAATTTAATTTCAGGTACTATTTATGACGTTACCGTTACATCTTATTATAATACAGGAAATGTAATTTCAACTACTACAGTGCAAGGAGCAACAGTTTCAAATCCTCCTACTAGCGTAACTGCAACAAGTTTATTAACAAATTCTATTTCCATCGCTTATCTTCCCCCTATAGGTAATACTCCAAAGTCTTATTATGCAGTTGCAACACCAAATTCTACAAACAATAATCAGGTTACTGTCAGCACTATTGGTACACCAACAAATAATTTATATCTCACTATCCCTGGATTAGTATCTGGAACAATTTATACAATAGCTGCATATTCACGTTATAGCAATGGAGACGTCTCATCAAATAATGTTGTATTTGGAACAGCATCTTTTCCACCAACAGGTCTTACCTTCGTAGTAGCTACTGTAAGTTCAATCACAATTAGTTTTACACCACCAATAGGGTCAACTCCAGCAAGTTACTTGGCTACGACATCATTGGGTGGTAGTGGAACAGCAGTTTCTTCTGCTACTCAAATTACTATTACTGGATTATCTCCAAACACTAACTATCCTGGAATAATTATTACGGCAATATATAGTAGTGGTAATGCAGTATCAAGTAGTATTACTGCATCTACTATTGGCTTGCCTCCAACTAATTTAACAGTTATTGATGTAAGTGTAAATTACATTACGGTAAGTTTTACACCAACTAGTGGTTCATTACCAAATAGTTATACAGCAACAACAGACCAAGGTGGTGCAGGAACAGCATCATCATTGGCGACAACAATTACAATTTTTAATCTAATTCCAAACACATATTATACTGGAATAACAGTAACATCGGTTTATAGTGGTGGAATAGTGGCTTCTAGTGGAATAAATTATTATACTTTGGGATATATGGCAACAAATTTATTAACAACGTCGCGTATAAATTCCATAGACTTGAGTTTTACAGCCCCTTTGCAACAAAATGCGCCATTGGGTTATTTTGCTCGTGCTGTACCTCAAACTACAGAGAATGGTCAGACTACAATAACTTATCCTGTGAATGTTTCAACAACTTCAATACCGACATCTAATAGTACAATTCCAATGAATATTCCAGGATTAACATCTGGAACAATATACACTATAACTTTAAATTCTGTTTATATGTCTGGAAATGTAGCTTCACCAAATATAACAGGCAGAACATTATCCTATGCACCAACCATTACTTCTATAATTGGTAGCAACAATTCATTAACTGTAAATTTTACTCCTCCAGCAACAAACACACCTGTTATTGGTTATAATTCTACAGCTACACCAGATACAAATAAACGTGCAAATGGTCAAACCATAGTTTCAACGAGTGTACAAGCACCAACGTCGTCATCATTTACAAATACAATTAATATATCGGGTTTAATTTCAGGTAGTAAATATGGTATTGTTGTAACAGCTGTATATAATAGCACAGATTCAGCATTAAATGCAACTTCTATTGATGTTTCTGGAACAACATTATTAAGTAGTCCAACAATTACACAGGTAAACCAATATCCAGTTGATTTAAGCACAAACTCAATTACAGTTTATTTTGTAGCACCAGTTGGATATAATTTACCTATTACTTATAACGCTACAGCTTTACCACAAACAACCGACAATACACAGACAACTATTAATGTCACCGGTATTTCAAAGAATGCAACGTCGGTTGTTATTGGCAATTTAATTTCGGGAACAGCATACGATATTAGTATGGCAACAGTTTATGATGTAGGAAATGTATCTTCAACTGTCTACTTAGGTGCAATTACACAATCTAATGCGCCAACGAATGTATTAATTAATACAAACACTTTTACAGACCTTAGTACAAATTCTTTTACTGTTTATTATACACCACCTATTGGTAGTTTACCAATAAGTTATTCTGTATTAGCTACACCAAATCAAACGACCAATACGCAACAAATAGTAAATGTTACCGGTTTATCTAGGACATCTACAACAGCAGTCATAGATAATCTAGTATCAGGAACTACATATGATGTCAATGTAATAAGTGTTTACAACACAGGAAGTTTAACATCTAGTCCAAACGTTAAAGGAAATACGATAATAAAACCACCAACGCTTCTGGCAATAAATAGCACTGCAACTGATGTTAGCACAAATGCATTATCTGTTTATTTTACTCCACCAATTGGGTCTCTACCTGTAAGTTATTCGGCAACAGCAAAACCACAACAAACAACAAATACTCAAACAACCATTAATATTACTGGAATTAGTCGTAGTTTAACATCTTATCAATTTACTGGACTTGTTTCAGGAACAACATATGATGTAAGTATGTCTGCTGTATACGATATTAGTACAAATTCAACCACTAACTTTTTGACAGGTGATACAATAATAACCCCTCCAACACTTGTTGCAATTAATAATAGCGCAACAGACATTAGCACAAACGCATTAACTGTTTATTTTACACCACCAATTGGGTCATTACCAATAAGTTATTCTGCAACTGCAAATCCAGAACAAACAACAAATTCTCAAACGATAGTTAATGTTAGTGGGATTAGCAGAGGTGCGACATCATATCAATTCACAGGTCTTGTTTCTGGAACAACATACGATGTGAGTATGTCGGCGGTGTATGATATCAGTACAAATTCAACCGCTAATTTTTTGATTGGAAACACAATAATAAAACCCCCAACCCTATTGGCATTAAACAGCACAGCTGAAGACGCTAGTACAAATGCAATAACAGTTTATTTTAATCCACCAATTGGGTCTCTTCCATTGAGTTATTCTGCAACCGCAAAACCAGAACAAACAACAAATACACAAACAACAGTTAACATAATAGGTATTAGTCGTGATGCAACATTTTATGAATTTACAAATCTTATTTCAGGCTCTACTTACGATATAAGTATGTCTGCTGTTTATGACATTAGCACGAATTCTACAACGAATTTCTTGGCTGGAAACACATTATCTACAGCTCCTACATTAACTGGTGTAAATACGGATTCTGAAGTAGACGCAAGCACAAACGCAATAAAAGTATATTTTGATCCACCTGTTGGAAGTCTACCATTGAGTTATCTAGCTACTGTAACACCACAAACCAAATATAACTATCAGAATTTAAAAACTGTTACAACAATAGGTATATCTGATGTTAGTTTTGTAGTATCTGGTTTAATTTCAGGAACAGTATACGATGTTAGTATGGCTGCAGTTTATAATATAGCCACAAATAGGACAACAACTATATTATCGGGAACTACATTAGCAAATGCTCCAGTAATTACTAGTGTTGCAAATTCGTCTCTAAATCAACAATTAGTGGTATCATTTTCTGCACCTAACCCCGGTTCGGCACCTATTGGCTATAGCGTAATAGCAACACCTATTGTCAATAATGCTCAGTCTACAGTAACATATCCTGTTAGTCCATCTATTTTAAACAATATTAACACAAACCCAATAACATTAACTGGATTAATTTCTGGAACAACATATAATTGTGTTGTCACTGCGTACTATGATTTAGGTGGATACGCATCAATTAGTGTATCAGGTAATACATATTCTAGTCCACCAACTGGTTTGTCAATAACAGCTATGACAACAACTACATTAACTGTTTCTTTTAATGCTCCTTCAGGAACAGCACCATTAGGTTATATTGTATCGGCTAGTTTGAGTGGTTCAACCGTTAGTACAACCGATCAAACGGCGTTAACAACTGTAATTATTGGTGGTACAGGAACAACTGCGTTAACTGCTGGAACAACTTATACTGTTACAGTTACAGCAGTTTATAATACAACTTATTCAGGGTTGAACTCTTCTGCAACCGTTACTGGAACGACCTATGGTGTAGCGGCAACAAATTTATCGTTTTCATTGGCAACTGCTACAACCATTACAGTAGATTATACACCCGCAGTTACAACTCCAAATTATTATTCATTAACTGCTGCGCCAACAGGAACAAAAATTTATGGTCAAGGAACAGTTTCTATAACTTCTGCATCACCTACTTACACAGTATCTGGATTGACTCCAGGAACACCTTATAGCATCACTTTAGCAGCCGTTTATACTAATAATAATCAAACAATTGGTCCCGTTACAGGAAACACACTATCTAATGCAGCAACATCTCTCACTACAAGTTCAATATCTCTTACATCATTGGACGTAAGTTTTGCTTTACCAACATATAGTTTGAGTAATACAAATCAATTATTTTATGCATACGCTATGCCTCAAAGTGGTCAACGCAGTCAACCTAATGTCCAAACAGGAAATGTGATAGTATCATCTTTAACGAATTCAGGAATATCAATTTCTGGATTAATATCTGGAACAACCTATTATGTTTATGTTTATTCTATTTACGACACAGGTAATCTAGCGTCAACATCTAAATCAGTAAATACATTATCTAATGCGCCTACAAACATAACTCAAACTTCAGATGTTGCTTACAATTATATTAATGTTAGTGTTACTGCACCTAGTGGAAGTGCTCCTATTAATTATTTTGCAAGTTATAATACAAGTGCAAGTGTAACTTATACAAATGTATCAACACAATCAGGAACAACATTTAAGATTAGTGGTCTAAATGCAGGATTCTCATACAATGTTCGTGTTACAGCAGCGTATGAAACAGGAAATCTTTCAACAGTTGATATTTCTGGCAATACTACTGCTGTTCCGGTTAATATTAATTCAATAAACTCTGCGAATAATTCTTTAACTGTAAATTTTACTGCTCCTTCTTTAAGTCCGGTACAGAGTCTTCCTACTGGATATTATGCAGTAGCTATTCCGACATCAAGTTATTTAGGTCAAGAAACCGTATCAACTATTAGTACTCCTGCTTCTGGTTCAAGTACTTCTATAACAGTTTCTGGATTAACTGCAGGAACACTATACAATAGTATAATTATATATTCACTATTCCCAAACATAACAGTAAATTCTACAGCTTCAAATGCTACTACTTTGATACCATTGCCCACAAATATAATATTGGGTTCAACTGCATTAACCTCAATTACAGTTACTTTTACAATTCCTTCACCAGCAACTACTGGATTAACATATTTCGCGCAAGCATTTACAACATCAGGAGTATACGTAATGGACACAAGTGGTAATGGAACAACAACTACTAGCGCAACTTCAATAACATTAACTAATCTAATAACAAATTTTACTTATAATATTTTTGTTTGTGCTTACTACAGTAGCACAATAATTGGAAAATCAAATACTTATTTGCAAGTAACGACATCTACTATATCACCTACTGCTCTATACAATTACAATCAATCATTAGCAACCAGTATGTATGTAGGTTTTACGCTTGTAACCGCACTAGGTGGGTCTGCACCATTAAATTATATTGCAAATGCGTTTGCGCTATCTGATACAAATCACCTTACTGTTGTATCAACAGTAACTGGTAGTGGCTCACCTTTATTGTTAACTGGGTTAACGGGAGGAACAACATATCAGGTACAAGTAGGAGCATCGTACAGCACAAGTGGTGCACCATCTTATTCTGCTTATTTTAATTTAAGTACTGACCCAGGATAATAGTATAATAAATAAAACTAAATTTGTGTTTTTATTTATTGATTGGGATTATAAAAATCAAACTCCATACAATCTATTATGTTTATTAACGTATATCCCATGAATTTATATTTTCTCAAAATGTCTAAGGCAATTACTTTTTCAGTCTCCAAGTTTTTATTCCAATATTGATGATATGTAAAATAATCTAGTGTAAATCCTGGGTATTTTAAAGAAACGCTTATGTCAACTTTAATTTTATCTTCATCTAATTTGTAATAATAGTTTCTAACAGTATCCATATCAGATAATAAGTTCTTATATCTATCGGTTTCTTCTTTATTAAATTTATCTGCACAATGCATTTGGTTTTCATAATCGTAAGATTCTACTTTGTTATTTAACCATTCCAGATTAGTAAAAAAGTCTCGTGTAATGCTTTTGTAACCAGTAGATAACAACTGATTATATTCAATTGCTCGTTTTTTGTAATCATCTAATGTTAGATTTTCTCTATTTGATATGCTATCAAAAATAGATGTTTTATTATAAACTTCAACCGTTGAATTTATTTCTAATTCTAGGCTTTTTAATAAAAACTCTGGTAATATTTCGTCAGAATATATTCCACCACGCACATTTTCAATTCCTATGAAATTCATATATTTTTTAGTTAGTGTATTAATATCAAAATAATGGGTGGATTTACTAATTTCATATACTTTTATTGGTGGGTTCTTTCTTACAAAGTCATAAATAACTTGTGATTCAAATAACACTCTGTCTATTTGGCTTTCTTTGGATGTATGTAGAAACCACTTATCGTTCTCTAATTGAATAACAAATATATTATAGTTTGATGTCATTATTTAAATATATATAATGGAATTGTTATTTTATATATATTTTTCACGAATACTATTTTTATATCATGTTGCTTATCTATTATTTGCGACCTTTCTTGTAAGTTTTGGATTTTCTTTTGTTTTTTCTGGTTTTGTTTCGTTTACCACCAGTTCGTGGATTAAGAATAAATTTACCCTCATCTGTTTGTCTTAATTTATCTGAAAATTCTTCTTTGTTTGCAGATGAGCATCTACTAAATAATCTATCATAATCTTCATCTGTAAAATTGGTGGTGTCATAAGATTTATCCGCTTGTATTTTTTTTATAAAATCCGCTTTATTATCTAATTTTTTTGTTAAAGTAGAATTAGCTAACCATCCTTTAACAATTTCATTAGAATTGCAATTATCCCATTCATGTTCAACATACTCTTGGAATTTTTCCTCATTTTCAGGCAAAACCTTTTTAAATTCATTTTTTATTTCATCTAAACGGGTATTAACTTTTTTATTAACAGCTTCATCGGAAGGCTCTGGAGGTCTTAATTCAACAAATCCGTTTTTAAGTATAAATTTAGATTTGTATGACGACTCTTGTTTGGATGACGACTCTTGTTTGGATGGCGACTCTTGTTTAAAAAATCTTTTTTTAAATCCATCTTTAATTTCGCTAAAGTTAGGTATTCCGCCTTTGAATCTGCGTGTTTTTCTTAATTTTAGCATAACCTATATCATAACTAAATATATTATTTCTTGATTGGTCTAGAATCCATGTTGTTAGTTTGTGTAGGATTTACACATGCTTTCTGGTTAGGAAATACTTGTCCAGACAAACATTTATCTGATTCGCTTATTTCTATGCATCCTCTACGTCCTTCATACTCTCCTACCAAACACCAGTTTGTTTTCGCTGCGGTAATAGGATTTTGAATAGGATTGGCTGCTTTATCGGGTGCGGGTTCATGTGATTTTACAGGATTATTATTTATTGATTTATCCAATTGTGTAGGATTATCTAACTTTAAAGCTGCAATCTCAATCGGTTGACTAGAATTCTTTAACAAATTGCCAACAGAATGAAGAGTGCCGCCAGCAATATCAACGCCAACCTTTGCCGTATCAGTTACTACGTCAGTAGTTTTGTTAATAACTGTTCCTGTTGTTTGAGCGAAGATAGAGAAAATCTGAGTAACCAAAGGTGTTAATATTTTAACAATGTATTCAAAAATATTGCCACCAACAAGTATAAGATTTATTCCTAAAAATGATAATACTAGTAACAATACTAAAACTACGATTAAGAAATTTTTGTTACTAAAGATACTCGTTCCATTATTTGTTATGGGAGCTTGTGAAGAAACGTTATCCATTTTTTGTTTTAATTATATAATATAGTATATTATTTTTTCCAATTAGAGTTGGAAAGGATTTAGAGGGTTCGTTTGAATATTACTTATATTTTATAAAAGTATAGTAAAATGGGTTTTTTTAATTTTATTGAGACGTTTTTCTTTTTAAGTTTAGGCATTACGTTTGTATTAATATTATTGTTGGTATACCATTTTAAACAGCGTTTAACAACTCTTGAAAATAAATGCGATACTGTTTATGAAATCATTACCAATTTAGTAAAGGAAGTATCTAATATCAGACAAATCCAAATACAACATCTTTCTAACACCTTTTCTTCTAATAATATAGTTCCTTCTTTTCATAACACCGAAATAAATGGTAAGATTAAGGTATCTGATGAAGATTTTGAAGATGATGAGGAAGATGATGAGGAAGAAGATGATGAGGAAGAAGATGATGATGATGAGGATGAGGAGGAGGATGATGAAACACCACCACTTCTTACCATAGAAGAAGAACCCTTGTTAAACTCAACTATAAAAGTTATCAATGTTGATATTGGCGATATAATTGAAGCTGATATAGTTGAAACTGAAGTTGAATCCGAAAATTTAGATGGAGAAGATAACAGATTAGAGCCTATTGAATTAGAAGATGATGAACAGATTCATGTAGAGAAGTTGAATGAATCAGCTGCTTTAGAGAATAGCGAACTAGATAACGATAGTAAGGAAAATTCTAGAGATGTTTATAATAAGATGAGCGTTTCAGAGTTGAAGGCACTAGTAATTACAAAGGGTTTGTCAAGCGACCCTAGTAAGAAGAAGAAGAATGAACTATTAAAAATGTTAGAGGCAGTAGAAAATTAAGGTTCAATACACCTTTGCGCATTTCAAATGCGAATGGTAACGTTGCCATTCCACTAATAAATCGCACAATATTGGGCGATTTAAATGTGCAATGGTGTAAAATAATATATAACTGGTATTATATATTATTCATGTTTTCTTATCCTCAGTATGAAAAATTAGAATCCGCATACCCTGTAATTAAAGAAACTGTGCCAAGTTCTTCTTTAGGATATGCTACTAATAATAAATATCCACAATTTCCTCCATTGATGAGCGATGGTAGAAGCATAACTACAACATGGCAACCTGAAGCTGTAATTAATGATGATTTACTTCAAAGCAACAACATTCGCTCTAATTGGCAATATCGCAGATATTTAACTAATAATTCTAAGGACATTATGGAATACAATTTCCGTGAATCTTCTAATGATGTTGGTTACTACAAACGTCCGATTGATTTACCCAATATTCAGTCTAATTTAGTATCTAATATGAACGGAACACCTTATAACTTTTCATCTGTTTTGGACCAATCTAAACCATTTGGTTATCAAACTAGTGATTTGAAAGAGATGTATTTATCCAGGGAGCAATTGGATGCTCGCAAGATTTCCCCTGTTATAACCCAAGCTGATTTGTTAAATAGTGTTAATAAATAAATAAAGATAAATATGAAACTACAAGTATTCCATATTTATAACAATGAAACTCATTAGTTTTGATGTAGGTATAAAAAACATGGCGTATTGTATTTTTGATATTTCAGGTCAGCTTTCAATCACGGGTTGGACTGTTTTGAATCTATTAGAAGAAGAGCCTCTTACAGAAATATGTTCACAAATAATACCTGGTAAAACTAAAAAGGTGTTACCGAAACCCTGTACAAAACTTGCCAAATATAAAAAGAATGGACAATGCTATTGTGAGAAACATACTAAGAATTCTACTTTTATTATCCCAAATAAGAAGAATTCAATGGTGTCTTTGAAAAAACTAAAGGTAGATGAACTCATCAAACTAGGACATTCTCTTTTTTTATTCATGGACCTAGTAAACTTACCCAAACTCAAGAAAGATATTTTAGATAAACTAGGTGAGTTTTATGAGAAAAATAGCTTTGAACTAATAGTTAAAAAAAAGACTAAAAACGCATCAGAAATAGACTTGATTACAATAGGTAAAAATATGAAGGAATTATTAAACGCAAGTGAAAATTTTGATGAATTGACACATGTTGTTATAGAAAATCAAATTTCACCTATTGCGAATCGTATGAAGACAATACAGGGGATGTTGGCTCAATATTTTATTATGAAAAATTCGGATATTCATATTGATTTTGTATCCTCTTCTAATAAATTATCGCAGTTCGGTAAGGGTAAACAGAAGACCAATGTATCTTCCTTAACTAACACATTAATTACGAACCCAGATTATAAACAACATAAGAAAGATGGATTATACTATTGTAATCAAATTTTGGAGAACAATAGCTGTATGACTGGTTGGAAAGACGCATTAAAAATAAAAAAGGCAGATGATTTAGCAGATTGTTTCTTACAAGGGATATGGTATCTTAAAAACCGAAATATAATAACTTATGCGGATGATTTAAAAATAATATTTGTATAATTATCATAAACATGGAAGTCATTGATCTTGGATTAAGCGATTTAGAGCCTGTTTCATTGAACTTTAATGAATCAAAACCTAGTGTAAATTTTGGTTCGGGTATTGAATTATTAATGAATGATAAAAAGCGTGCTTCTAGTATTAACCTTGATTTAGGAGAATTAGATACTTTAGAAAGTGAATTGAATGAAATTTCTGGTGCGAATGCTAGTTCTGGTTCATACAGTGGGGGAAACAGTAGCAGTGACGGAACTAAGTCATTGAGTGGTTTCGCAACCAATTTCTTTGGTTTTGGTAACTCTGCTCCTGAAACATCTAAGAAAGTGGCATTTGACCATGAGCCATCAGATTCTAATATTGGAAATGCAACACGTGAGAGTATTGGTAACACTAAGACATGGGATGGATTTAGTAAAATGAATGAGATTCCTGTGTCGTCTAGTACATCCAATATGAAAATGTCAGACAGAGACCGAAGACGTAAAATGAGACATATGATAAAGAAATTGGAAGAGTGGCATGCTAAGGGACTAATCAAACATAATTCTCATTTTGATTTGGACTCTAATTATGAAGAGGTAGAGGATGAGTATGAGAGTGCAATGGAAGATAAACGTAAGAAGGATAGTGTTAAGTTACAAGGTTGGTGGTTTATGACATTTATTAACTCTATGGAATATGCCAATGCTGCATTTAATCCATTTGATTTAAATTTGGATGGTTGGGGTGAGCAAGTAAGTGAGGACATTGATAGTTATGAAGAGATTTTCGCCGAGTTACATGATAAATACAAGGGTGGCAAATTGGCTCCTGAGATTTCTCTTTTATTACGTGTGGGGTTTAGTGCTGCCGTTCTCAATTTCTCTAACAAGGCATTATCTAGTGCTACACCAGCATTCAATGATGTTATTAAGCAGAGTCCAGAGTTGATGAAGATGTTTACTAATGCCACTGTAAGCAGCATGAGCCAGGCATCACCTGGTTTCGCGATGGCCAATAATTTGATGCAGGAGCAAATGAATAAGCCACGTGGAATGCCACCCCCAGCTCCTGTAGAAACCAAGAGTCAACCACCTCCTCAACGCCCTGGGATGGTGTTTACCGAGACACCAAGTAATCGTCCTGATATAAATGCGGGACGTGGCGCTATGTTCCGTGAGCAAGGTGCTGATATTAGTGGGTATGGAAGTGTGAATGAGCAGCAAAGACCGATGTATCAACCACAGCAGCAACAACAAGCTAGACCCGAGATGCGTGGCCCACAATCCACTGACATTGATAACATTTTGTCTGGATTAAAGACACGTACAGTTAATATTCACGAGCAACCAACACGCGAATCTTTAAACGTTGAGACAGTAACTGAGGATGATTCTATGATTTCTATTTCTTCATTGAAAGGAATTGATGGTTCAAGTATGCCAAAACGTTCTAATCGCAGAAAGAATGGCTCTGCTAAGAATACTATTTCCTTGGATATCTAGAGTTCAAATAATATATAAAATACATCTTATATATTATTAAAATGAAAGTAATTCCATTGGGATTACAGTGTTCAGTTCCAGAGGCTCTTAAATATTCTAACTTGCGAGAATATTCTTATCCATTTGATTGGTTATGGACTCCCAGCAAAACAACCTTTCATATTTTGGAGATATTAATAAACAAGGGAATAGAAGAAGCCGTAGAGTATATGACAAATGGATACACCTACTATAAATATCTTGGAAATGAACATTATGAATCAGTGAATGAAAAGACAGAATGTCAAATGAATATAGAAACTGGATTGGGAAATACACATTTTGAAATCAATGAAGAATATAAAACTAAATTACGAACTAGATTTGAAAGATTATTGAGTGATATTCAGTCTTCACATCATATTCTTTTTATTTATGCTGACGCAGCTAATTCATACTTTAATTATTATTTAGATGATATAGAATATGGTGTGGACGCTGCTGAATATTTAATTAAAATTTATGATTTGATTTATCCCATAAATAAAAATATAGAAATTGTCTATTTTTGCTGGCATGGTAGAAGGGGAAAAGATACAGAGAAGCTGAAATATTTTTCTTTTGATTTTCAAGAACACTGGACAGATGTAAGTAAAATTATAGAGAATTATTTGAGGATGCGACTATCAAATGTGTTTCATAAAAGAGATTAGTTATATATATTTATAACATCCGCTTTTTAATTTATATTTAGTTTAGCACGTAGTTTTCTAAGCATATATTATAAATGTCATCTAAAGGAAGCAAAAAATCAAAAGTAGGAAAATTAAAAACAGCTGTATTGGTATTTACAACACATGGAGATGTCCAGGTAAGGAGCTCTAAGAATCCCGAATTAACAGAAGAAGTAGAAAAATATAGGATTCCTGAAGGAATGGAAATTGTCTCGTTAAACGCAGTAAAACCTGGTGTACCCAATATGCTTCCTCCGAAGAATGTAAAACCTTTTATAAGAATAGTTCGTACTACAACAGAAGATTTTAACGACGAGACCGAAAAAAAGGATATGAAAGAAATGGTAAAACAAATAAAACAACAAATATTTGAATTAGATGACCAGCCAGGCGAGGTATCAACAGAAGTTAATAAAAAAAACACAAATTATACAGACGATGAAGAGACAATGGCGTATCATCGTACTTCTCATGAATTCTTATACAGTATTAGAACATACAGTAACCGATTTATGTCAAATAAAGAATTTTTAAGAGAGGATAAATTACTTTATAAAGAAGATTACGATGGTGAAAACGTAAAATTAGAGAGTTCTAATTGGAAATTGAATTTATTGAACACTAATGTTAAAACGGACGAAGATTTAATGGATACATTAAATCCAAATGCTGGTAAAACTAGAGCAGCGCATGAACGTTCAGGATACACTATTACTAGATTAGGAAACGTAATTGATGAATTAAATAGAAGAGGAATTAAAAAAGTTATTATAATTGACCTTACGTGTAGTGTTATTCGGAAAAAACAAGAAGGGGTTACCGCCCGCACAGAAAGGACTATTGCTCGTCACGCAACGCCTGAGACACCTAGTGTAGGTGGTAGTAAAACCAGATATGCTACAAGATGTGGTAGCATTAATAAAACTAGAAAAAGATATAAAAAATAAGTTCGTATATAATTTAGTATTATGTACGGGTTAAGAGAATTGTTGGAGAGCATTAAACTTCCTGTAATCAATATCAAGCGTCCAGATATTGATGCTTTGAAAGCCAATGCATTAACATATTTTCTTATTTATTATAGTAAAATTGTCAATGTAGTTTCGGGTAAATATAAGTCATTGTATGAAAACAATCTGATAGCCAGGAGTGTAATTGACCATTCAGTTTATGGTGCTAACTATCTTTATTCATCAGTCATTGGTAAAAAGATTGAGCCTATGTCATCATATTGGATTTCTAGTTTGGTTTTGTCCAAGCGTGATAAAAACAGATTTGTTGGTGAGGAATATACACTTTTGGAATCATATGAGTTTATTAAGAGTCCGTTGGACATCAATGAAGGAAGGACCAATTTTGAAACAAGTTATAATGAAATATGCGACGCAGTAGATTCTGTTGTATTGAACAGTCAGAGTTATGTTGAAGGGTTGGTAAAGATGAAGGTGGGTGACAATTATGTATTTAGAATTTTTGATAATACTAACGGACAATTTGATGATTTTAAGTTGCCATTGGTCCCTAGTAAAGCAAAGTTTTTGAGCATTGAATATACGCATCCACTTATGAAGATGGGAATAGTTTTTGAATTGGATAAGTCGGTATATTTTGTGGGTAATCAGATTTTATCTCCTACGTTTGTTAAAAGTTATCTAGAATATCAATCAGAACTTTATCATTTTGATATGGATTATGTGTTGAAGATTATGGATGGTGATATTAATAGTTTTGAATTGGGGTTTGATAGATCGGTGGTTTTCACGGAGGAAGGGTATAGTATCATTGTATAATTATTTTGTTATAACAATGTATACTAATGGTTTTATCTGTCCCAATATCTGTCCCAATAATAGATGAAGAACACAATGCCACTGATAAAAAAATTTGTCATAAATTTGAATTATTATATATGCGCTTATATAACAGAAAATTAACAAGTAATCAAATTTTTACACTTGTTGAACAAAAGATAATCACAGAAGATCAGGTAAATAAATTTCAGTTGTTTTTAGAAACAAATCTCAATGTGTATCTTACTAATACCGACAATTCAACAAATGTTATTGCGGAATATATAAACATCATAGATAAAAGTTATGACGATTATTACAATAGTGAAACTCTAGATGTTAGAAAAGTAAGTGCTTTTAGTGTAGCAGAAAAAATTAAGAATGAATTAAGGATACCTAGTGGGAATGAACGTAATTCTATGTTTGAATTTAAAAATTTAAACCACAAACAGAATAAATTAAATTGTGGTGTGGATAGTAATAGATGTAAATATATGGTTTACATAATAAATAAACATATTCTTTATTATAAACAAAAAACAACCGTTATTGAGCTCTTAAACAAACTAATAAAAAACTATAATGAGATAAAAAAATGCAATAATCATTTCAAACGTTTTGATCGGCTAAATTTCAATAGACTACGTAAAAGAATGGAAACTTTAGAAAAAATAAATCATGTTTTATTAACTCGCTCTGAACTAAACGATTTAACTCTTAGTGACTTCACTGGCGATCAACTAAAAAAACTAAAAAAATTAAACCTAAAGATTGATAGTGCTAAAATAGCAGTGTTGCGACTTTCTGGTGTCAGTGCGTCAGCTGCGGCAGCTAGCGCAGGAACTCTTGTTGCTGGGTTAATCGCACCACCAGTAGGCGTAGCAGTTACTGCTACTGTTGCTGCTGTTGCCACTGTGGCGACTGTGGCATCATTTATTGTTAATTGCGTAAAAAATGGTTTAGAACGTCAATTAGAGGAAGAAAAAAAAAAGGAAAAACATCTATTTGCTCCTTTACCTTTACCGACAATAGGTGAAATTGATGATGAAAATGATGCAGATTCAAACCGATTTAATATTGCCCCCCCTATTGAACCCCCGAAATTTAAAAAATTATCAACATGTGGAGAAAATTATGCGAAAGAATTTAATATATACACGAATTGTTTTTTAGAATTAAATGTACTAGATGATCAATTTTCTTTATTAGAAAAAGAATTAATAAATATTAGATTGCATGAACTATATTTTACAGACATATGTGGTCGTAGAAGTGGTTCGGCTTTAACTGAGTCAATTAAAAACAGACAAGAAAACTCTCTTCTTGCTAGACATGAAAGAGAAAGGATAAGAACATTTAACACAGAACACCCATATTTTACTAATTTACATCCAAATTCAAGAAATTTAATCATAAATTATACAGATGATAACTTGAATAATTTACAACAATATATTGAAAATGAAATTAGAGTTAACAAAAGATATGAGTGGCGTCCACTTGACACAAGTAATTATATAATAACATTGAGAGATATAATTCTACCATGTTTTAATGAAGAACAAGGCTGTTATTTAAACGGAAATGCAAGTAGAGCTAGAAATAGAGTACCAACAACTGGGAGAGTACCAACAACTGGGGGGAGTTGTAATAAAATCAAAACAAAGAAATCCAAGAGATCCAGAAAATCAAAAACCCGCAAACATAAATAAATACACTACAAAAAAACAATTTAGAAACAAATCTCGCTATAATGTACGGGCGTAATCACAATGGATGCGGTGAGTACTCCTACCCCACAACATAATCTGCTTGATAAATGGAATTTATATTACCATTTACCACACGACAAAAACTGGGCATTGTCTGGTTACACCATCATTATGGATTCAATAGATACTGTTGAGAAGGTCGTATCGTTGAATAATGCCATTAATGAAAACATTGTTAAAAATTGTATGCTCTTTGTTATGAGGGATGGGATTACGCCTATGTGGGAAGATCCTCGGAATAGAAATGGAGGATGTTTCTCATATAAAGTAATTAATAAAGCTGTACCTGAAGTATGGCATAATTTGTTTTATGCATTGTGTGGAGAATCATTATGTATTGATGATAAACATAATAAGCACATTAATGGAATAACTATTTCACCTAAAAAGAATTTTTGTATTATAAAAATATGGTTAGACACGTCTAGTTTACAAGACCCCAATATGATTATTCAAATATCTAATTTATCCAAACAGGGGTGTTTGTTTAAGAAACATGAGCCTGAATTTTAAACCGATGAATATTTACACCTTTGCACATTCAAAACGCCCACTTCGTGGGCAGTTATGAGTGAGCGAGGTGATGCTGATTGCGCATTTTAAATGCGCAATGGTGTAAAATGTGACACTTTGTGTCATATTTTAAGTGGTTATCGGTCACGACCTTTTAAGAACAAAATGTGACAAGTCCCATTTAATTCTTCAATGGTTTAAACCAATGAAGAATTGTTATAATCTATATATAACATATATGACAAGTATTTATAAAGGAAGTGATTATAAAAAATTATTGGAAGAATTGTTTAGTGGTGTAGACCCGAAAAAATGTAACTTAACTTTAAAATTTATACATGATAATCAATCTTTATTAAAAAAAAAGGTTGGTGCTAACAATTATGGTATTCCTCAAGGTTCTACTGCTTTACATATATTAGCTATTTATGAATTTAGTTATGTGTTGGTATCAGGATATAGAGCACAAACTTTCTTTAGAAGCTTATACGATGATATAAATTCAGTTATTAATTGTGTTCATGACAGTATGGATGATGAAGAGTTGTTTAATAACTTACGTAAACTTAATATTTTAGATAAGAAAGATGAAAACGGAAAGACTTCTACCGAATTAATAGCTGACAATCTTGAAATCTCTACAAATGATAAACCGATGCATGATAAATTTACAAAATTAAAGGCTATAGTTGATAAAATAGCAATGGTTGATAAAGTAGGATTAAAACAAGAAGAAGTCCCTGCGGATGATATAGTTCGCATAGAAATAGAAAAAGATTACATCATTTCAGAAACTAGTAAAAATAATAAAAAGATAATAAGAGTAAGAAAAATCAAGGATAAAAGACCATATAGAGTTTTTCTTTTTAAGGCTAAAAAAAAACCTACAGCTAAGAGGAGTTCAGTCTCACTTAGAAAAACCAAGAAGAAAACCTCTCTTTAAAAAATTGAATCCTTTTTATGAATTTAAGTAGTTCATAAAAAGCAACGTAAACCGTAAAACTTGGCAAAATGTTGTCTGATATTCAGATTGAAACCGCGCAACTTGTGTTTAGTATTGAAAAGGAAATTGTGCTGATGGAATTGCGGGAGATGCTGGAGAAAACTGCCAAGCTAGAACGAATTATTCGGCAAGCGATGGAAGAAAATCCTGTTGTAGACGAAGACACTTTTACACCATGTCTTGACATTGTATGTCCACCAAAGAAGAAAATGAGAAAAGAATAATAAAAAGGGAGGGGTCAGAGGGGAATCGGACCCGCGGAGCTTTAAGGTTCCTAAATGGCGTAAAGCGTCATAAGGTTGGAAGCCAAGATGGCTTCCGATACCCTTCAAAAAATTGAATACTTTTGTGCATGTATATAAATCAGCAAAAACCATCACAATGAAGCAAATTACTAGATATATTGATTCTGTCAAAGCCGATATTACATTCACCATTGGTGGAAATGCGCAAGAAAATTCCGACATCATAGACGCTGCTGGTCCAGACGACATTTGGTTTCATCTGGATGGACACCCATCAGAGCATGTCGTTGCTTCTATTCCAGATGGGACAAGCCTAGACAAGAAGCAGATTTTGAAGATTGCTACTCAGGGCGCATTGTTATGTAAGAAGTATTCAAAGTATGCATCACAGAAGAACTTGAGGATTATTTATACCCGAATCAGTGACATCATTAAGACAGAGAAAGTAGGTTGTGTGATTGCTCTGAATCAGAAAACCCTAATTATTTAATCAGATGAATGTTTAGAAAATGCCTAAAAAACGACGACGCACTGTCTTTCTTTTTTTATTTCTTCTTTTTGATGTTTTATGAGAACGTTTTTTTCCACCTACAAAACTGTTTGATAGATTTTCAACAGTGACTCCTACATCTGGAACATAACTAAGACTCTTAACTGTCCCTGTGTTATCAACGATTTTCTTAACTTCACCGTTTTTAAATTTTAGGTTATCGCCGTTGGTAGTTATAAAGTTTCCTAATTTATGAGGTCCAATCATAAAATTTCTACTATCCCCTTTGTAACTACCAGTATTGTTTTTTATATCATCAAAAGTAATAGTGGAAGGACCGTAAGAAGCAACAGTAACATTACTAGGTTCATTAGCAGCCATAACTACACCACCTACTTTCTTTTTTTGGTACGCCATTATAACCTATATATTTATCACACATTTTATTTTAAGCTGGCGGCAATGGCGCTAAACACAATTTAATTTCACCTAATGATGCAACATCATACTTAACAATCAAAGGTAAATCATTTCCCAAATACATCTCCAAATGAGAACATAAAGGCGTGCATTTAATAAAATGGGACAATGACTTTAGAGAAAATTCACCCTGAATAATTACCGAAGCATCTGACTTCTGAATAAACTCCATATTACCATCTGACTCTGAACGGTAAATACGAGAGCTAGCAAAATTGCCATCGCAAGAAAAAATCAAATCATTACCTACCGATTTAATTTCAACACGGTCAGACACACCATTTAAATCACGAATAATCTTCTGAAAATCCGAAGTGGGCAGGTTAATCACAGTAGAATACTCCACATCAGGGACAATAAGCTCCTCCATATCAGGCTCAATAAGACGCAACTTTTGGCTATAGCATTGTTTGATATCACCATTATCGTATTGAAGTCCTAAATGAGAAACAATACCATCATGATAATCGGACTTATCAATATACATTGAAAGAGTATCATCATTAGACATTGTAGAAATCACCTTGAATAAATGAAGTGTATTCGCACAAACGATGATTTTGTCGGGGTCGCATGAATATTGCTCAAACTTATGAGAATTCAAAATTACATTTACCAAAATTGTATGCGTCTTATCAAAATTAATGATTTTAAGACCATCTTTAGTAAAAGTAATGGTTGCGTCTGTTAAAATATCCTTGATAGCCGTAATCATATTACGGATAGGTTGAATCTGTACAGTTTTAATGGTTAGAACGTTGTTTTCTTCGTTCATTGACGGAAATATAAAAATAAATACGCGTTTGTTTTTATATTTTATTTGGATAAATACATATTTTTAGATTATGAACGCACAAGTTTACGAATAAGTTTACGAACAAGTTTACGAACAAGTTTACGAACAAGTTTACGAACAAGTTTATGGATTTCTATTTTTTTGCGTGTATTTTTGACAACGTTTCATTTGTTTACATGTTCTTGTTGCCATTTTAAGCGCAGGACTATCTTTAGAACAACCGTTATATAAAATTCCATAATCAATAGTGCTTGCTGGACCACCAGTAACCGCACTAGCTAATCTAGCACGACCCCATGATTCCGCAGTTTGATTTGGACGCGAGCCACTAGAGTAATATGCACCACGACCCTTATTTATTATTTTCTCTAAAGCATTGCGAGAACATTTCGTTTTTCTGGCTAATTGATTATTTGGTAATATATGTGAAACACCATAATACTTCTCTGCTTTATAAACATGACCGGATGGCTTTGAATGAAAAGATTTAACTTTAGGCCTTTGAAAATAAAGACCCTGTTTGTATAATTTACGTGATTTTAATATATTTTTCTTCTGTTTTTTAGTATCTTTTTGTGATAATGATTTTGGAATATAACGAACTGGAATAGACATTTATATTTAACACTAAATTATATATAGAAAAATAATCTCATACTTAATTATATAATGTCTTTTAAGCAAACTGATTACACTTCTGTCACCAACGATTTGGCAGTAACCTTGAGTACTGGGTCAACTCCCAATATTAGTTTATATTCCGATGCCGCTGGAACAAAATTGTTTGTTGATTCAGATGGTAATTCTTTCTCTGGAAAGGTTGTTTCTAATCTTAATTATACAGAGCCTCATAATAATGAAGACCAATCTCAGGTAGAAAATGGGTTCTTGCTTTTCTCTTTTACTGACGGAACAACAGCAAAAGTAACAGATAAACTAGATACCGTATATTATGGTATTGTTGCTATTGCTTTTAAACCTAGAACGTTTAATTAAAAACATTTAAAAACATCTTCGCAATAATAACCATATGAAACTCATTTTCATTTTATATGGTTTGCTCTATTTTTCCTCGGGTTATCGTCTAAGAACTCTATGTAAAAATTGTAATCAGTTTATACCTTCTCTTTACGGAGGTAGGTACGAAATGCAAGAATATTACGGAAAATGTGGTAAGTTTATAAAAATAACAACTGGTGAAATTGAATACGAATATGCTTATATAATTCGGCAACAAGAAGATAAATGTGGTGAAAATGCACGATGTTTTATACAACGAAATATGTCATTACCAATTAATGGTTTTGAAATTGATTAGGTTATAACATTTTAGCGTATATTTTTTCTTGTTTTCTTTCTACCATATTTACAATGTTGACGCTGAGAGAATCCTTTGGGTCTCTTGCAATTAATGCTCTTTTTGTATTTAGCTGACCATTTGCGACGTATTTTAATAGTTTTATTTGGCATATATAATGGCTAAATAAAATAAATTATTCATTCGCGTTTTATTACATATTTCCCCTTTTCTTTTACTAATTTACCTACCAATACTAATTCTGCGCCAAATTCCTTGGCACGTTGATAACTCTCAAAGTCATAGACCTCCATCGTTTGTTCATTCAATGCATATTTAACACCGTCCTCTTTAATTTCACGTGCTTCCCATTTAATTGCACGTACATCCAACCCTTCTTTTGTAGAGCGGTCATTTTCAAACGAAGGATACGAAGCAAATTGATTAGACTCAATCTTACCAAAACCAAAGCATACTAGGTTCTCATTATCCTTGGATTTCTTAGAAATGTTAGAATAGAGTTGACAATCAATGGAAGTTTCTTTTACGGCTTTCAATATCTGGTTGTTTGTCTTTTGTTTAATACTCGCTATTTCATAAAGAGTTTCGTCTGTTGTAACAGGTGTTTTCCCATCTATTCTACTTAAATCACGGATACGTAATTCTATGTTCTTTTCATCATTCTTCTGTTGTTCGCTTAATGATGTAATATACAAAAATACCTTCACAGTTCGCATATCTTCAGGTAAATCTTGATGACTGCAAATACGCCGAGCGCGACCAACGACCTGATCAATTCTTACCATATGCCAATATGGCTCAATGACGTGAACAAATCGCGTATTCTTCAAATTAATACCCTCTGCACCTGAAGAAGTAATCATAAAAATCTTAATAACCTCACCCAAATTATTGTTCTCAGCTTTCTCTTGTAATTTACCTACAATTTCTACTGGAACAAATTCCCAAGCTCCGTTATAAACATTACGTACGATTTCTTTCTCTTCGGGTGTCTCAGTTCCTGTATATAAAACAAATTTTGGCTTATTGGCATCAGCCTCTAATTCTATAAGTTCCCATGCGCTGCCGGTTTTCTTTATTTTAAATTCGGCGAAACCATTTGCTTCAAAAATTAATTTGAGAATACCAATACCCTCAATTGTTCTGAAATGACTGTATAATAGATGCAGTCCTTTGTTTGATTCATCCATTAAATTCTCTAACACTTTAACAAATTTTGGGCTGTATGTTTTCAATACAGATTTATCCAAATATTTACTCCTTTTTGTTTCATCATCCATAACACTAACATCTTCTAATGCTTTCTTAATTCTATCTTCATATCTTGATTCGTCAACTTGTGATATTTCTTCATCTGCATCTTCTTTGTTCTCTTCGTCATCAACGCTTGCGTAGACGTCAACGTTTTTGCGCTCTGATAATGGGACTGCATCAAATACATTTTCACTTATTTCTTTATCTCCCTTAACATTAGGAACAGGGCGTTCAATAGATGATGGGAAAGTAAAATTACATGCAGCTCTAGAGAAAATACGATAAGTAGAAGATATTTTATATAATTCCTCTGGGTCTTTCGCTGCAAGACGCTTCTTTTTATTTTTGGCTTCTCTATCTGCCTCATCTTTGCGTATTTTTTCATAAATACCAAATTGGTGAGGCGTCATTTCTGATTTAACAACATGGTAAAGTTCACCCTTATCTGTTTTTACAAAGCTAGGAAGCAATTGCTCTTGCGCGCTACGGAAATAAGAGGTTAATCCTAATATACGACGTTGGAATAAATTTATATTTTTAGCTTCTCCTGTTTCAGAATTGACAAATGCACCCAAGAAAGAATCGGGATTATCTGGAAGAGCTTTATAATTAGTAACTTTAATTGATCCTTTTTGCACTTCTAGGTCATTCTTCTTTAATATTGCCAATATCCTCTCTTGGAATTCAAAATCACTGATATTTCCAGTATCATCTAATTTAACACCATCATATTTATCAAATACTCCTGCGCCACCTTCGTAAAGGTCCTGAGGCATACGATAGTTACGTTCTGTCATGTTTTCTATTAGTTTTCCATCCTCGTCGTATTCTTCAAATGATTCTAATGCTTTTAATGGTTCATCAGAGACCAACAATTGCTCATTGTCCTTCTTGGTCTTACGAACTTTCTTAGTTTTATTATGTTCTTTTTTGCCTCCCTCTGTTAATTTCTCAGCGCCTATATTTACGTCCTTCTTTTTAGTAGTTCGGGCGACACCTTTAGCAGCTCCGCGTTTTTTAGCATTAATAAATCCAAAAGGATTCCTAGTAACAGTTAAAGTATTGCCATTGTATTCTACGAAATCATATGTTTTGAAATTCTCTTTATCAAACATAGATAGAATAGAATCTGTGGTTACTTTTTCAGATGTTTTGACATTAATCGGGAAAGCCCACGATTTAATATAACCACGCAAAATATTAAACAAAATACCAATTTCGTTAGGATAATTAATAATAGGTGTTCCTGATAAAAGAATAATACGGGCATTCTTAGCATTCATCAAATATTCATATAAGATAACCGCAATCGTTTTGGACTTGTTTTGTTTTACTTTGTTTACTATACGACTTACAAAGTTATGAGCTTCATCAATAACAACAACTGCATTATCAAATGGATTATGTGTTTGGTCGCCCGATAATATATTTAATTTCTTCATATTTAATCCATTGTAGTTGATATCAGTGTATTTCGTACGTATCATTTCATTTAATTGCTCATCCAATTGCTTCTGGTCTTCTGTAGAAAGAGAGCCATAATTTGGCTCTTTAGTTACATTGACTAACCAAGCACCCTTATATTTTTTAATATAATCAGTAGATAGAGAAAGAGCTTTTGACAATATTCCGACATATTCAGGTTTGCCGTCAACTGAAACAAACTCCCAGTACTGATTCTTTTTGTATAGTTCATCACCACATTTTTTCATTTCACTGAAGAAATTCATTTTTAAAGAAGCTGGTGTAAGAACAAATACACGTTTGCTGCTCTTCATGCCCTCAGCGATAGCAATAGAAGTACAAGTTTTGCCTGCACCTAAACCATGGTATATAAGTAATCCACGGTAAGGAGTATATAAATTTAAGTAATCTCTGACAACTTTTTGATGTGTTAGTAAATCAAAATCACTAGTTGAACGGTGTTCACAAGATACATCATCATCCGATTTTGAAAGATCTTCACGATACTTTTTAAATAGCTCACCCAACTTCTGAATAAATAATTTACGATTATTCATGTAAAAAGTAGATGTGGCTAATATTCGCTTCTCACGCTCCTTAGGTAAGCGGTCTTTTACATTCATTTTATCAATAACTGCTGTCATTAAATCAACGGGCATTTCTGGCTCTGCTTCCCCCTTTCCTTTGGGTTTTCTTCCACGCTTTGCTTTCTCAGTTTTCTCTTCAATAACAACTGCCTCTTGTTCGGTATCTTCAACCAATCTTCTTAATGCGGCTTCTTCGGACTCATCTTCTTCTTCCGTACTAGATTTTGACTCTGCGCTCTCTTCTTTTTCCTCTTCCACTTCTTTTTCCTTTTCCTCTACTTTTTCCTTTTCTTTCTCTTTCTCTTTCTCAAGAATAGGTGCAGCGGGCAATTTAAATTCAACATTACGAATAACTAGTTTCTTGGCTATTTTTCGTGGTTGTTCTTCCTCATCCTGTTTTTTCTCTTTCTCTTCTTCTACAACTAAACGCTTCTGTTCTTTTAATTCAGTGGCTAATACCGCATTTCCTGTATGAACGTTCTGCATAGCTAGTCTTTTAAGAACATTTTCCCTATAATCAGCACCTTTTCTCTTATTCACTATTTTAACGCCAGTTTTTGCAGGCTCTCCTTCCACAGATGGTTCATGTACTTTAGGTTTTATGCCTTGAAACTTTATTTTAACTATGGTTTGTTCTGTTATGGCAGGTTTATTTTCAAGTGTCACTAAAGAAGGAATTCCTATTTTTTCCATTAACAATATAATATATTCTTATATAAAATATTTCCATAATTGAAACCAATGTCTATAAAAATATATATGACAAAATATATATGAACGTTATTCTTTACTTGATTAATAAATTTTTTCAAGAAGAATATATTAACACAGGTCTTGTCATATTTTTAGATCTAGTAGAGACCCTTTTGAAAATTAACGGTATATCTTTTATAACAGCTAATATCATAAAAGGAGTTGAAAATAAAAATTATAAGTTTGCTTACGAATACTTATATTACTTCATTGGAATATCATTAGTATTTGTATTATTGTATGGAATTTCTAGCTATTTCCAAAAGAATCTATTAACGAAAATGACACAGTGGGTAAAGCGAGAAATATTTAAAATAGTTTTGATGACCAATGATGAAAATTATAAAGATGCTAATTTCATTGAATTTATAACACCTATCACTCGTATTTCAGTTTCAAGTTATATTATATTTAGCACTGTTTTATTAACACTTATTCCAATAATTATATTTTTGTTAGCAATAGCCGGTTATTTTCTTTATAAAAACACGACTTTAGGACTCTTTTTTATTGCTGCAAATATTTTAATAGGACTTTATGTATACTACTTTTGGAATTCACTGTTGGATAGCAAAATTAACCACGAGAAAAAAGTGAATGAGAATGAGAAATATATCATTAATTTATTAAACAATATTGATAAGGTTATTTATAGAGGTCAGTCTATTAATGAAATGGATATCTACCAAAGAAAAACAGACGAATGTGTAGGCGCATCAATGATTTTTCATAGTAACATGAATAAACATTCATTTATTGTAAATCTTCTTACACATATAGTTTTGTTTATTTGCATATTTTATCTTATATTTCTTTGTATTCAAAAGAAAATAGACTCTACAATTTTTGTTACTTTTTTGACAATATTGCTTTTTTACCGTGATAGAATGAATACTGTGCTTTCTGAAATACCTAATGTTATGGAATTTATGAGTAGATTAGTGTATATCGTTGAAGAGTTTAAAAAAATGTTGGGCGACAATGAGGTATTAGACCAAAAGATTTATCAAACAACAAAGCTCTCTTTTGAGACTATTCAATTTAAAAACGTTTCTTATTCTTATCCAAAAACAGATAAAAATGTATTAAATGATTTAAATTTATCATTGGACTTAAATGATAAAATCATTGGAATTACTGGACTTTCGGGGAATGGTAAATCTACATTAGCAAAAATAATTATTAAAATGTATAAACCAACGACAGGAACCATTTATATAGATAATGTTAATATTGAAGATGTAGACCCTCACTATATTCGTGAGCATATTACGTACGTAAATCAAAATTCAAAATTATTTGACAAAGTAATAATAGATAATATGTTTTATGGATGTTTAGATAAGAAACAATGTCAATCCCATTTTGATGAAATAATGAAATATCCCAAAATAGCGCAATTATATCGTGATATAGATATTTATTCTAAGATGACGGGTTCATTAGGAGAGCATGTCTCTGGTGGCCAGCGTCAAATTATTAATATTATTAGTGGATTAATTAATCCTACGGAAATATTAATTTTGGACGAGCCTACAAATGCTTTAGATATTGAATTAAAACGTGAATTGATTGGTATAATTCGTGATTTCAAGAAATATAAGAAGAGTATTATAATTATTAGCCATGATAATGATGTATTTCCACTCTTTGATGAGAAGATAGATATATAATTTCGTTTATTAAATTTATATAATACATAATGGTTGTATTATATGAGAATAGTAATTAACTCACATATTAAAGGGTACCGAGCTTTGTCGCATTTATTAGAAAGTATGCGATTGTATAAGGGATTTAAAGATTTTCAAATTATAGTTATTATTGGCGGTTATTATGATATTCCAAAATATGAAATCTCAAACGATGATAATGTTATGTATATTAAATGTAATCACAATAGTATTGATTTTACAGGTTTGATAACATTAGCTGAATTAAATTATGAAAACATTGACGATTATTTTTTCTATATGCACGATACATGCAGGATAGGTCCGGAATTTTATAATAAACTCCGAGAAATAAACATTTCTAATATTACTACAATGAGAATTCATAAAAATTCTTCTATGAATATGGGTGTATATTCACAAAAAATAATAAATAGATTCAAAGAGTTTTTAATGGATAATAAAAATAATGAGGAATCTAGATGTATGGAATATAAATCTAAAGGAATTGGTAATGAAGATTTTATTTTTCTTAATGACCCTACTACATTTACGATTGGAGATTGGAATGGTTGGATTCATAGTGAACCTATGGACTATTATCAAACTGGCACGATGCGTATTGTAGAATATCACCCGTTTTTAGATATGTACAAAATAAAGGCAACAGTGAATTGTGATTTTGTAACATTAGACAACTAAAATGCATTGGGTAAATCATAAAAATCAACATTACCATAAAACAAATAAGAGAACCATTTTTGAAAAACGCCTATATTTGCACCATTATCTGTGCCTCTAGACGTTCTTATATTTTCTGACTGTGTTAAATTAGAGAACCCTGGAAACATACATGAAACATTCATCTGTGCTTTTCTAATATGCATAGGTATTGTGTTGTCTTTGTTTAATACTTTATTAAAATTTTGATAATAAGCAATTTTATCAATATCATCTTTATGTGTTACTTTTAATTGCACACGTAAATTATCATCTCTTGCGTTGAGTGTTCCAACATGAATTAAATTGGCATTAAATACAATAACATCTCCTTTTTTACAAGGCAAATTTACAAGATTACCATTAAAATCAATAAAGTATGAATATTGATTTTTATGACTTTCTGGAACAACACCCAAACATTTATCCATATCTTCCAAATAAACCAACATTGTATAGGATGGATGTTTTTGTCCTTCATTAAAAAAATCACCATTGTTATCACGATGACAAGTATGCACCGACGACTTTTTTATTATCCAAATATAATCTTGAAATATATAATCAGAACCTATTGATTTTATTAGTTTATTTAATCTTGTATGAGTTAATAAAACATCCTTGGTTGTTTTATAATTGTTGTCTAGACACAGGACATTTAACTTATATATTTCTTCATTTGTTAATACGTTTTTATAAATAGAAAAGCCATTTTTATCCAAATCGTTGTGGGTTGGTTTATAGAGCGGCACTTCTGAAAAAAATGCAGTAATGATTATCCATAATAAAAATAGGACTAACAGTATTGTGATGACGGTCAATGTTTTATATTTCATATATAATACATTGTTTCTTTGCTAAATTATGCAGTGCGTTTTAATCGTATTGTATTTACAATTAGTAATTATAATATTACAAATATAATTTCAACTGGTTTATTATGTTATTAATAGTTGTTATCGCAAATGCATTGTATTTACGTTTTTGCAAGACATACATAAGACCGTTCAGTGAATTGATAACAGAATTAGTTATAGGGCTTATATTTACATCAGATATTTCATTAATAACTTTCTGTATAGACGCAACAATAAAATAAACAGGTTGTCTTCGGTTAATAGAAAAAATTATATTATTCAAATCATTTATAATCATAACAACTTTTGATGAATTTGATATAGGAACAGGACTTGGAACAGGACTTGGAACAGGACTTGGAACAGGACTTGGAACAGGACTTGGAACAGGTACTGAAGGGTTAATTGGTAACACATTTGTTTGATATTGTCCCTGTACATTTCCTGGTGGACTTGTATTAAAAACAATATCTGCAGAAGTAGTTGCAGTATTTATAGAAATACTTATTGCGAAATTCGTACTAGAACCCCAAACTAAACATGTAAAATGTCCAGTTCCTGACGAAAATCCTGGTTTCATAAAATCGTAGGATGATATTTCATTATACCAAGAATCCACTGATTTTTTAAGAAGTATCATAACATCAACACCGTATCCCCGAAAGTAAGCCAAATTTTCACCGTATAAAGGATTTCCACTATGTTGAAATAAATTGTTTGTAATTAAATACTTTGACCATTTGTCGGATGCATTCATTATAGTTGTATCCCAAACTAAGGGTTGTGCTTGATGTAAACCTCTGTAATTATTAACATATGTGGTTATTTCAACGATTTGGTCGCTTGTCAAAACAGGTTGAATAATAGACATTATATATTTTATTAATATATTCCTAAATTTGCAGTCAATAATTAAAATATTACAGATGATACAACTGCATTTACAATAACAAAAAATACGTTTAATATAAAAATTCAAAATAAAGTTTTAGAATATATGGATACAAAAATTTGTTTTATAACAGCTATCTATGGAACTTATGAATCTACTTGTAAGAAATTTATAGAGCAAACTATACCAACAGATTTTATCTGTTTTACAGATAACCCCAAAATACTATCCAATGGTTGGATAATAGACACAACTCCTTATCATTTAGAAAATAAATCACCAATTGACACAGATAATTATATAAATTCTTTATCAAATAATAAACATTCTTTCAATAAAACAAAATATTATAAACAGGCTTTTAAAAATATACCGAGATTAAAACAATATGATGTTATAATCTGGTTAGACGGGACAATAGAAATCACAAATCCCGAAACGAGTGAATGGCTCACTGGTAAAATTTATACGCATAAGGTTATAGGCTGGAATCATGAATGGAGAAATGGTATATTGGTGGGTGAAGTTTTAGAATCCAGAGAATTAGAAAGATATAATTCTACATTCTGGAATAACCAAGCACAACCGTTTCAAGATGTAGTTGGACAATACAATTCATATATTGATGATGGTTTTGATAACCTATATTTTAGAAATAAATATCCTGAACACAAACCTTTTGGTGTGTGGATTACATGTTTTGTTGCATTTTTAAATAATGATGAATTTGTAACAAAGTTTTTAAATAATTGGTATTTACAAACACTGAAATATACTACGGAAGACCAGATAGGGTTTCCTTATATTTGTCAAAAAATGGACTTTGCGCCATACACTTTACCAGATAATGAGATTCAAGGGTTGGAGCCTCATATTAAAACAGACTTTTACACAAAATATGAGCATGGAATGTAAACAACAAAAGAATGGGCTTGGTTACCTCTATTCTAGAACCCTTCCAATTGACGAATTGTTTCATCGCAAGCAATCTGCTCTGCCTTCTTTTTAATTTTATGCTTACCTTCACCCAGGAACAAGAATATCTTACCATTTTCTGACATATATTGGTGTACTTCATTGTATGACGCAAACTGACTTAGTGGTACAGATTTGGAATGGTTTACACTATGAGTTGGTTGTCCCAAACACAGATAAACACCCATATGATATCCAATATCCGCATTATGCTCTTGAACCTCCATATAATGAGGAGTAACCTTAAATTCCTTCTGTATCTTAACTTGCAAAATATTCTTGAAGTTATCATCGTTCTTAATCAAATTAATCCAATCCACATGCTTCTCAAATACATTCTCTACGAATATCTGAACTAATTGGAAGCCAGGACCTGTAACAAATACATCTTTAAACCAACCATCCTCATCATTTACTTTAATTTTATTACAATCTAAAAATAGCGCACCAATAAACGACTCAAATAAACACCCTAACTTTTTAAGATTAGTACGTGTCTGTTTTGACTCTGCGTGTTTAGAGAGAATAAACCATTTATGAAGTCCCATTTCATAAGCAATCTTACCAATAGCTTCGTTCTTAACTAGTGCGATCTTCTTCTCTGTCATAAACCCTTCATTTTCTTTTGGAAAACGGCGATACAAATAGTATTTAGTAATACACTCTAGTACACCATCACCAACGAATTCTAGACGCTCATTAGATTTAGTATAAAGTGGCAAGCAATCATCAGGTTTAGGCGCAATTATAATATTGTTTTGTTCATTTTCTAGGTTTGGACGTTTAATATAAGAGCGATGAATAAATGCTCTTTTGTAGAGTTCAAAATTATTAATTTCAACGCCTAGACCATACGTTTTTAGGAACTGTTGAATGCCGGAATCATTGATTGGTTTATTTAGGGGATTGTATGGATCAAACACATAAATCTCTGCTCCATTAGCACCGTTTTCAATACGAATGTCATCATCCATATTCATGTTATTTTTAAAATAAAATGAATATTGAACTAGTATATAATGGAATCAATTTTCTATATTCTTTTTTTTATTATTATCGTGAATTTATAAAAATATATTTAGTAAATATATAATCTAGATATGTCAACACCTAGTAGCGCTTTTCGTTCATCAAATCGTTCCAGCATGGGAAGCAATGTATATACATCTCAACAACAAGGTGGTGGAAGCAAGAAGGCAGGATTTGCTTACCAAGTTGGCCGCGAGTCATGGTCTAATATTTTCATTAACGGCTCTGCACCCGTTTTAAGCAATGGTGGTTGCTGCTCATTAAGATCATTGCAATTCACCAAGAACCCCAATGTAAGCCAATCCCGCTCAATTGGTTCTACTACCGCCAATAACAGATATTTCCATATTCCCGGAACACGTTAATATATTAGATAATATATTTTAAGAAACAATATAATGTTTTCACTTACATTATATTATTTATGCGTATTATTATTGATTCACGAGAGCACGCACTTTATGAAAAGTGTCGGGAAATACTTAGCAAACAGACGTTTATTTTTAAATTAGTTTTAGTACAACAAGAATTAAAAATAGGTGATATTTTAATTCAAACACCTGATGAAAACGATATTCTATTGATAGAGCGAAAATCATTTGCTGATTTGTTGTCATCTATTAAGGATGGCCGTTATGAAGAACAATCACATCGGCTGTTAAACACAAGCAACCTTCCACCCCATTCTATTATTTATTTGCTTGAAGGAATGTTTTCTCAAGTCTACAATTCTAGAGATAAACAAGTTATTTATTCTGCTATGACAAGTATGAATTATTTTAAGGGTTTTAGCGTTTATCGTGTTTCTAGCACTCAGGAAGCTGCTGAATGGTTACTGTTTACTGCAGCTAAATTAGATAAAGAATTGGAAAAAGGTAAACATCCTTACTATTTTAGTACACCTTTCATGAATATATTTCAAATAAAACAAGAAAAACGTGCAACAATGTTTATTTCGGATACTGCTACTAGAAACAATAATTATGTTGATTGTGTAAGACCTGCAAATTTTATTGTACCCGACCAAGTTAGTGAAAACAAATTAGTTGAAACATCTAATGTTGAAATACAACCACCGAATTATTGCAATTTCGTTAAGAAAGTGAAAAAAGATAATATCACCCCAGAAAACATTGGTGAAATTATGTTGTGTCAGATTCCTGGTATTAGTTCTGTAACTGCCATTACAATTATGAAACAGTTTGGAACATTTCCAAAATTAATAACGGCGTTACAAGAAAATCCCCAATGCTTAGATGGTATGGCATGTGAAACTGCGAATGGTAAGAGTCGTAAAATAAGTAAGTCGTCTATTGAAAACATTCATAAATTTTTTATTGGGAAAGAAACCTAGACCAATACAATAAAAACTAGGCCAATACAATAAAAACTAGGCCAATACAATAAAAACTAGGCCCATTCAATCTTAACCAATACATATTTTTGTGGTCCGTCGTCTGTTATAAAAGCTGTTTGTATTTTACTATCTACAAAAACAGATTGTAACCTAGTTAATAACGAATTTAAATACGTTTCGCTGTATTCATAACATTTCCTCTGATACAAAAACCTTCCTGATAAATTCTCATTTAATAATTCTTGTACTATTGTTTTAAATTCTTCTTCTATCATTTTTGCTAGACGTATTCTTTCGGCTTCCATATGCTCTAGATACATTTTTTTAAGATCTTCGCGTGTTATTTTCATTTATTGTATTTATAAATGAAAATTTTATATTGATTTTATTGAAACAAGATTGTAAATGATTATATAATATCTCTGGGCATTGGTCCATTATTATCTATAGGCATAAACGCTGTCTTTGGTTGAAACAATATAGGTTTTGTTACAGCATTTTCCTCGTATTTGCCAGTATCTATCATTTTTTGTGTTAATTCTACTCCACCCCAATTAGAGTCCATTGGATTGTCACTAAATTGTGTTTTATTTGTAGAGTAATGTAATACATCTAAATCTGTTAATACACCAACGTATTGACCATGGGGGTCAAAACTAGAATAATTGCCAGCATTATAAGGAGGATTATCGTCATTAGAGTTATCGTATTTAACTATATTCGTATTCAAAGGCATTTGTTTAGATAATGTTGAATTGTTTATATCACTGATAGCAGATGGGGGTGGTGAATAATGTTTGCTTGTGTCACTAATAGATAAAGGGGGGAAAGGATTTTTCTTATTAATATCGGTTATTGTTGGCAGACCACCTTGTTGGTCAAAAGGACTTGGTCTAACCCGGTATACATCCTGACCCTGGGCGTTTGTTTCTTCTTGTAAGTAAAGAACAGGGCATTTGTTTCCTAATTTTCTTTGCGCTTCTAAATAATAAATATATTCATCTAAATTAGCAAAGGGTATAGGATTTGTCTCATCAGTAGGTTTAGATGAATTGTATAATAATAATGCGTTTCCTTTCTTTATCAACATATCCGGGCAGTTTGAATTTTGGTTCTCCATCTTTTCAACAGTTATCTTGCCATTGTATTTATCGTAGGTAGTCTTAACATTAGAATTAAAAATCCAATATAATCCTGCTAAAAATACAATGATTAAAAATAAGAAAAATAATAATCGGATACTTTTCATATATGATTTGTGATATATATAATAACTAGGAAAAAGAATTTGAATGATATTTAGAAAACAATTTATTTCTAGCATTAATATATATGCAACGTAAAACAAGAAAAAATAGAAGTAATAAAACACAAAAGAAACACGCTGCTGTAGTAACAATTGGATTAATTTATGCTAATTGGTGCGGTCATTGTCAATCATTGAAGCCTGAATGGAAGAAGATGAAATATAATGTTATGAAAACGCCATCTTATAAAAGTGGCAATTACAAATTTATGGAGATTGAGGATGCGGATAAATCTAAAGACTCAAAAATTAATGCTATTAATTCTCGTTTACAAGGCGGGAAATTAGAGGCAAATGGATACCCCACTATTTTTAAAATACATGGTGGTAAAGTACACTATTATGAGGGAGAGCGTAATGCACATGGCCTACAGGGTTGGTTTTTGGGACAAAATCATCAATCAAATGAAAAAGAAATGGAACAACCTGCTGTCAACGGAGTTCAAGGGATATTTCAACGCATGTTTGGTGGCAAAACTAAAAAGAATAATAAGATGAAAAAGAGAATTCGTGGTGGTAAAAATCCTTATCCTGCTGGAACTGATGCTTATAATTGTTATGAAGCTGGTGGTAGTTGGAACGGAAGTCGCTGTGATTAAAAAAATATACTTATTACAACAAATAACAATTATTAAAAATCTCAAAAAATTGATTTAAATAATCAGCTTAATTATTTAAATCAAACCTAATAAACGTAATAAGACATATACTTAAAATGAACAGCACAAAGCAACTTATTAAAAAACCTAAGCCTATGGTGAAAAAGTATTTTCGTTTGTTTGACTTCAATTCATATGATGAAGTTGTAGTATCAGAAGATTCTGGTTCTGGTTCGGATAGTGAGCCAGGTAAGTTTAAAAAGCGCAAAGATGATAAGGTATTTGTTATTCAGATGTTCGGTGTGAATGAATCTGGAGAGACATGTTGTATCTATATTAAGGATTTCCAACCATTCTTCTTTATTCGTGTTGGGCAAAAATGGACACAATCTGACGCAGGCGCTCTGGTTCGTGAGATCCAAGGCAAGCTAGATAAAAAGTATGCAGATTCTATTGTTTCCTATGAACTTGTGGAGTACAATAAGCTGTATGGGTTCACTGCGGGGAAAAAGGATAAGTTCGTTCAGCTTACCTTCAAAAACACAGAGGTAATGAATCGGGTAAAAAACTTGTGGTATACTTACGTTCCAAATAAAACGGACCCCACGATTCAAGAGCGTAAGAAAATAAAGTTCATGTTTCAAGGTGTTTCTTTAGAACTGTATGAGTCTGGTAACATTCCTCCTCTACTTCGGTACTTCCATGTTCATAATGTAAGTCCTAGTGGATGGATTTCGTTTTATCTGAACAAAGTACTTCGCCCGCCTATGCAAACAACAACTTGCAATTTTGAATATATATGTCCTCTGAAAGAAATCACTCCAGAGCCAACCAAAATAGACCGTGTTCCATTTAAAATCTGTAGTTTTGATGGTGAAATGAGCAGTAGTCACGGTGACTTTCCTGTTCCCGTAAAGACCTACAAGAGACTGGCAACAAACATTGTAGACACCTTTACAAAACGTGCACAGTTTGTAAATGACGTAGGTCAAGCCAGGATAATGTTAGAAAAGATTATTTTAACAGCATTTGGATATGATAAATTCCAAGACATAGATATTGTTTATCCTAAAATCATGCCTTCCAAAGAGCGTGTAAAGCATCTTATGAAGATTCTTATGGATGAAACCATTGAGAATGCGAAAAAGGCAAATACAGAGGAAGACAATTCTGTGTTGCTCCGGATTGATGATATGTTTGAGAATATGAACGAAGCGCAAAATCAGGTTAGTGAAAATGCGTCAGATGAGATTCTCATGGTACAAGATGAAGATGCTGGTTCCGATGATGAAGACAATGCTCGCAAATCGGCTTTTAATTATAAGAAGCCTAAGAAGGTAGCGAATGAAAAGATTCTTGATGTATTGATGAATTTCTCAACAAACAAAGATGACCCGAACCGATTAGCCAGAGATGAAAAAATCCAAATTACAAACGATGTGCTAACACGTCTGTTTCCTAGATTAGAAGGTGATAAGGTAACATTTATTGGTTCAACATTTATGCGATATGGTGAGTTAGAACCCTATTTAAATCATTGTATAGTTCTTGGCTCATGTGACCCAGTAGAAGGTGCTGTTATTGAACCGGTTAATGATGAGAAAACACTACTGTTACGATGGACAGAGTTGATGCAAAAAGAGAATCCAGATATTGTTATTGGTTATAATATATTTGGTTTTGATTATGAATTCTTGTTCAGACGTGCTGAAGAGAATGAATGTGTGCATGATTTTATGCAACTATCTAGGAAGATTGGTGAGCTAGCTGCCAAACCAATAAAAGATTCGCCAGGAAAATATGATATTGAAACAACAAAGATTGCTATTGCGAGTGGTGAATATAATTTAAGGTATTTTAAAATGACTGGACGTTTACAGATAGATATGCTTGCCAGTTTCAGACGTGAGTTTATTCTATCGTCTTATAAACTAGATGATGTGGCGGGGTTGTTTATTAGCGACGATATTAAGCGCAGTGAACACGTAGTCCACGAGCGGTTCGGTGAAGTAACTGAGCTTTATAGTCAAAATTTGATGGGAATCAATACCAACGATTTCATTCACATTGAGATTACAGGGTATACTTCAGAATACCACAAGAAAGGAAAGAAGTTCCGTGTTTTGGACATTCAACGAGATAGAGAAGTTGTTGAAATGGTAAAGGGCCAAGAGAAAACTAATAAATATAATGTATTGGTTATCCAGGGTCACGAAGACTTTGAAAAGGGTAAATCTATCAAATGGACTATGGCAAAGGATGATGTATCACCTAAGGATATCTTCCGACTTGCCAACGGCTCTTCTTCAGATAGAGCTATTGTTGCAAAATACTGTATTCAGGATTGTAACCTCGTTCATCACCTGATAAACAAAATAGATTCTATTACTGGTTATTCTGAGATGGCTAGTATTTGTTGTGTTCCGATTAACTTCCTTATCTTCCGTGGTCAAGGTGTTAAGTTGATGAGTTTCGTCGCTAAGAAATGCCGTGAAAACAACACACTTATGCCTGATTTGGAAAAGTCCAATGATTTTGACCGATATGAGGGTGCAATTGTATTGCCCCCCAAATGTGGAATGTACATTGATAAACCCGTAGCTTGCGTTGATTATTCATCACTTTATCCATCTGCTATGATCAGTCAAAATTATTCACACGATAGTTTGGTATGGACCAAGGAGTATGACTTGGAAGGAAAACTCATCCGGGAAAAGGGTGAAAAGAATGCTGCTGGTAAATTTATTTATGATAATCTGCCCGAATATGGATATATTGATGTTGAATATGACAATTTCAAGTACATCAAGATTGGAAGCGCAGTAGCTAAAAAGACAAAAGTGGGTAAGTTTGTCTGCAGATGGGCACAGCTTCCTGATAATAAAAAGTCTATTCTGCCTGCTATTTTGGAGGAGCTACTGAAAGCTCGTTCTGATACGCGTAAACTTATTAAGACCATAAAGGACCCCTTTATGCAAAATATCTTGGATAAGCGTCAGCTAGCTTATAAGGTTACTGCGAACTCACTTTATGGACAGTGTGGTTCTAGAACATCCGCCTTTTATGAGAAGAATGTTGCTGCGTCAACAACAGCAACAGGTCGTATGATGATTACTTATGCGAAACGTATTATTGAGGAGGTTTATGGTAATATGGTTTACAATACCCAATGCGCTGGTCCTGTTAGAACTAGGGCCGAGTACATTTATGGTGACACAGATTCCGTGTTCTTTACGTTTAATCTAGAGAACTCTGAAACTGGTGAGAAAATTATTGGAAAGCAAGCTCTAGAGATGACAATTGAGATAGCACAAGATGCTGCCAAATTATGCAGTCAATGGTTGAAAGCACCTATGGAACTAGCTTATGAGAAGACACTTTGGCCGTTCTTCCTGCTTTCTAAGAAGCGTTATGTTGGTATACTCTATGAAGAAGACCCGAATAAGGGCAAGCTTAAGTTTATGGGACTTCCTTTAAAACGTCGTGATTCGTGCGATTTAATGAAGGATATTTATGGTGGTGTGTTGGATATCCTGATGAAAAGCACTGACATGGGTGCCGCAATCAAATTTTTAGATACGAGTCTGAATAACTTGATTGCTGGTAAAGTAAGCATGGATAAATTAGCAATTACTAAGGCTCTTCGTAGTGATTATAAGAACCCCGATTCCATTGGTCACAATGTATTGGCTGAGCGAATTGGTAAGAGAGACCCTGGTAATAAGCCGAAATCAGGTGACCGTATTAAATTCGTATTTATTGTGAATGATGATAGGAAGGCATTGCAAGGTGAGAAAATGGAGACACCTGAGTTTATTATAGAAAACAAGCTGCCGATTGATTATAATCACTACATTACGAATCAGATTATGAAGCCGCTATTACAGTTGTTTGGACTAGATGTAGAGAAGATATGGAAGGTATTGGGTAAGCATTCTGCTATCAAAGAATACAAGAAACAGATAGAAAAACTAGAAGAAGACTTCCCAGATTTAGAGATATTTATGAAGAAGAAGGAGAAGTTCTGTGCGGCAAAAGTAAAAGCACTCTTGTTTGATAAGGTCTTGGAGAAGATTTATAATGAGAAGAATAATATTCAACAGATTACCTCATTCTTTAGCAAGAAATAAAATATAAGGTTCTAATATACACATTTTTTTATAATGTCAATGTCAATGCATGGTCTTGTTAGCAGAAGGGTAACTAACAGAATTACCCAAATGAATAATCGTTTAGCTGAGTTTGCTACACCAGTTATGCGTAATTATGATTTATATGTTTACAGAAACCTAGTTGTTTCTGGTAATGGTGGAATTAAAGGCGATTTTACAGTAGATGGTGATGAAAGAGTTGATGGAGATGTGAAAGTAGGTGGTAATGTCAATGTGGACGGATATGTTCTTGCCAAAACTTTCTTACCTGGACAAATAATTAACTTAGCAATTTTAGGCAATACCCAAGTGCCTTACATGACTAGTGTTAATAATCCACAGTTTAAAGTCCTTACTGGTGCGGGTGAGCAAGTAGTATTCGAATATAATTATACTCCGCTTTCTTTACAATCAAACATTATAATTGATTTTAACTCTGTGTATTCAACACAGGGATTCAATGGTGATAGCTTTACTGGTTATTTATATGTTGACAATACAATGGTTGGGCGAAGTTATCAATATTGGATTAATCAGCCTGGTGGTGGTACAAGAAGTGGTACTTTGTTACCAATTTCTGGAACATACACAAATTCAGCTTTAACAACTATTACTATTTCTTTAAGAATTGTTAACCAAGCTAATGATCCATTAGATATTGATAGTGATAAATCAACATGGTTAAAGATTACTGAGGTTGGACGTTAAACAATAATTTTATTTATTTGTAATAAAATTATTATGGTATCAATAAACAGTCAATTCCATCATTAAATCTATCAATGCATTCTGAATAACCAAGTTCTTCCATGCAATATGTTTTAATATCAAATTTACTTTCTTCATGATACTCAGGATATTGTTCACAAATGTTTTTAAACATAATTTTAGCAGCAATACCTTTCTCAAATTGCATATTTTCATAATAAATAACAGGTCGGCATTTACGAATCATTTCCAGTCCCTTTGAAAATATAAAATTTTCTGAACCCTGTGCATCACAGTGTATGAAACCAATATTTTCTAGGTTCATGCTATCAATTGTAGTTAATTGTATAGTTTCTCCGTTTTTTCCAAGTCCTATTCCACCAAAATTACATCCCTGTTCTATCTCTTCTTCATAACGTTTTTGAACATTACCACCCCAACCATCAAGATCAATATCATTCATATTTCCTATTCCGTCATAACAAAACACCCCCTTATTATGTGGTACAATTTTATCTTGTAACCCATTCTGATTAATATTTTGAACCAATAGCTTGTATAAATTCTTCTGTGGTTCATAAACCTGAATTTTTTGACCAGGATTGAGAAAGGATGCATAAACAACTGTGCTTGTTCCACAATGTCCACCAATTTCTAAAATATTGCGATTAGGGTCTATATAATCTTTCAATTTCCACAATGTATCTTCATCCCAATATTCGTTTTCACGAAACGATGTTCCTATAAAAAGCTCGTTCTGATAAAGCGTTATTTTACCAAAATGCGTATTGTAAGTATATGTATTATCGCTCATAATAATAGATATATTTATTATTTGTTTATTATACTTCTGTATAAATATAATAATGTACTATTAAATAAATAATCATAACTCAATTGATTTACTTCGTATTGATATGGTGCTTCTCTAACCCAAATATTACATATGTATTTAATACCAGATTTTACTGGATTCCCTCCGTGTAATGCTTTTGGATGACAACACATGTTTGATTTATCCAATGGATGAAAAACTACTGCGGTATTACGTTTTGGTTTTACACTTAGATTTAAATGTGGAAACCATGTTTCCCCTCCTTCAAAATCTTCATTCAGATAAATTAGTGTTGTTAAAACACGATGTCCTCCTTGAGAAAGAAAATCGGGGTCATAAAAAGGAAAACTATCATGATGTTCTTTATAAAAATTATCTTTCTCATATTTCACAATTTGCATATCTTCACAGTTCTCAAATTTTAAATTTTGTTCATTACAAATGCTTTGTATTAAATCTTTGATAACTGGATTTTCCTTTGGCATCCATGCTGTTTGACTTTTACGTACTACGCCGTCCACTACATTTTTCAATCCACCACCAACAACGCTTGGTGAAAATCTAGTACTTGCAAATTGTAATATGTCCCTATTTTGTTTCTCAGTTATTATATTGGGTACTATTTTTGGCGGTATATATTCTGAATTTATATCTGCTAAACCCTGTTTCTCAATTACTGTTTTAATTCTTCCGTAATTTAATATTAAAAATAAAATAAACAACAATACAATAAATAAAAATATATACTTTAACATTCTTTATATATTTTTAATAAATAAATTTTTCAACAGTGTTTATCTAAATATTGAAGAATTACAATGTTCTATAAACTCAATAAATCATTGCATAAATTTTTGCAGTTAGGAGAACCTAACCCTGTTGTTAAATCGTATTTTGCACCAGCATTATAGGTTGTTAAAACGTTTGAATTTCCAGCAACAGACCCCTTGTTTGAGCCTATCGCAACATCATAGAAATCATTGGCATATTTACTTGAGGGATATATTGTCTTATATAAATATTGTTGAACGTTATTTGGTGGAGGCACATAAGACGCTGGAACTGAAACGTTAGGGGTCTTTGAATATACAGTAGTCAATGCACCCTTCCCTGCATTGAACCGTTGTTGATTAGCTAAAGATAAAATGCCAGCAAACAATGGTGCTGCAACTGATGTCCCGCCAAATGAATACCATGTTCCTTTGTATACAATATAAACACCCGTATTTTGGTTTGCTACCATACTAACATCTGGGATAGCACGCATTGTGCGCTCAATTCCAATAATATTTTGCTGATAAGTAGGTTGAAATACACTTGTTGCGTACCCACACCCAGCACTATTCCATGTATACTCTGTTCTAGGAGTTGAGATGTTGGGTGTCCAAAGTAAAGTCGTTCCACCAACAGATATGCAGTTAGACATAACAGAAGGCCATGAAGCATTATTTGAATCTCCTGAAGCAGCACAATAGCAAATATTTGTATTTGTAAAACGATTGTTATATGATAAAAAACCAGTAGAATCATTTAAACCCCATGATATAGAAAGCACATCGGCTTGTAATGTTCCTGTTGCATAATCAACTGCGGCAATCAGATCACTAACTAAATCCGATTTGGCTTCTACTACCCAAATATTTGCATTTGGATTCATTGTGCAGACCATTTGGAGATCCAAACATTCTTCTTGTGCCCAACCAGCATTAAATGTTGCACCAGGCATCGTATAAACATTTACTTTTGGTGGTGTAGAATTAGGACCAAAATTAATATTGTTTTGCCAATATGTTTTTAAATCAGCTAAAAGTCCAGGATATGTAAACGCAATAATAATAGCAATTTTAACCTGTTTTTTACCAGAAGCAACTGGTACTGATTCTACATTATACAAACTAAGTAATTGTGACCCATTGAACATTTGTGGTGGGAACGAAGGGTTTAAATTTGCATTTGTTGCGAAAGGATTAATATAAGTATATGGGCTTGCAAAATTTTTCATAAGTGGCTCCGCAGGACTATTTGTTAATAAATTGGTTGGAGCACCAATGTTATATAACCTGAAAAAGATATCGTAACGTGTAGACATTACAATATATATATTGTATATATATTATACCAATAATGACTGTTTCATTATTTCAGACCCATATAAAAAATTCGCTCGTCTATAGAGTTGAATAGCTACCTCTTTTTCTCTGAATCCATTAACATGCGACCATTTTCCTGGAGTTTTTGATTTGTAATTACGGAAAAACCAAAGAATATTGTCAAGTGTATCTGCAGGTAGTCTATTTAAATCATCTATTGTTTCATAATCTTCTTCCAAAACACATAGGATTTTTTCATCCATACCTTTCTCATCACTCATTATTAATACTCCTACAATGTAGACGTCGTATTTTTTATCTTTCTCTATTTTTTTATCTGTTATAATAAGTGCATCCAATTCATCACCATCTAAAGCTAATGTGTTTACTATAAATCCATAACTATATGGATAATAGTATGGGTATGGCAGAACACGGTCAAGTTCTAAGGTATTTGTTTCTTTATTAATTTCATATTTCATATTGCTGTCCTTCTCAATCTCAATGTAAACCGTAACCTTGCGGTCCATTTTATTATATATAAACCACTATTTTAATTATATTGACTAAACGTGTATTTTACAAAATAAATGAGTTAAAAATATGTCGGCTTTTATATATAGATTAAGAAAGAAGTTATGTTCTTTAAAATATTAATGTTCATAGTGTTTTGCGGCCAATCTATCTGTTATACACCACAATTAGAATGCTCTGGTTTAACATTTGGTAAATGTTTAACTAGAAACTATTGTGGAATACTAGATACTGGTGCACACTTATGTTTACCTTGTCCTGCTGGGAACCTATGTCCGGGTGATGGATATATTTACCACGCAGAACAACTAAACAAAAAATATTTAGAATCATCAAATGGTTCCTATATTGTTTCCAACACAAATCATTATGTTAGGGAATTAAAGAGATTTAAAAAGTTTAAAAAAATTATAAAAATAGCTAAAGTTGGGTTAAAGATAGCTGCTATTGTTAAAACTGGTGGAATAGCTGGCTTAAAAGCAGCAGCAGCTGCAAAGGCCAAAGAGCTGGCAATAAAAAAGGGAATACAATGTTTAAAGAATGGTCTGAGCAATTTTTGCAATGGTAAGAAGAAAGGTGGAATAAAACTAAAGATTAAACCTAAACTTGGTTCTATTAATAAAGGTGCGACCAAGGTTATAAAACATGTTAGTAAGGCAAATAAGAATGCGCGACGAAGACAACCCTTAACCAAAAAAAAATCACCTGTAAAACCAAAAAGAACTACCAAGACTAAACCGACAAAAGTGTCTAGTAAAACAAAAAGAAAAGGAAAGGGAAAGGGAAAATCCAAGGCAGGAAATATTAAAAAGAGGCATATAAAGACCAAACCAGGAAACCAACGACCATCTAACAGACCTGTTTCTGCAAAATGTAGCAATGTATTTGATAGTATTGCAGATAAAGTTAATAATGTTACTAGACATGTAGTTAACAAAGCAGTTAATAAAGGTAGAGATTGGTTAAAGAAAAACGTGGGCGGAAATAATCCAAATTGTGTTAAAACCAACGGTGCGATTGCTAGGCAACCTAGTAAACGTGATGTTGCTAGGCAACCTAGTAAACGTGATGTTGCTAGGCGACCTACCAAAGGTGATGTTGCTAGGCAACCTACTAATTTAAGAGGGTCTAGGTCGTCTCCCATAAGTTCTAATGACGATACACCAACTAATCCAGTGTCTGATGATTCGCCATCTGAACAACTTCCCAGATTTCCCGCTCCCGCTCCTGTTCCTTTTAAAAGAGTTTCAAAACCTATAAGACAAATTAATCCTGTTAATGCTGAACCAACTTCAGAACCAATATCTATTCGTAATAAGGTTAAACCAGGAAGGACACATTTAATCAATTCACCCAAACCTCTTCGCAAACATCCTGTTTCTGGGACTGATGACACAATCCTTACTACAAGACCAATTCGTACAAGACCCGTTGTTAAACAGGTAAGCGATGACGCAGTTCCTACCACAATGCCTCTCCGAAAAAGACGTGTTAATAAAACAAGGGCACCTCTAAGTGATGATGTTGTTCCTACTACAATTCCTCTTCTTACAAAAAGACCTCTTCGTGAAAGACCTATTCGTGAAAAAAATGCTCCCGTAATTAATGACTTGATTCCTACACAAATACCTATTCGGACAAGAGTTGTCCGAACAACAAGACCTACCCGAATACCAATAGTACCTCCAACGAAAATACCTACTGTGCGTCCTAGTCTAGGTCCTACTTCAGACCCTACTGTACATCCTAGTTTAGTTCCTACTATGAGACCAAGTAGGATTCCAAGTGCTAGTCCAACTAGGGTTCCAACTGTTAGTCCAACTACACTACCTAGTGTACGACCAAGCGTTCAACCAACAATGATTCCTACAAATAAACCCATATTAGCAACCATACAATCACCAACAATGATACCAATAAGTTGGGCTGTTTTCTCCACTGCTCCTGTTCCTGCAACAAGTTTCTTACCAACACGCGTTCCAACATTATCAATGTTTACTATGACAACACCTAATCCTACTGCTCTTAAATCTTCTACACCAACTTTATTACGTTCAGTTTCTTTGCCTATTTCAGCAACAAATCAACCATCGTTGATTCCAACTTTGGTTCCAATAGCATCTCCAACATTGGTTCCAACGGCATCTCCAACATTGGTTCCATCGTTGGTCGCAACTAACATGGCAATATCACCTACTTTGTCACCAACCAATGCCGACATGGGTTCATCTTCTACAAAAAGCGTTTCTGAATCAAAAAACAATGGGATTTCAAGTGGAACTATATCTGCTGTTATAGCATGCATTGTTGTAGTTATAATATTAATTAGTGTATGTGTTTACATATTAACCCGCAAGACAACTAAACCAAGCCCATTTGAAAGATGGACATCTCACTATTCCAATAAAAACCAAGAGTCAATACAATCAGTAAATGATGATATACATCATTTTTATAACAGGACTCCAAGACCTTCTATAAGTCCTAATCCTGTATTTACACCACACATTTCTGCAAATCCTTCATACAGAAATTCTCAAATGGGCGGACAGTTAGGCTCTCAAAGAAATTCATTAAGATTGTCTCTTCCAAAGAGAAACCAGCAGCAAAATTATGTATTATAATTTCTAATAAGACAATGCATAATTTATATAAGATGTGTAAGATGTAAATAATTACCAGAAACGTCGTTGTAAACAACAGGAAATTCAAAATCAAAAGTAAGATTTTGAGATAAATCTGTTTCAGAATAATATTGGTCAATAATGCTCATCAAACTATTAGATATTCTATTACGAAGAGTATTTTGTAATTCTTCATCTGTTAATGATTGGTCGTTTTGTTGTGGTGTATTGTTTGTAGAATAATCACGAATGTCATATCTACAAACAGGACACCTTACATTTACTTGAAACCAGTTATAAATCTGTTCTCTATAAAACGTATGTCCACAATGTCTTATTTTACATACACGATCGCCTTCCTGAAAGTCTTCTAACACAATAGGGCAACGTGTATTTGTATTGTTTACAATATCGTCTATTGAAAAATCGTAATCAATTGTGGCTGAATGAAATTGCTCATTCGTTGGTCTAACTATTACATTTTCATTAAAAGTGTTAATTGGAGTATCTTGTCTATTCACACGATTTATATATGGTAATATTCTAGAATAATAATAATAGTAATCGGTATCGTTACGACGTTCGTTAGTCGGAGCTCTTCTATTTGTAGAATTTGTATTGCTCGCCAATAAATGAATTGTTTGCAATATTATTCGCGTGTTGTCTTGATAATCTCTTATGTTTGTATTGTATGAATATACAACTTCTCTAAGAAGAGCGATTATTTCTTCATTATCATTGGTTCTTCCCGTTCTAGTTCTTGGCGTATTGCTTCTATTTCGGTTATTGTTTTGGAGTCTAGTTAACTCTTGTAATAATCTATATAGTTCATCTTGTCCATTAAAACCGTTAAAACCGTTAAAGGTGTTATCCATCTATCTGAATAATATAAAGATAATTATCTATATATTCTTATAGAACAATAATTAATTAAAATGGATTTATCCAAGTACAAAGACAAAGGGAAGATAGGATTAGAAAACCTGGGCAATACCTGTTTTTTGAATTCATGTATGCAAGTTCTAAATCATACCTACGAATTAAACCATTTTTTAGATTCGGAAAAACATAAACGCACGTTTAAAGAGGACCTACCAGACGCAAGTATATTGATTGAATGGGATGATTTACGTAAGGTTATGTGGAGCGGTAATGGTATCGTTAGTCCGAATCGGTTTGTCCATAATGTTCACAAGATTGCCAGCATTAAAGGTCGTGATATATTTACGGGTTGGGCACAAAACGATATGTCTGAATTCTTATTGTTCTTTATGGATTGTTTGCACAATAGCATTTCCCGAGGTGTAAATATGAAAGTTTCAGGCAACCCTGAGAATAATGTAGATAAGTTGGCAATTGCTTCATATAATATGTTAAAAACCACATATTCAAAGGAATATTCTGAAATTATGGATATGTTTTATGGAATTTATGTTTCTGAAATTATATCAATAAATGGCTTAGTTCAACACGTCGTTAAACCTGAAAGTTTTTTTATATTGGATTTGCCAATATTAGATGGAGGTAACTTAGCAGGTGATATACATGACTGTTTTAAATATTATATTAAACCCGAGGTTTTAGAAGGTGATAATGCATGGTATAATGAAAAAACAAAGAGAAAAGAAGACATTAAGAAACAAATATCATTTTTTAACTTTCCAAAAGTATTGGTTATCACATTGAAAAGATTTAGTCCAGACGGGCAACGCAAACTAAATTCATTAGTAAAATTCCCTTTAGAAAATCTAGATTTATCACCTTATGTACGTGGTTATAATAAAGAATCTTATAAATACGATTTATTTGGAGTATGTAATCATATGGGTGGAGTAATGGGCGGACATTATACAGCATACGTTCGCAATTCAGAGAATCAATGGCTACATTGCAACGATAGGAATGTAGACATTGTACATAACCCAGAAATAATTATTGCTCCAATGGCATACTGTTTATTTTATCGTAAAAAAAATAACTTGGTATAATATAATAGATATATTATGGATTATAGTCAATTAATACCTCCTAATTATAATGTGAATGAACAATTTGAGACAACAGGCAAAAATAAACAATACGATGTATATGATGACCCAAATACATTTGAAGGATTTTTTTATGCTATTTTTAATAAGTCCAATATAATTATGATTTTATGGTTTTTAGCAATATATTTCATTGCATATTATTTGTTAGGTTTTGTCTTTAATAAAGCAGAGCCCGTTGTTAATTATCAGCTAAATATTAGTAGAACTATTGATATTATAGCGTTATTATGTGTTCTAACCGCATTGTTTGGATATGGTGGATTATCTAGTGACGACCAAATAAAATATGCAGAAGACACAACAGAATATTTTAAGAAGGACATGACGTCATTTGGTGCCATTATAGTTCAAATGATATCCATTACAATCTTTTATGCTATTGTTTTTGTATTTAGAGTCCCTATGGAGAGGGACAATAAGCCCATCACAGTTTCAATAATAGAGACATCTATGTGGTTATATTTAATAATTCAACTTTTTTCTGTATTTTTTAAATACGCATTAGGTGCTTCATTATATGATGTGCTTTCTAATTATTATAATTGGGACAAATTACCTGATTATGCGCCTGTTCCTTCAAAACCTGTGGAACTATCTCGCACTACCGGTAATGTGAAAGCTTATGGTAATGTTAGTCTAGTTGGGAATGTGTCATTCTCTCAGCCCACGCAAAAAGATGAGGTATTTAATATTTCTAATAACTTATATACTTATGATGATGCCCAGGCTATTTGCAAGGCGTATGGTGCTAAATTAGCAAATTATGACGAGATAGAAGATTCGTATAAGAAAGGAGCTGAATGGTGTAATTATGGTTGGTCAGCGAATCAAATGGCATTCTTTCCTACACAAAAATCAACATGGTCTGCGTTGCAAGAAACAGATAATAATAAAAATGATTGTGGTCGTCCAGGTGTTAATGGTGGATTTTTCGGTAACCCTTACCTTAAATTTGGTGTAAACTGTTTTGGAAAAAAACCTAAGGCATCCGATGATGAGCTTGCTCGTATGAAACAGTTAAATGATAAGATATATCCTAAGAAACCAAAGGATTCTGTTATTGATAGAAAAGTGGAATTCTGGAAGGAGAATGCTGATAAAATGCTAGTATTGAATTCTTTTAATAAGAATGATTGGTCGGAATTTTAATAGGGGGAACCACCGGTTCCCCCTTACCCCCTCCCTGTCCTTCGGGGGAAGATTATAATTACTTGCCTTTTCCATCATAAGATTTTTTCATGGAAAAAGCTGTTATAATTGTTCTTTGATTCCGAAGGATGAAGCTTAGCGGTAGATAAAACTGAGCGGTGTATAATGCTGAACTTATATTACAAAAATGTGTAATATAAATCCTTTATGCTTTCTTTGTCTTACTGTTTTTAGGCTTATAGTATTTCTTTCTTGTCCCCGAATATGGTTTTACTGTAGATACTGACCCCAATAATTTATCAAATAATTGGTCATCCATAATTGAGAATTTATTGAATTTCGGGAGAACAACATCATGTGAGAAAATAGTAGGCTCTAAATATAAGCCTGCTGGTATTCCTAATTCATCAAAACGACTAGTTCCACCTTCTATTGTTCCTCCTAAAATCATGCGTTTATTGTTTTCTTTTATTAAATGTCGGCGCATTGGGAAAACAGCAGATACAATATCATTATTCGTATCTTTAATAAATTCATATTCTGATACTAATGACGTAGTCATATTTTCCATTCTATATATTAATGTGTTATTTATTTGTGGTATGTTCTCTTTATTGTTTAATCGGACCATGGTCTTTTGCCATCGGCCCATGGGTCGATGGCAAGAATCCTATTAGCAGCTTTACTAGGCGCCTCCGAAACTGCTTCCCCGAATCTTTCCATATTTTTACGATTTGGAATTATGTTTGGAATTCTACTAATTTTTGAACCAACAGTTCTAGAAACTAAAGCACTTTGTTGAGCTAGTCCATGACCACCTAATGGCCAGCCCGGCCTGTACATGTCATCGTCTGTTTTACCGAATGCCGTTGTATCTAATTCACTTAATGCCTTAAACAATGCTCTTAATTTGTAATCTTGTTTTCTCTTAGATTCTTCCGAATTTGGCCCAAATGGTGCATAATCTAATTTATTTTTAGTAGCAACAAGAGCCATTATGCTTGTAAAAAAAGCAAAATTTTCATGTAGAAATTCTTTTCTGATTTTTTTTGCTTTTACCTCGTCAATAACATTACCAAGCTTGTCCTTTGTTCCATCAAGTATTTCCTCATAATCGTACAACTCGCGACTATCAAATGCACCAGTCAATAATCCACCTCGTTGTTTTTTAGTTTTAGTATGAGAACGTCTATACTTTTTAATTGAACGATGCATATACATTATACAAATAAATTACCTAAACAATTATCCTCCTAATTTCTGGGGAAGTTGTTATTTCACGATTCTCTTTTAAATATTGAACAACATACTCTACTTGTTCCTTGTCTTGAATAATATTTGCCAGAGTTTTTTCTATATAACCAAATGTAAGCGGTGAATATTCTTTTTTCTCATAAAGACGTATTTCTCCATCACTTAGTTTAATTTTTTCGTTATTTGTTTCCGACATATATGTTGTTATTTTTTCAGATAGCTCATGTTTCATATCCCGCATTTTTCTAGTTTTCTCATTTACTATTTTAAGTTGACTATCCAGTGTCGCCCATTTCTTAACATCCTCAATAAATTGCGCTTTCGGATTTACTGTAATTTCATTGCTCATAATATATAGTGTAAATATATAATGAATAAATTTAGAAAACACATTACTAAAAAGAGAAAGTTATTGAAAAAAAAGAAGCGTATTCATCGTAGGACTATTAAGAAAACTAAGGGAGGAATCAAGGCTAAATCTCTCATCGCTACTGCTGCTGCAGGATTGCTTGCGTCTTCTGCGTATGGATTTAACCCACCACCTGGTCATAACCTTGCACCTGGTCATAACCTTGCACCTGGTCATAACCTTGCACCTGGTCATAACCTTGCACCTGGTCATAACATTGTATTGAAAAATCAATTAAATCCGGTACAATCCCATCCGTATTTAAAACATCAAGGTCCATCTTCAAGTGTTTGGCAAGACCCGGTTTTTTCTAATAACAATTTACCCTCACACAATATTGATATGTCATTAGAGCCAACAGAATTACCTTCTTATATTAGAGGTCCACCAAGTGGCCTTCCACCCGACAATTCTGAAATGGTTTTTGAAGATGAACCTCACAATAGTGAAAACAACATTGATTTTAAATCACTTAGTGATTTTTTAAAGGCTCACGTAATTTCCGGTTTAACATCCGAACTAAAAGAAACTTTAATAAACAAAATTAAAGAATTTTTATTAAAAATAATAGAACCAGTCAAAGTAGAAACTGCTGTTAAATTACTAAGAAGTAAAATAAATTCTCCTTTGTTTACACGTGAAGAACTTTTTAAAATAGTAAAAGCAGCAGCAAACAATAGGTTAAAATAGGTAAAAATTATAATATTAACTAAATAATATAATTTTAGATAAAACTCTTAGCGTCTGCCTCTACGATTGCTGCGTCTGCGATGGCGGCGAGACTTTCTCATTGAGAAACGAGGGAACCCAGGTAATCTGCGCTTAGCCATTAGGTTTCTTGTGTAAATCAAAGCAGCAGGAACAGCCACGTCAGTGATAATTCCACCACCATTGTATTGAGCAGGAGCTAAATCAGCACCACCAGTTACTATAGCAGGGGATAAAGGAGCACCACCCTTAACTACAGCAGGTACAATAACCGAACCATTGCTCATTGCAATTGTATGGTTAGTTGCACTAACAGGATGTTGTTGTCCGATTCCACCGTATGTACTTATAGCATGGTCAGCTGCACCATCACCACCCATTATCATCATTTTAGAACTGCGACGCCTATGGACACGTCTTCTTGAATGTCTTCCTTTGGCCATTATACTATCTATTCACATTTTATTTTTTGAGTGCATGTTCCACTAATTTTGCTAAAATTCATAAGTTGACCGGAGACCCTTAATAATAGAACCAATATTGCTAAAATTATAAAAAATAAAAATAGGTTATAAAAACACAACAACCACAAATATAAATAAACTTCATTATAAACTATATTGGCTAAGGGTTTTAATATCTCCTTCATATCTTTACGAGTATCTTCATTTTGAAAGAATTCTATACAGGTATCCCGAATGCTTTTCATATCATAATTACAAAATTGTCATAGAATAAACTCTGCATATAAACGTAATTGTTTGCGTCTACAATTATTTATATTTTTGTTCACAAAATATAAGTAACTTTGATGGAGATTTACGATACAAACGACTCTTTTGATTTTAGTAAATTAGTTCTCACAAAACCAAGTTTAATTTCTGGAGGTAACTATTTTTCACGTTGTTTAGTAAATAATGGTCCTCTTTACATACAACCTCCTAAATGCAAAACAAAACAGGGGTTTACTAAGGCTGGTAAAAAATTTTCTTGTGATTTGATGTTCACAAATGAAAATGAGAATTTCATACGGTGGATGGAAAATTTAGAGAATCATTGCCAACAGTATATTTATAAAAACCGTGATAAATGGTTTGACGGGCAAATGGAGTTACATGATATTGAAAACTATTTTACATCACCTCTTAAATTGTATAAGTCAGGTAAATACTATATTGCACGTGTAAACGTTAACACCGTATTAAACAAACCAGCATTAAAGATTTATGACGAAAACGAGACCGAAGTAGACATGGAATCTATTAATGATAACACAAATGTAGTAACTATTGTTGAGATACAAGGGATTAAGTGCTCATCCCGTAGCTTCCAGATTGAAATTGACCTTAAACAAATGATGGTTCTCCAACCTACAAATCCTTTTGAGAAATGCATTATAAAGTCTAGTAGCAATCCCGAATTTATTCCCATAAATGATAGCGATAATAAAGAAGAAGAATTGGATGAACATAAACCCATTGTGTTGATTGAAACTTCTGATGAACCCAAAGAATCTTTAGAAAATATTGAGAAAGAACCAGTTGCTGAAGAACCATTAATTAATACAGAAACCGAAGTATTAGCAGAGTCCGAACCAGAAGTTAAAGAAGAGCCTATAAAAAACAACATTATCACAGAGGTGATTCATGTATCTGAAGATGGATTGGAAGAAATAGATTTTGATTTAGAAGAATTGCCAGAATCCGAACCATTACAAATTAAAAAGCGCAACGATGTTTATTATGAAATGTATCGTGAAGCTAGGAGAAAGGCCAAGGTAGCTAGAGATTTAGCACTTTCGGCATATTTAGAGGCAAAACGAATAAAAAACACATATATGATTAATGATGTTGATGATAGCGATGATAGTGATTTAGAGATTGAAAATGAAGATAACAATGATGATGAAAATTCTCTAGACGAATAGCCAAATTATTTAGCAAATTTAAAAACGAATTGTAAAAATATTTTTATCATCCGTTTATATATAATAAGGATGTTCAAAGAGATCATAAGTGGACTTTCCAAGTTTTTCACCAAAGAAAGAGTTCTAGTGTTGATTATATTCTTAGTTCTTGCATGGGCTCTTTTTGCCTATTCTGGTTCTAAATTGAACATTTATGATAATATGGCTGACGCTGGTGTCAGTGCTCCTACAAAGCCAGCTGTTCCCGTATTACCTTCGGTAATTAGCGCTCCCAGCCAAGGTGCTTCTGCTTCTGTTCCTGCTGGATACTCTGCTCAAGCCGTTGCTAACCCTTCTGACTTATTGCCCAAGGATTCCAACAGTCAATGGTCCGCCTTAAACCCAAACACAATGAATGGTGGTGATATTTTAATGCCTGACTTATTGCAAGCTGGTTACCACATCGGTCTTGACACCATCGGTCAATCCCTTCGTAACCCCAACCTCCAATTGCGTTCTGACCCCGTCATCCAAAAGTCCGATATTGGACCCTGGAACCAAAGCACAATTGAGCCAGATTTGGGCCGTGTTCCCTTAGAAATTGGTCAAGGAGCCAAATAAATAACTTACTCAATAGTATTATAAGAAACAATTGTTATAATACTACTTTTTGATATAGATATAGTAGGAAAAGTAATCAGTATGCCAATTTTACATCATACATATCCAAATGGCTTCCGTATTATTTATAAAAACCTACCATCATAATATTACCAAGGCGGATTTGAATGGGGTTATAAACCAATATATTATTCCACAAAATATGTGTGTCTGTGTTGTAAATAGTAAAACATTGAATTTAGACAAGGTCAAAAAAGAATGTGAAACTCTACTATAATTATTTAGGAGGTTCATATTTTTTCTGTGAGATATATATAATGAATCTTGTTGTTGCGATCTATTCCGCTATTCTATTCTTCGTTCTCTCTCCTGGTGTTCTCTTGCGTTTACCTTCCAATGGTAGCAAGTTTATGGTTGCTGGCGTCCATTCTCTTGTTTTCGCAGTCGTCCTTTACTTCACTGCCGGATTTGTCTGGCGTATGTCCATGACTATGGGTATGCCAATGCGCCAGGAGGGCATGGACGGACTTCCCCATCCTGCCAAAAAGCATGAGAAAGATCAATAATTATTTTTAATGTAATGCAATAACATTACTTACAAATACATATGAATTTAATCATATATATTTATTCGGCCAGAAATTGTTAAGCAATTTCCTTGGCCATGTTTCCATGTAAAAATGTATTATATATATATATATAAAATGCCTTCAAAACGACAAAGAACCGCAGGCAAACGACAAAGACGCAATTCAAGAAAAACAAGACGAATTAGGAGAAGGGGAGGAGAAAACATCATAAAGGAAGATAGAGACGCGGGTAGGGAGGCCCTGGTTCATGAGCATCGCTTGTATAATGTTATTGACAAGTTTAAAACGAAATTTCCGAACGAAATGAAAGTAACAAATAAAAACTTTGTTGATTTTTTAAATAAAGATTTAGATAATCACACAATAACCGAGGTATTAAATGACAAAGACGTTAGAATAAGCACAGCAATAGACGCAATAAGCACAATAAAAGATAAAGGAGAAAGAAGCTATTTAACAAACAAACTAGCAGAAGATATAGGAAAAGTAGATAAAGAAGACTTAAAAAGAATATTTAATAGCGACAATATACTTAAATTATGTAAGCTTGACGAAGCAATTGAACAAGCTTTTATAGAAAAAGATATAGTTAAAAAAGGTAAGTTTTTTGGCTACAGTATAGTAAAGTAGCTGTTAAAACTTTATATTTTTGCAGAAAAAACTCGTCGTGAAAAAACGTAACAGATGTAAAAGTCGCACGAAACAACCAGTTGTGAAAGAATAAACACCGTATTTATTTAGTTATGCATAAATACGATGCTTTAGGTATTTTTTTCTTTGTCTTTATTTTATCTGTATGCGGATATATCTATTACACAAACTCTGAAGGATCTAAATTAAAATATATTTTATATACATTATATATACAATGCCTTCAAAACGACAAAGAACCGCAGGTAAACAGAAAAGACGCAATTCAAGAAAAACAAGACGAATTAAGAGAAGGGGGGGAGGAGAAGAAGAAATCAAGAGAGCATGGAAAAAATTGGAAGAAGAACACAGGATAGCACGGAAAAAATTGGAAGAAGAAGAAAATGCACGTATTCTTCGGCGGGAACAAAAAGGAAAACAGATGGATATGATTAGAGAAGACTACAAGACAGAGAGAGATATAGAGAAGAAAGAAAAGGCGGATAACTATCAGTTGACCAAGAAAACTGAAGAGTACGAAAGGGTAACTTTGCGGGACCAAATTAACGGCCTAATGGAAGATCCAGCTAATACTCACGGGTTAGATGAAAAGGTAACTGACCTTGTTACTTTTTTAAATTACGGGTTAGATGAAAATCTAATACATTACAAATACGTTAGAATAAGCATAGCAATAAACGCAATAAGATCAATAAAAACAAAAGAATTAACAAACAAACTAGCAGAAGATATAAAAAAATATAATAAAGAAGACTTAAAAAAAATGTTTGAAAACGCTATTATTCTAAAATTATGTAAACTTGACGAAGCAATTGGACAAGCTTTTATAGATAAAGATATAGTTAAAAAAGGTAAGTTTTTTGGCTACAGCATAGTATAAAGTAGCGGTTGAAACTTTATATTTTTTGCAGAAAAAAACTCGTCGTTAAAAACGCAACAGATGTAAAAGTCGCATGAAACAACAAGTTGTGAAAGCATATACACCTATTATAATTTTCCAAGGTGTAAAAAAGATAAAAGACAACGTTAAAAAATATAAGAAAATTAAAATACACCGTATTTATATAGTCATGGATAAATACGATGCTTTAGGTTATTTTCTCATTGTGTTTGTTTTATCTACATGCGGATATATGTATTACATAAACTCTGAAGGATTTCAATTAAAATGTATTATATCTAATGTGGATGGTAATAAATATTGTGTTCGTGAGCGCGAAAAATTACAAGCTGCTGCTGATTTACTCGCAACCGTAACTGATAAGTGTAAATCATTAGTTAAATACATGAATAAAAATTATCCTGATGAAGAGCGTGTTAAACGCCTTGTTGCTGGTTACAACCCACAAAAGATTGTTGAAACATTACCTACAAGTGAATACACTGCGTATAGTGAGAACAAGGGCGAGAAATTAGCTTTTTGTTTAAATAAATCTAAATCAGAAAATGATAATCTAATAGATGAAAGTACCCTTACATTTGTGGCGATTCATGAACTTTCTCATGTTATGACAAAATCTATTGGACATAAGAGTGAATTCTGGGAGAATTTCAAATTTCTATTGGAGAACGCCAAAACAGCGGGTATCCACAATCCTGTAGACTATAAAAAAGATAAACGTGAATATTGCGGCATGAGCATACACGACAACCCTTATTATGATGTATAATTATTGTTTTCGTTATTTTTACTATTTTCTGATATTTCTTTTTTTATTATGTGAACGTCTTCTTTTAGTTCATTCAAACAGTTGTGCATTCTTTTTAAGTCAAACATTATTCTTCTTCTTAATGTTTCATTTGCTATTTTTGGACATCTTCTTTGATTTAACAAACGCTTCCTTTTTGAGAAATGAACTCCCATTATAATAAATAATAACATAATGTCTTTATTTTATTGTTTTACACCTTATTTCATTTAATCTGCCCATGAAATGGGCAGATTTTAGTGAAAAGGCAACGTTACATTGCGCATTTTCAATGCGAAATGGTGTAAAAAGTTTATGATTTCCTAATAATATAGGACGGTGTCTTTGTGCTTGATGATAACACAGGATTTTGACTATAACCATTTTTCAATAAAAAAATACATGTATTTTTATACAACTCCATAACACTTATGTTATGACGACTGGCCCTTAATGATTCTACTAGTGCATTTGAGAAAGCACCTATTGATTGGTCTAATGTGTTTATTGAATCCGAGCTTTTTTGATTATCACGACAACCACTGAAAACATAAATATTTGGATTGGACATTTCAATAGGATTAGTGTGTGTTGCCAGTGTGTGTGTTACAAGCGTTTGTGTTTCCATACTATTTGCATTAGTATATTCAAACGTCCATGGCATATCACATATAGTACCGCTATGACAACAATCAAATACCATAATTGCACGACAATTATTTGATATCTGTTGTATTAACTGAAGCAATTCGGTATCTTGAATTACACCTTCTTCTTGATAATTAGACGGTATAATAATTTGTTTCATTTCACGATTCTGATTTTGTAATTGAGACCCGTGACCACTGTAATGAAACCATATTTCCTCTAAATTTTCGCTTTGGGAAAACAAAAGTTCTAATTGACGTAATATATTAGTTCTTGTGGGTGCTATAAAATCACCCGAATCATCCCGCATAATTGTAATATCAAACGCATTATAATCGTATGCATCTATTAGCATATTGCGAACAACAATAACATCGTTTATACATCCTCTCAAATAATATTCAGGATTTTTAATATAATCTATTCCAATTAATAATGCCTTTTTCATTTAATAATATAAAGAATAAAAAACTTACATATTTTATAAGTTTATTGTATATACGTCATGGAATCTAAAACAGTGGAACCCATTTCTGAAACTATAGAAATTCCAGAGAGCCAAAAATATATATTATGTTTGTTGAATTCACAAGGTATTCCATCCAAGTATGTTGTTTTTAATGGTAATTCTACACCTATGACAGATGAACAAATCAAACAAAAATTATTTAGCAAAGATGGTGAACGTGCGATATTTGATGCTATAAATCCGCAACCAGAATTTCATAATAGTTCTCAACAAATTCATAAAGATGATACTATCCGTACTATAAAGAAAAAGATAATACATGAGCTTGGTAAAAACGAAGTCTGCTACGAAGAACTTTATATTTTTGGTCAGAGATATTTGACAGTTGACCATGTTAAAGTGATTGACCAACAGAAAGGACTGTTCAATGGTAAACTCATGTCGCAATTTGCCATAAACATTCAATTAAAAAGCGAATTTTACGACGAGCTTATCGCAATGGAAAAACCCGCTTATTATTATGAGGATTTTACAAAATATATTAATAAAACAGATAAATATAAGGTGTCAATTCCCCTTGGACAACGTTTTGCAACCTATCATGACTTGTTATTTTCAGGTAACCCATATGATGTTGAATTGAGAAAAGACGACCCTATTCCTGCATTTCAAATGGCAAAAAACAACGAATTATATACTTTTGAAAATCAGTTGCTTTTGAACTACGGCGAGCTTGCAGATAATGTAATTTATGTTTGCAGAGCCGGTGATGTACTTGATTATGCAGACGCCGCAAACTATTCTTATGCAGATGATTCAACCGTAGAAAAACTAGCAATTGACCATTCTTTCTTAGTTGAACTCTACTTCCCACTTTTATATAAGGCTGATGTAACTAATAAAGATGGATTTATGGAGAAACAGCAAGAATTCATTGCAAATAATAATACGTTGCTAAAACCCGGCACATTTCAATTGCATGATACTGTAGATTTATTTTATAATATTCATAATAGTAAAAAGAGTGAATTGGATTATATTGAAATGGGAGTGTCTGACTTTAATATTGTCATTCACCCTGAAATAGAAATCCCTATTCCATTGGATATTATATTTAAACAAATTCATGCAAGTGGGGGGTCGGATAGCCCGTATTATCCATTTACGCCTATGATAAAATATAATCCTGGTAAACGGCGTGAAGTTATGTTCCGTTTTTATTCAGAATTTACATCTAAAGATGGGCGAAAAATACCATGGTTGCCTAAGAAAACAATAAATACGATATCACGAGACAACAAAAAACAAAATCAAATAATTTTTTATATTAAATATAGTACTTTTAAGAAAGAGCTGTTGGATATTTTTATTGAACTTAGCGCAAATGGTAATATTTGTGTTCGTTCAAATATGATTACTCCTATTTCAGTGAAGGCTGTAGAAACAATTATATACAATGTAGTTAATCCTATTATTATTAAAATAAATAAAACATTGGCAAAATCTGGATATAAAATGCGCAGATTTGATAAGTTAACTGAGCCAAATATTGAAGTTATAAATTTAAAGTATCAATCTTCTATTGAAAGCAAGACAGTTAATTTTAAGAAGGTTCTGGGTTGTCTAACCAGTATGTTTGATGTTATGGATACAGATTTGGATGTTAGTAAAGGAATTGTATTGAATTTTATTCGTGTTGACAATTATCAAAAAATGAATGCCATTGCATCTACTATCACCGAAGTGTTTAAAAGAACTAATAGTCAAGCAGAGATTATAGAGAACTTGTCTACAAATTTTTCATTATCCAGGGATGCCGCCATGGCTGAAATAGTTAATTATTTTAATCAGCACCAGAGAATACACGGTCAATTTTTAAATAAGCAAGTTGATATTGTAGACAATCCAGGTTTTCCTGTTTCTATTTATAAATCTCCGTTTGATAATAAACTACAGATAAAGGTTGACCAAATAAACGCAATAGAGTTTATTGAAATTATACACATTTATATGGATAGTATCTTGAGAATGTTAATACAATCTCAGGATATTCCTGCAAGCTTAATTGGTAAAATGAATTTGTTATGTTCCAAAATGAATAAAGCCGACGAAGATAAAATAGAAAATATTATTTTAAATAAGAAAACCACAATTGTTGAGCCAGTTGTATTTACACAAGGTTTTGTTGATGGTGAAGAAGAAAGTGATGAGGAAGACAAATATTTACCAGGTGAAGATGATGAAGATGATGATGGTGAAATTCTTGAGACAGGTGTTGTGTCAGAATCTGAATCTAGTTCTGAATCCGATTCGGACTCAGAATCTAGTTCTGATTCTGACGTTGAAGAGGAAACAGAACCAATATCAGAACCAGAACCAGTAACAGAACCAGAACCAGTAACAGAACCAGTTGCTACAGAAGAACCCGAGTCTGTTTCTACAGATGAGCCTGAGTCTGTATCTAAAAGCGAAGAAACTGAAGGATATTTGCCTGAAGAAGAGGATGAGGAGGAACAGGAACAGGAACAGGAACAGGAACAGGAACAGGAACAGGAACAGGAACAGGAACAGGAACAGGAACAAGAAGAAGATGGTTATTTACCAGAAGAGCCGTCTGCTAGTTCTAGTGAAAATAGTTCAAATAAAAAAAAGAGTGGAGGGGCTAAAAGCGGTGCGAGTAAAGCAAAAGAAGAAAAATCCAATATCTTTACTAAACGTATGAAAGAGAAAGAGCCCAATTTAATACTTACAAAACCCCAAGGCAAATTTGTTTCTTATTCACGCATTTGTCCAGCAAATGGTAGTTTGCAACCGGTTATTTTGACAGATGAAGAGAAAACCGAAATAGATAAAGAACATTCAGGCGCTTACACTAATGCTATCAAATATGGTTCAGACCCTAAAAATCAATTCTGGTATATCTGTCCAAGATTCTGGTGTTTAAAAACAAATAAACCTATGACTGAAGCTGAGGTAAACCGTGGTGAATGTGGTGGCAAAATCATACCTGATAATGCCAAACCACCACCACCAGACCATTTTATTTTTGAATTTACTGATCCCAAATATCACAAAGACGAAAATGGTAAATATGTTTATCATTCCCCTGGATTTAAACCACCACATTCACATCCTGACCCTAAACTGTGTTTGCCCTGTTGTTACAATACATGGGCAACAAAAGGCAAAGCATTAAGCCAGCAACAAGCTAGGCGTCAACAATGCGGACTAGTTGATGTAAATACTGATAAAATAGGACCTGATGGTAAAAAATCACAGATTTCTATTCAGTCTGTACCCAAAGAAGGTGCACAAGATAAAGAAGCTGTTGGATTAGTAAAACCCCAAGAAGATGACGAAGCAAAGAAAGAGAAAGAAAAGAAAAAGCAAAAGAGTAAAAACAATGTATTTGGTATAGATCGTTATCCAGTTCCTCAATATCGCTGGGGGTTTTTACCACTTCCCGTTGAGAAATTTTTACGAACTAAAAACAGTAAATATGCATTGAACAATGGAGGCGTCGTGTATATTCAAACTGGTAAACGCCCTCTCCTACGTTATGGTGTTGAACAATCACCACATCAATCCTTTCTCGGTGTAATTGCGGATATTTACAGCAGTTATTCTGAAATTAATTTATTAACTATTGAGCAGATGCGTCAAAAAATAGTTGCCCTTTTGACATTAGATGATTATTTGAAATTACATAATGGCTCAATGACTTCTATTTTTAAACCCAATAAATACACGGTGGATGATGTTTCAGTAGAAAATTATAAAAACACATTTTTCTATAGTCAAATAGATTTATATGACCCATCCCAATATGCATTTTTAAAGGAATCTATTTCTTCTTTTGAGAACTTTAAAAACTACTTGTGCGACCCTGACGCCATCATTGACCATACCTATTTATGGGATATTATTTCATCTGAAGAATCTGTTTTATTTGAGGGTGGAGTAAATCTAGTGATTATGGAAATTTTGTATAATGATGCCACTGATAATATTGATTTATTGTGTCCCACAAATGCATATTCATCCAATGTTTATTTAAAAGACCGAGGCACAATATTGGTGTTAAAACATGATAATTTCTACGAACCTATTTATTTATATGAAGGAAAGGAGAAAGAAAATACCAAAACAAAGATATCTGAAGAAACTATTAAAATATTTATGAATATGACTGCCACCGATGAATTAAAGACTCTACGCAAGGTTCTTAATATGGTAATTGAAACATCGGGTAGAAAATGTAAACCAATGCAGACAAGACCCCGAACATATACATACAAAGAAAACGTACCGATTGATGTTTTAATGAAAAACGCAAGTGATATTGGATTGACGGTAAAAAAACAGGTATTAAATTACAATGGCAAAGTAATTGCACTTATGGTGGAAACACAAGAACAGGTTACTGTTTATTTACCCTGCTACCCATCTCGCCAAATCACCAATATAGAAACTATATTTATGAATACAGTTCAATGGTCAGATTACGCAACAAGTCGTGATACACTCAATAAAATAAGTTCTGATTCTAGTGGCCGCATTTTATGTAAACCCATGATGAAAGTTATGGAGGACGAAATGATTGTGGGCATTTTAACGGAAACAAATCAGTTAGTTCAAATAACAGGACCAGAAGCAGATACATTTGAAGATGGTCTACCAGTATTTAATGGTCTAAGTAGTAATCTAGACCTTACATTGGCAACTAGCAAAAAACAAGATGACTTACGTGTGAATACTGTTCGTAATATTAGATTAGAAACACAATTTTACGGAGCATTTAGAACCGAAATACGAAATTTATTAAACGACTATAATTATAGAGAAATCCGTGAACAGGTCATTCATGTGCTAGACAATCCTAAGTTTTTGTATTCATTGAAAATGAAAAAGTTGGATATATTGGTAAGACATTTAACACAAAACGCATTTAGCTTTGTTTCAGATATTGATGAAGAGATAAAACAAAAGGTTGGTGAATTATCTAATTGTAATTCTGGGTCTTGTGATGTTAAATCATTTTGCTTAAAACGCCACGGCAAAGCTTGTTTTCCCAAAAATAATTTAATTAATCCAGAAACAGATAATGATAGATTTTATTTTATGCGGGTTTGCGATGAATTAATTAGATACAAGCGCATTCGTTTATTTATGTTAGATAATAAGCGTTATTTGAATATATCTAATGTGGATTATAGTATCAATGAGGATGAAGTGTTGTTATTGAATTCTGTTATGACGGACAAATATTTTGATGATTTAGTGCCTTTTCAGAACAATAAATATGCGAAGAACGTTACTTATGAAATTGCGGCACCTTCTAAAAATAGTGGGTTTTATCAAAATTTCTCTAATAAGGTTCCGGTTGGGGAACAGAATTTAGAGAAATAATAATGTTTATAAGTTTCGTAATAAAAAACTTATAAATATTTGCGTTAAGAGGGAATCGAACCCTCAGCTCAACCTTGGAAGGGTTACATGTTACCACTACACCATTAACGCTTTTTGGTTGGTCTTTTCCGAATACTTCGTATTCTTTTTCCAAATACTTCGTATTCTTTTTCCAAATACTTCGTATTCTTTTTCCAAATACTTCGTATTCTTTTTCCAAATACTTCGTATTCTTTTCCGGGTTACCTGGATCGAACAGGTGACATTTTGATATCGGCAAACTACTACAGTCAAAAGCTCTACCACTGAGCTAAACCCGGGACAATATATAGTGTTTTATTTTTTCTATATCATTTCGTCAATAAAAACTATAATTTTCATATTCATCGTAATATAATTTTATTATTATATTATAGATACATGATTCAAGAACATATAGTAGATAGTCCTGAAAAATGTTATGATGGTTTAAAAATAAAAGGAGAATTGGGAAGAGGTGATTTTGGAATAGCATATGAATTAAAGCCTGGTGCTCAAAATGAAGCCATAGCAGGTGCTCTTTCAGCTAGTGGACAATATGTATTGAAACAAATTACAATTATGAACCCAAAAGGAAAAAGCGATTTTATTAATGAGGTTAATATCGGAATTAAACTCGGAGATTTAGGTGTTGCTCCAAAAATATATAAATCATGGTTTTGCGAAGATAGAACATCTCGTCAACTATATGGTTACTACGTAATGGATAAATTGTCTTCTGTTTGGAAAGGGGATTATGGACATCAACATGGAAACCAAAAACATCAACAACAATTGATAACTGCGATAGAAGGGATGGTGCATCAAGGTTATTTACACCAGGATTGTCACGTTGGGAATATTGGATTTGTAGCCGGTAATGTTAAATTATTTGACTTTGGATTAACTCTAGAAATACCTAGAGAACAATGTGCAACATGCTTCATAAACCCAACTATTAAAAATTTGTTAACAGCCAGTCAATTGTTTATAGTAATTGAGCAATATGATAGAAAAGATATGTTTTCAACTAAGAATCTTATTTATAATAAGATACAGGAATTAGTCGGACCTATTCAAAAACAACCAACCAAACAAATTATTACATTTGAAGAACAAAAACAAAAGATTAGAGAAGCTTTACATCATGTTACTACTACATATGGCTCTTGTTGCGACGTTATCAAAAACAATATATTGATGACATATTTGTATCAAATCATTGAAAGTTATTCTGTTTTTGCGGACTATTCTACTGAATATTATGAAGAAAAAACGGAGAATTTCTTCCCCGGACTGGTTTATGATTTAATTTATGACATTCGTCTTGGTAAAATTCATCTTGAAAATATTGAGGATTGGTTTAATGCAAAGTTGGGTATTGTTCCAAAAACTAAGACGGCTAAAAGCGTAGCGGCTAAAAGCAGGGCGGTTAAAAGCGTAGCGGCTAAAACAGGTGCTAAAATTTTACCTAAACCAGTTAGTACTAGAGTTAGCACTAGAGCTAGCAGTACAAGTAAAGGTAAAGGTCACGGTAAAGGAGGAACTAGAAGACGTAACAATAAAACAAAAAAACATCGTCGTTAATTTTTTATTATAAAAAGTCATAATAAAAAATAAATTAAAAGGAAGTTTTAGAAGGGAGGGTTTCAAAATCCAATATCATAATTATCATCTGTGCATTCATCATTATCTACAGGTTTAATCGCTGCCAAATTATTATTAATCTCAATATTGTTCTTTGAGCAAACATCGGTTTGGTCATCCATCTTACCAAACATCTTCTCAATTTCCTTATTGGAATCCGTAGTATCTACGGGCTGGTCCTCCAAATCTCTCATCTTCTCCATATCCAAAACCAATTGGAAACAACCAGTTCCAAACACACCCATTTGACCCATCATCACATTCGCAGATACACCACGCATATGGTCAAAGTCAGCATGTCTAGAAGCATCCAACAATACTTCTGTGTGCACCTCAAATGTTGCCTTGGAAAGAGGACCAATATCATCATTCAAGATACCCGACCTGAAGATAGAGACCATTCCCTTGGTAGATGTCATACGGTCACACAACAAACTCAAATGATGATAGTTAATGTATACACCACTGAATTCCATAACCTCAAAGAACTCATTGTAAATGATTTGACGAGCTGCCTCAATACCTAACACATCAAAGATTTCCTTGATATCGTTACTATATGTGCGATTCGCATCAATGAAATCCATGGCCAATATTTCCATCAAATTGCTGCCAGTCGTATCTAGAACCCACACATCCTTTGCAATATACTTGCCTTCATCACGACTAACATTATTCTTGAGTTTACGAGGATTCACATTGTCAATTCCATTGATACCACGAAGCACAATATTGTTGAGAAGAGCCTCTTGGAAGTTACGCAACATATAAATCTCATCGGATTGGTCCAATGTATCCGCAATACCCTTCTGCTTCTTACTCTTGTTGAAAATGCTGCTGTTCAAACGGATTCGGAATACCAAATTGTTAGCATTGTAATCCGAATAAACACATGAAATATCATTTCCATGACTGTTTGTAATCGCAAAATGAATATCATCCATTGTAATATTCTTATCTAGAAGAGAATCCGCATCCAACTCCAAGCGGATAATCCACTTGGACTTCTGGACATTGGTGTCCAATTCCGATTCCAAACAATCTTCCATCATATCCTCAAACTCATAAAATTGTTCCATCAGGATGCGGTCATCAACAACTGTAGTTGTCTTGTCATTAGGGTCAAAGCAGATTTGAACAGACTTGATAACATCTACAAGTTTGGTGTGTTGCAACATATTTGCATACTTGGTAGCCTTATCTTGTTCAGCCTCATCAATCTGCTTCAAATGAACAGTGAGTGAAGGGTGCTTGGGATTCTTGGTCAATCTGAGAATCTCCTCAATTCTTGGCACACCACGAGTCACATTAGACTTAGACGACACACCAGCCAAATGGAAAGTGTTCAAGGTCAATTGCGTTGTTGGCTCACCAATAGATTGACCAGCAATCACACCTACCATCTCACCGGGATGAACAATGGCTTGCTTGTATCTCAAAACCACGTTCTCCAACATCATAATTAAACCTGCACGATGGAAACGCTTGTTTACCAACAAATCTTTGGGATTCAAGTAATAGAAGTAGAGAACCTCAAACAATGACTTAGGTTGCACGTATGTCAAACGCTGTAGCTTATTAAAATACTCCTCCACAAGCTCAAACGCCTCCAACGGAGTAATATCAACAATGGAATTAGAATTCAAATTGAGCTGGCCTTGAGCATTGGCAATAATGTTTTGAAATGACACAGGAACAGTGACATTGTTGTCATTCTTATTGTTGAACACGGATTCAATCACATTCTTACGGGCTTCAATCATCTTATCAATATACTTTTGACAGATTTCCTTGGTTGCAGCACGTTGTTTTTTGAGTCTTGATTGAGTTCCCTTGCTATAAATATTTAACAAATTGTTATGCTCATCATTAATTCCAGCAATATCATAATGCAAATAAATTTCTTCAGTTGTCATGCTGACTAGAGGAACAGATTGGTTCTCACCACGGGTAGAATCAAAACCATCATCGCCATAAGCAAACTGGATAATCTTACCCTTGTTATTACGAACTGTCATATCGTATTCTACTTTTAGGTCCTCCAAGCCCTTGATAAGTCGTCTTTGAATATAACCTGTCTGTGAAGTCTTAACAGCAGTATCAATAAGACCAATACGACCACCCATAGCATGGAAGAACAGCTCTGGAGCAGTGAGGCCTGAGATATAGGAATTCTCAATAAATCCACGTGCACTTGGGCTATCATCAAACTTGCTGAAATGGGGAAGTGTGCGGCTATCAAAACCATAGGGAATTCTCTTACCATCTACGTTGGTCTGTCCTAAACAAGAAATCATCTGTGAAATATTAATTGGGGTACCCTTGGACCCCGAATCCACAATCATCACAAAACGATTGGTTTTGCTCAATGACTTACGACCGATAGAACCAGCTTGGTTATTCGCATCGTTCAAAATATTATTGACCTTGCCCTCAAACTCCATCATATTAGATTGTGCAGTATTGTTCTCAAAGATACCCAAATGAATCTTCTCAATCAATGTCTGTACATCATGCTTTTTCTCTGCGATTACTTGAATAATTTTATCTTGTGTGGTCTTGTTGGCAATTAAATCGCTAATACCCACACTAAAAGAGCTTGTCTTCATATATTCAGTAACCACATTTTGCAAATCATCAATGAAATGTGATGCCTGCATATTTCCGTAGTCATTGCAAACACGATGAATAATACCCTTGGTTGTAGAAGCCAACACGGACTTCTCCATCTGACCACGGATGTACTTACCATTGCGGATTTCTAGAACATTATTAGAAGTGTTGGCGTCTTCTTCTTCTTCAAACAATTTGGTCTTGTATTTAAGAGTAATAGGTGAGAGGATTTGTGATAACACATCAAAACTAGTAATATCTTGCTTTGAATCACGCAATTCTAGGAATGGTTTGGGATCCACTTTATCAAACATCATAAGTAGGTTCATTGCATCCTTGTGTGAGAATTTTACATTGGGTCTTGTGAAACGGTAAGAACCCAAAAGTGAATCTTGATAAATACCAATAATAGGTGAGTTGGCAGAAGGACTAATCATCTGCCAAGGAATAGCTGCCAGATGTCTCAACTCTGTTTCTGCCAAGACATTCTGTGGCATATGTAAATTCATTTCATCTCCATCAAACGTCACTGCATTTATGCAGCCAAAATAAACATGCACGAATCATGTATATTTTGGCTGCATAAATGCAGCACCCCCAAAGTTTCCAGTGGGGACGGACTGTACCTTAAGCAAACTCAGGATGGCTAATCCTTCATTGTTCACCAACACCTCAGCAGTCTCTGAGAGGGTATCATGGCCTACCAAACGGCTTTAGATACTCCACTGCGGATTGCCCATTTCATCTATGGATAGACTTTTTGGTAGTCTAATAGATTCATCAATCACTTTTTTACCATTGGGTACGGCTATTAACCGTGTTCCTCCAAAATGTTTCCAAGTTGGAGTGGTAGTGATTGTTTTAGGGGATTCCCGTCAACAAGGTGTTTTGCATCAAGGAAACCTACGGTTTCCCTGACACTAGGGAGTTTCACGCTTTTAACGCTCCCTGTTGCCAACATTGATGATTTAATCAAAACTCGCTGCATAACTGCAGCGAAAATTTATCGGCATTGTATGGTTTTGTGTCCCCAACATTCATTCTAAAAGTATCACCTTTCTTCATGATTTTTACGATGTGACACATCATAGACATTCTGTGTAAACTAGGTTGACGATTGAAAAGGACAGCATCGCCATCCATCATGTGACGGTGTACAACGTCGCCATTCTCCAATCTTATAGAACCACGGTCAACATAACGCAATGAAATGTTCTCACCATTTTTACGCTCCAGAATCTTAGCACCAGGATATTCCTCCGGGCCATTCTGAATCATCTTCATCAGGAAATCACGATTACGGTCATTCACTGTAACTGGCTTCGTAAGATTCATCGCAATCTTCTTAGGAACACCCAACTGACGAATAGACAAATTGGGGTCACCTGTAATAACCGAACGGGCACTAAAGTCAACACGTTTACCCATGAGATTACCACGGATACGACCATTCTTGCTATTCAAACGACCACTGATGCATTGAAGAGGACGACCAGAACGCTGCGCCATTGGAACAGCACCCTTGACTTTATTGTTCACAATCATTGCAATGAAGTATTGTAATACAGTGACCAATCCCTCAATAACATTCGGTGAAGCATTGTTAGCAATCTTATCAGCAAGGTCCTTGTTGGTTTTAATAATATTGCTATAAATATGTGTCAAATCATCTTCACTGCGCTGTTGAGCATCATGCTTGACAGATGGGCGAACAGCAGGAGGAGGAACAGGAAGCACTTGACAAACCATCCAATCAGGACGAGACCACAAAGGACTAAACCCCATGAATGAAATATCCTCATCTGAAAGACGCTTGAAAACTTTCAATATAATCTCAGGGGTTAGCTTATGTGTAATCTTCTTACTTTCTCCCTCTGCATCTGTCTCAATATTCTCCCAAATAGCAAATATAGTTGACATTCCCTCCAACTTGATTTTATCTGGTTGTTTACAACCACAACCATCCTCTGATGAATCACCACAACGTTTTACCTTGGAACAAGCTGCGGTAACATAATCCCAACGGTCTGAACCGTTCTTTGTCAAAATATGCTTATGTTGATTTTTGTTAATCAAAAGCTTACTGCATTTATAACAAATACATTTGCATATTTTCATAATCTCCTTGATATGTTGAATGAAGAATACTGGACGAGCCAACTCAATATGACCAAAGTAACCAGGTGTATCAATGTAGGTAAATCCATCGGTAGGACAGATAAGACCAGGCTCCAATACACCCATTCTTGGGTCAAATAAACCTCCAGCAATTGGCTTGTTATTTATGTAAGTATCACGAGACGTAACCTCAACTACTGAGTTTTTACGAATCTCTTCCGGTGATAACATACTAAATTGAACGCCAATAATTTTGGAGGGAGGTTTGTAATCATTCATTCTGGATCGTTGAGACGACATTATAATTTCCCTATAATATTATGGAGATATTTTTTATATCCTTTGATAATCAATTTTTTGAAAGGACTTCCGAAAAGAATCAAAAAATTGATTCTGAAAAACATTGTTTTAATTTACTTAAAAACTAGGGTTTATATATTTCAAAATGGCAAAGGGTATTTCTGACAAGAAGAAGAATCTCCGTTCTACTAAGAACACCAAGCTCAAGAAGAATAAGCCTGATTCTGATGATGAGTCTGAAGTTTGGGTAGATGATGATGATTCTGAGTCAGAAGAGGATAGTGATTCAACTTATGTTCCTCCTTCTAAGAAAAATAAGAAAAACAAGAGGCGTGTAGTTGAAGAGGAATCCGATGAGGAGGATGATGAAGACGACGATTCGCAAGCTTGTGATGACGACGATGATGATGACGAAGACGATGATGACTTAGATGATGAGGATATAGATGATGATGAATTAGATGCTATGGACAAAACTGAACTCCGTAACTTCATTTCTCGCATCTTTCCTTCTAAGTACATGGATGAGCGTGTCAAGAAAGATTCAAAGTCCAAGAAGCAAGACAAATCCAAAAAGTCTGACAAGAAACCAGTCCGCGGAAACAAGCGCAAATCAAAGCCTGAATCTGATGAAGATGATGAAGACGAAGATGCAGGCGATGACGAAAAAGGCTTCTACAGTATTGTCTTTGGAATGGACGAAGAAGAAGATGAATGTGCATACAATGAAGAGGAAGATGAAGCAGATTGTGATAGTGAAGATGAACAGATGTTCATGAAAGAAAATTATGAGAAGGTTGAACTTGCTGATACTCCTAGTCCTGAAAACATTACTCTAGATGCTGTCGCAACCAAGGATTTTAAAAAGAATGGACAAAAGAATGGACAAAAGAATGGACAAAAGGCAGCAGACAAGAAGAAGGCCATTAAAAAGAAGGCTGATACAGAGGAAGAAACTGAGATTACCGACGTTGAACAAGAGTATTTGGAGTTAGTTGAAACCAAGAAGAGCCTCTCTGAACAACTCAAAAATAAGCCCAAGAGCAAGATTCTTCGTAATGCTGTGAGCGAATGTAACCGCAGTATCAAGAAGCTTGTGAAGAAAGCTCGTACCAAGAACGCCAAGACCTACCATAAGCTTATCCACACCGACAAGAAGCGCACTAATGAGATTGACTACTTCAGAAAAAAGCTTTCTAACAAGGAGCAGCTCCGTATTATGAAGGATCTCAAAGAAATAAATAACCATATTAATGTGGAGAGACCTTATCGTCTTGCTCTTCTGGATGCCAAGATGCCTGCTAAGTTCAAGGCAATTGCCATGCAAAAGCTCAATGTGCTTCGTGGTATGGACCCTGGAGACAATGAGTACTATAAAATCAAGAATTGGGTAGACACATTTATGCGTATTCCTTTTGGTACCTATAAGAACCTCACTGTCAAAATGGATGATGGTCTAGATGCCTGTCATGAGTTTATGGAGACTGCCAAGACTACTCTAGATGAGTGTGTGTTTGGACTGAATGATGCCAAAATTCAGATTATGCAGATGGTTGGCCAGTGGATTTCTAATCCCTCTGCCATGGGAACTGCTATTGCTATCAAGGGTCCTATGGGTACTGGTAAGACAACACTTGTGAAGGAAGGTATCAGTAAGATTTTGGGTCGTGAATTCGCATTCATTGCTCTTGGTGGTACTGGTGATTCTAGTTTCTTGGAAGGTCACTCTTATACTTACGAGGGTAGCACTTGGGGTAAAATAGTTCAAATCATAATTGAAAGCAAGTGCATGAATCCTGTGATTTACTTTGATGAGTTGGATAAAATCAGTGATACTCCTAGGGGTGAGGAGATTGTTGGTATCTTGACTCATCTTACGGATACATCACAGAACAGCCAGTTTCATGATAAGTATTTTGCGGAGTTGGATTTTGATTTGAGCAAGTGCTTGTTCATCTTTAGTTATAATGACGAGAGCAAGGTGAACCCTATCTTGAGAGACAGAATGTATCGCATCCAGACTAAGGGTTATGATGCGAAGGAGAAGGTCACGATTTCTAGGAACTACTTGTTGCCCAAGATTCGTGAGCAGGTCAACTTTACAGAGGAGGATGTGATTATTCCCAATGAAACTTTGGAGTATATCATTGGTACCAGTGCTCTTACTGGCGAGGAAGCAGGTGTTCGTAACTTGAAGCGTTGTTTAGAGATTATTTATACAAAGTTGAATCTATTTAGACTCGTTAAGCCTGACTCCAAGATATTTGGTAAGGATATTGAACTAGAGGTTACATTCCCTATTACTGTAACCAAGAAGGTCGTAGATTCGCTTATTAAGAATGATGAGAAACAGAATCAGAGTTTGTTAGCTATGTACGTATAAAGGAAACCTAAAAGCTCTGCGGGTCGGTTTCCTTTAGAACCTTCCTTTTAATAAAAAAACAACTTAAAATATTCATGCCAATAATGTTAGCAGAAATATTTTTTTTTATAATTTTATTTATATTATAAATAAAATGGAATTAAATAAATTTATTTCACAAGTTAAAGAAAATAATAATTGGAAAAGCGAAAGTAGAATAGTTGGTGAGGCGTGTGAATACTATATAAAAAATAATATTAAATGTGTTAGATGTAATGATAACAATTTTGAAAAATGTAAAACAAATGAACAATCAAAAGATTTGATTTGTATTAGTTGTAATCAAAAATATCAAATAAAGGCAAAACGTGCTACTCAAAAACAGGTTAATAATATAAAAAGTAAAAATACATTCAATACAATTGGAGGTGAATATTCAACAACATTAAAAAATATTAATGACCAAATAGATTATTTAATTATTTTATATGAAAAACAATCTTATAAAATTATAAATATTTTTTATATTAAAAGTGAAAATATTAATTCCAATTGTATTATGCCAAGAAAACCATTATCTATAACCGCTAAAAGAGCAGGATGGCAAGGGTGTAATATTTTATTTGATAATATACAAATTATAATATAAAATCGGCGTTTGAAATGAGAAAGGTGTAATAAAAAACAACATAAAAATACGCTGCTAATAATATTAGCAGAAATATTTTTTATGGAGCAACACGACATTGTCTTGATGTCTAGTGCATTATGTTCATTAAATTCTCTACCACAAAAAAATCAGTCATCTGAATATAAAACAATCATTGAATCTATCAAAAAATATTTAAATGAAAATTGCGAACATTGTGTTATAGAAGATGATGTTGATACTGGACCAGAAACGTCTAATAAAATTTTTTATTGTGAAATATGTTATCTAACATTTCCACCGAGTAATATAAAATCAAAATAAACCAAACATAAACGAATAGTATAAAATTATACAATTAGGTCAATAATTGTATAATTTATTCGTGTGTAATTACATACCTATTTTGTCAGGGCCGCCAGTTTGGTTTCCGCCACGGGTTTGCAATAATGTTGCCAAATCATTGTCTAAACATAAGCTTCCCGTAGAATTTGACAATCCAGAGCTTTTACCAAAGCACTTAGAGTCTCCCTTAATTCCTGAAAATCTGTCAATTTTAGTATCGGCTACTCCAGGCTTGCAGAAAAGTCCGCTAAACCCATTTACTTTCTTGCAATCAGAAGCATTTTGATTTGCCATCAAATGGTTGTTTATAAATAAATCGTTGTTCTTGGGGTCATTGTTTAAATAATCCAAATTAGCAAATCCTTCGTAAGGATATTCATGTGAAAAAATAGTATCGGGAGAATATGGGCGCACATTAGAGCATGAACACATCAAACTGAAAATAATTACGGAAATAACAATAACCGATATTATGATATTAAATGTTGTGGATTTCATTTTAGTATACATATTTGTAAGATAAAAATATATGGTTGGACATTCGCTAAAGATTTTTTATTATTAGTGAATCAAGAATATAGAAAAATAATAAAATACTATCTATATGGCCGATTTGAACATCCAAGACCGACTAAATCTTAAGAAGCTTATTGACGAATCCGATTGTGAAAACAATACTGAAAACATTCGTAAGTTAAAACACAGCACGTTAATTCGTGATGATGTGCGCAAAATTGACACATTAAGAATGGCCAACGTAGGTATGCCTGCAGAAGAGTTTTCTCAGTTGTGCCAATCTGAATGCCCTTTTCTTTTTAATAACTACACCGATATCTTTAATAAAATGGTGTCTAATGAATTGGATTTGACTATTATGACTAAACTATTGACTGTATTGAAATTAATTGAGGATAATAAAGTTGACCAACATGAGGGTTCCGTTATGGTCGGCAAAATCCTAAAGGAATTATATATTGATTCTGCTGTTAAACGTGCTGAGAATATTGACAAATTGCACGAGGCCGATAAAATTCCGCCTGTGGAATCTAAGAAGATTAGCTGGGCTCAGTTTAAAATTGGAAGAGAGCCTACTTTTACAATTTAGAAAATTGTTATGATTTTATTCAGTTATCTTATTTGATAGTTCTAGTCTTTCCTTTTTCTCTTCTATTAAAACCTCTTTATAATGTCGTGGATATTTCTCTTCCAAAATATTGCTATTCTTTAAAAGTTGCATTACCTCCACTATTTCTTCATAAAACGGTATATCTTTCTTGTCTTCTAATTCAATTATGTCTGTATATTTATTTATAATATCCAATACCGAGTTGTATTGTTCTGAGTCTGTTGTTTTATCAGACATTTTTTCAAACCATTCACGCACTTTATTACGATAATTTCTGATATCTTTTTTCGGGTCATACATTTTGTTTATTAAAGTATAACTTTTTGGAGTAAACATAATATTATTATATCCTATATTTTATTTCAGAAAAAGACATGCAACAAGGTTCCTCTATAAGGTTGAAAAATTGAAAATAAATAATATAAAAGATTCTTGTTATATTATCCTATTACGATGACTCCTATTGAAGACCGAATTCTTAATGTTTTCAACAGCTTGCGCAATAATTGCCGAAGTGTTGCTAATAATTTTGCCATACTAAAACTAGCAGTAAACCCAAACAATAACCAACTAACCAGTATTTATCAACAAAAGGTTGATCTACATAATGGAAAGATTTTGAATTCTCTTTATCCTGATTCTGGTTTTGACATCTTTGTTCCTGACAACACTCTGTTTGATGAGGACACAGAGTCAAAGTTTATTGATTTCCAAGTAAAGGGTGAGATGCTTTATTGTGATGTTACTAAGAACCAACCCTTTACTTGCGCATACACTGTCCATCCACGTTCTAGTATTTCTAAGACTCCTCTTATGCTGGCAAATCATACTGGAATTATTGATTCTGGTTACCGTGGCTCACTTATTGGTGCTTTTAGATGGCTTCGTTCAAGTGACGACGATTCGCGCAGTTACGTAGTTGAACAGAATACACGTTTACTTCAGGTCTGCCATCCTACACTCTGCCCAGTTTATGTGGTTCTCGTAAATGAGCATGATCTCTCTAATACTGAAAGAGGTGCTGGGGGATTTGGCTCTACAGGTGTAGGACTGTAAACACAATTATTATATTATAATATATTTATTTATGCATATATTGTAATGATACATGAAGAAGAAATACAACTCTATAAGGGAAAGCATTTTTTATCTACTGTTAATTTAAAAAAGAAAACTCCAATAGTTATTGCGTTTGATCTGGATGAAACATTAGGCTCTTTTGCTGATTTAGAAACACTATGGAGCTCAATAAAATCGTTTCATACCAACCAATGTAACGTTGATTTTAATAAATTACTTGATTTATATCCTGAATTTCTTAGATATGGAATACTACCAATATTGGCCTTTTTATATCAGAAGAAGAGAAAGGGTGTGTGTGATAATGTATATATTTATACTAATAATCAATGCTCCCCTGAATGGTCTAGATTAATCGCCAAATATTTTGATTATAAACTCGGTTGCGAAACAGAACTATTTGATAAGATAATTTGTGCGTTTAAAGTCAATAACAAAATTGTGGAAGTGGGAAGGACTTCTCATAATAAATCATATAACGATTTCATTAAATGCACTATATTACCTAAGAAAACCAGATTATGCTTTGTAGATAATACACATTTTAATGAGATGGTGAATGATAATGTCTATTATATTCAACCAAAGTCTTATGTTCATCACCTTTCTTCAGAAACTATATTGGATAGGTTTTTGGGTTCTGAATTATGCAGAAATTCGGTTATTGATACAGAGCAGTATTTGTTTTCCGATTATTTATACGGACAATTTTTTAAAAGGGGATTTTTTAATAATAGTCACGTCACTAAGAAGATGTTAGAAACAGATATTGTTGTTGCCCAGAAGATGATGTATTACATTAAAGAATTTTTTTATGTTGCTAATAAGAAAGCCCGCACTAAAAAAATTAAATATCCTATTGGGAGATTTACGAAGAAGAAACGTAGTTAGGTCTTTTCTATGTAATCGTATGCCATCATAATCAATTGTTCTTCTAAAGACATCTTTTGAAATATAATGCATTCATCAAATTTGAATTGAATAAATCGCAAGCCATTGGATTTACATAGGACTTGTGTTCCGTTATCTAGGAACTTTATTGTTGTTACTATACCTCCGTTCGTAAGAACTTGTACTTGTCCGTTCGTAAGAACTTGTGCTAGTCCGTTCGTAAGAACTTGTGCTAGTCCGTTCGTAAGAACTTGTTCACGAATCCATCTCACATGTTTTCCCACATGCAATTCATGTACATCATCTACTAAACGATATCCAATCAATTTCTGGCAATATTCAAACCGGGTTTTTTCTGGTAATTGTAATTTTTGAATAGTTTTGTAAATTTCTTGTGTTATTATTTTCATTGACTTGTTTTGTAAATAATCATTCTTATCATTTTCAATAGACTCCAATAATTTCTCAACATCCATAGTTGAAAACAATGTTGGGTCTTTCATTGCATTTTCAAACAATTCATTAACATCTATTTTTTCTGTCATAATAGATATTATTGCATTAGATTTTGTATTGTTTTTCTTATTTTACTTTGTCCATCAATATAAAATGTTTTTATTAACTCAATTAGACCTAAATTGACTAACAAAAACAACGCACTACTGAATATGATTGTTTGGTCAAACCTATTTATTTCTATATTTTTACGCATAGGATTAAATCTATACATTAAAAATAAACACAAAATGCCATGAACTATTATATTAAAAACGTTAATATAATCAGTGTTTATTAATACGATTCCAACCAATGACCCAAAATAAACGATATTAAATAAAACTAATAATAAATATGATGAGAATCCAGCTTTATCATCTAAGCCATCGGTTTTCATTTTAAACAAATTCATTATATATTATATTTCAGATAATATATAAACAAATTGGCTAATAAATAAAGATGAATGAGAAAGTTCTCGGTAAGAAATATAAAATCCTGGATAAAATAGGAAATGGTAAATTTGGTATTGTTTATAGAGGCATGAATATGAAATCTGGAGAAAGCGTTGCGATTAAAACCGAGAAGAAAAACAGTGATATTCGGTTGCTTAAAAATGAAACCACTATTTTGAAATATTTATATGACCACGGCTCACGTAGTAGTCCAGTCGTTTATTGGTATGGTGTTGATGAATTATGGAGTTATCTAGTGATGTCTTACTATGATATTTCTCTGTTTGATTATTGTAACCAAAGTCCGATGACACCTGAAAAGATAGATAAAATAATGTGTGTTTGTATTGATATCTTAGAAACTATTCATAAAAATTATATATTGCATCGTGATATAAAACCACAGAATTTTATGATATCTAATGAAGAGATTTTTTTGATTGATTTTGGATTTGCATGTTTTTATGTAGATGATAAAGTGGAACACTTGCCTATTACAGAAACCCAAAATATTGTTGGAACACCAAAATATGTGAGTTATCATGTTCATGATGGAATTACGAATAGTCGTCGTGACGACCTAATTTCTCTAGGTTATTTGTATATTTATTTATATTGCAGGGAATTGCCTTGGGATGCTTTGCTAAGGGACACGTTGTTACGGGATGCTTTGAAAAGTGAAACAGTACCAAACGGTTATGAAGAAATACATATTTTACATTATAAAAACCAACAGAGAAAGGAGATGAAATCATGGACTAAATTAAGTGAAATATGTTTGCGTATAAATCAAAAAATGTACGATTTCTTGAATTATTGTTATAATTTACGATACGATGGACCACCAGATTACAATGCATTAAAGAAATTATTTACATAGAGAATACAGGGACACTGAGGCTTGATGGGGAGCTTAAAATAGAACCGACCCACATAGCTTTTAGGTTTCCCGTGCCTAAAGTAATAGAAAGTAATAGAGACAAAATTAATAAAATAATGGATGTAATTTTATGGTAGGGTGCTGTGGGTTTCATTATATATATAAGATTATATTATTTTATGAAACAAATATAAAAGCAATCCATGATATATCTTATATCGTGTTAGAGATGAGTTCTGAACAAGATACAACTGTAGTTCCTCTGTCCTCCTTACTTCCAGAACGCCTTTTGGGTCAAGTTAAGTGGTTTAATAACAAGGCTGGTTATGGTTTCATTACCGTAAACGACGGCGACTATTCTGGCAAGGATATCTTTATCCACTATTCTGCAATTCGTGTCACCAACTCTCAATATAAGTACCTTGTCCAGGGCGAGTATGTTGAGTTCAGTTTGGTGAAGTCCAGCACTGACGGTCATGAGTTTCAGGCTATTGATATCTCTGGTGTTAAGGGTGGTGCTCTCATGTGCGAGACCCGCCGCAACAGTCGTCCTGTTCGTGACGGTCCTGCTGGTGGTGCAGATGAGTCTGCTGCCCCTCGTGCTCCTCGTCAAGAGCAGCGCAGATACAAGACTAGTGGTAACGATTCCAGGGCTTCTGGTACTGGCACTGGTACCGGTCCTAGTGATGGCGAGTTCACCACTGTTCGCCGCAGAAAGCCACAGAGTACTCGCCCTCCCAGTAAGGAAAAGGTTGTTGTTGAGTCGGCTTAGATAAAAATAAACACATAAAAAATAGAAATAATTTATTTGCATATTTGTCAATAAATTATTTTTCTTCATGAAACTCTCTCAATTCATCCATTTTCTTATTGAAATGAATAGATATTAATAACTTACTATCCCTTGGATATTTTGCTATTACGTCAATATCTCCATATTGATGAAATCCTGGACAATGAATCCGTCTTACACCCTTCTGGTCACTAGCAAAGTAAAATAAATATGCTAACCATAAATCGTATCCATATTTCATTCCGTCTACTAGACCATGTTGTTCAGACCTGTAAATCATTTTTAAATATTCTTCCGCGCCTGATTTTGAGAAAACAATTCCAGGACCACCTGAAAACCATGCATTATAATCTAGTTTCTTTTGAAATGCTATTTCTGGTAATTCATTTACATAGGGTATCCAATTTAATGCATCTCCAATCATATAACTATCTTTCTCATCAAAATATTCCAAATAAGCCCGAAGTTTATCTACAAATAAATATGCATCATCATCCATTATCATGAACCATCCATAATCCGAATATTTCTCTATATACAGTTCAAACATTTTGCGAATAATGATAGGGTCAAATCCACGTCTATAAGGGCCCAAATAAAAAAAGTTATCATGCGGGCACTCTGGGTAATCTGTAATAAATATGACATTTGCGTGTCCTTGGGTCCATGTTTCTTGTAATACTTTTGCCCTTTCTTCATATAAGGTTTTACACGTATGAACAAATATTATCACGTCCTTTGACTTATCACCAATATATGCCATTTAATTATAAATCATATAATTAAATGCTACTAAAAACGCAAACACTTCAAATTACTAATATTGTTGGATTACATGAATTTATTTATTATAATATATTAGACCCATTTTTAATGTTAAGAAAATATAATGTTAAAAGTGATACATTTATTATCATAGCAACTACGCCTGCTACAATAAGTGATTTATCATTTATAAAATAACCATGTAGTAACCAAAGTAAATTAGTTATTAAAACGAGTGACAAAGAATATAATGATAAATCTTTTACACTTTTTGTTACATATGTTTTGTATAATTGAGGAATTAATTGAATTGAATTTACTATTGGTGCTAATGTTGCCACGATAACTGGTATCATTATATATTTGTTCTATAAAATAATCGGAATTTAAATTTATAAAGATGTAAAGGTGTAAAAACCATTACTATGAAGACTGGGCAACGTGGTAAGAAGCAGACTCCCTATTTCAAGCTAGGCATTACTCTTTTATCTAAAACAACTTCTTTTAATACATTTCGTATGATTTTATCATCCATCTTCTCTTGGTCATCTTTATATTCTGCTCCCAAAGAGCTAATTGAAATCTCCATAAATTGTTTGTTTTCTGGTGTATCTAAATAACGATATTCTGGATTTTCTGCTTGCCATTCGGGTAATACTTTTAAATTTTTACTTGCTAATTGTTTAATAACATTTCTCAATTTGGTCTTCTCAGCATCTTCTTTCTCCCAACTATCCTGGTCTTTAATATAAACTGTTTCACGTTTAATATCTGTACAATGCAATGGTCTCATATTTACATCTAGCTCCTTTAATGCTTTCACAAATATTCGGGTAATCCCTTGTGTAAAACCTAATTTACCCGTTTGTACTAAATCATTTACACTAAGTTTCAGAGACCCTACAAAATCGGCTATATTTAATGCATCTTTACAGTCCTCATTGAGAAACACATTTAAATTAAATTGGTTATTCATTGTATTGTTTGTTGTATTGTTATTCACTACATTTGTCTGTTTTGACATCTCTATCAACTGTTTCTGCAGCTCTTTATTCTGTTCAATAAGTGTCAAAATCATATCATTGGTAATAGATGGTTGTTGCGGTTGTGTTTCTTGATTCAGTTCTTCTTTGTCTTCTGATAACTCGCTTTGACCATTGCATTTCTGTTTATGTGTGAATAAACTCTGTCTATGTTTATAGGATTTGCCGCAAGAGCATTCATAAACGGGTGTTTTTTGTAAGTATTCGGTCTTATTTCTGTGTTTACGGGTAGTGACATGGCGGTCCCATTCACTCTTTTTGCTGCATCCTATATCACAATCTTTACAATAGAATTTTGGCGAAAAGCATGGTTTATAGGCGTCAGTCATCAATGTCAGTATAGAATGTTGACAGATTTTTCGCCTAAACATTTTTCCGCAAAACTATTTAAAATCTTATGCAGCGCAGTTTTGGATGATTATTTTGGCATTTACAGCAATATGCTATGAAAACAGATTTCCCATACCCCTTTGTAAATTTTATTTTCAGAAAATCAAAAAAGGACAAAAATAAATGTCCAATTTCAAAAATCGGTCCGACTTTATTTCTTTGTTTTGTCTAGGGTTTTTAAATAATTTGTATAAAACTATGTAATAATAATGAAGATGTGGTAAAGATTTTTGGGGGTTTTGTAGAACCCAGTATTTTGGAATAACTTTTGCATTCCGTTCTCCAGTTATATTTGGCAGAATTGGGCCAGTTTATTTGGCCTGATCCAGGTGCACCCAATGGTCTGCCATTGGCAGTTCCACCATATCCACCTATTGTTGTTTTATCACCTGGCGTGTCCCCGCTTGGATTGCCTTGGTCACTTAGTGGTTTTCCGTGATATGTTCCTTTGTTTTTGATATGGCCATTTTGACAATTCTCATGGAATGTTTTCATATATTGAATGCGTTGTTTTTCATATTGTTTTTTGGCTGCTTGACATCTAGAGTTGCATGTGCCATTTGCAACCTGACTGCTATAATAACGCTGATTTAATTGAGTTGATGTGTACTTTTTCACATTGTCCTTTTTATATTTGGCTTTCGCTAATTCTAATTGATAACGGTCTCTTGCTAACTGGCAGCGTTTATTACATGGAGTTTTTGCAGAACATCTTGAGTTGCATTTTTTAGAGAGAGCTGAACCTCTAGCTAGTTTTGACCTTGCGTAATGTTTTTTATAATTATGGTCGGTAATTGCATGATATTTGCTAACAATTAATGTTCTGCTATAGTTGGCTTTAGTCCCCATATTTTTAGTGTCTCCAAAAACATTACCAAATAATTGAGTATTTGAAACTAATAAAACGAATAGTAAAACTACAGTAAATGACAACATTGTTTTATCTATATTCATTTGTAATAAAAAAACAATCAATTTTTATTACAGATATATAATCCTTAATCATCTTGTCCATCCACTAAGGTCTATCCCCTGGGTCGCCACTACGTTTTTTGGGCGAAGTGCCCAATCGTTTCCAAGAATATCGTCCTTTAATATGCTGGTACGTTTCTGTGTCCTCTCTTTTGATTTTTCTTCTGTATCTGGCTCATATTCTATGAATGCTTCAGAATATCCAAATAATGGTTCAAAATCAATGACGATTTTATTACCTGCCTTAGTTTCCATTTCAAATCTTAATATTATGTCAGGGTCATATGGCCTTCCAGATTGACGTATTTCTAAGAGCTTTCCTAATGTTTTGGCTTCTTCTGCGTAGGTGCTATCTATTCTGCGCAATTGTATGTCCGTCATTCTTATCCCATTTCGGAAAGTAATTAGTTTATAGTGTTTTCCGACACGTAGGTCTGATAATAAACAAATTTCGGTTGTCATTGTTTTTTAACATAAGAACTGTTTATGTTAAAAATAATCAATTTTTCAGTATATTTGAAAAATTGATTGCTAAAAACAATCATTTTAATTAGAGAAACTGAAGTACTATAATGGTGTTTTATTTGGTGATTATTTCGTCCATTGTTTGGGTGAATGCATATGAAATGTTTAAAGTTGATGAAACGACAATGATGCATCTCATTGTGAGTAAAAAAGTTAATGACCGATATATTGGAAAAGAATATGATAAAACGCTGAAATGTGAATACATTAACCACGTTATTCCGTATGAGCCGTTTACCTGCTCTAAATCACCAGAAGATGATTACAGAAACATATATCAAAAAACTTACAAAACTCAATTATGGGAGTACCAATCAAAAGAGTGCTTTCCAGACATTGAACCATCCAGTGCAATCATGTCTTTATCTGTTATATTCGTTTTGTTTATGATATGTTTAGATCCATGGAGCAAGCAGTAAGATAGAATTGTGATTGCAATAAAAATAAATAAAATTGTTTTTGTTAACGAATTTTTTTTAAAGATCATGGATTTCGTAATTGAACTGTATATTCTTGGACTTATATGTCTTGGCTGTATCTCTCAGACATTCGTTCACATAATCTACTAGAGGATTTATCTCTTTTAAAATAGTATCATTGAACTCATTATTTATGGTTCCAGAAAGATAAGTCCTAAATCGGAGAATAATATCTGTTACAGTTGTTAATAATATAGTAAGCACATTATGAATTTCTCTATATTTCTCAACCTTTTTCTCATTCCTTTGTAGTGTTGTCTTAAACTCATCTTCTGTTATAACGTTTCTCATATATTGGATTCTCAGCTGTTCGTTCCTGACAACTCGGTCTTCTGTCCGATATCTTGGAACAATGACGTACCGCATATGAATAATGTTTCTTATTGTTCTGCCCAAGTAATCGTCAGTTGACTTGCTCAATGGATGATTTGGATGTCTAACCTGTAGCATTGTACGAATTGTTGTATAATCCGTGTGCTGCAAGTCATTATTGCAAGGGTTATCTAGAGGATTGCGGGGGACAGCGTTACCATTGCGACGAAGCCACTCAAAATAGTGGGGATTGTGGAGATTGGATTCAATTCGTCCAGTGCGCCAATTGAAAGCGGTGTGACATTGTGTACACCACATCTGATCACAACCTGACAGCTTGAATATACCTGTTCTGCACTTGGGACAGGGTTTGGTATCCGTAGCCAGAAGTCTAGCCGTTGCCAATGTATCCGGGCTGCATGTGTGCTCAATATCTCTCTCTAAACCTTTGACTTCGTGGCAATCGGGACAAGCCCATTTCTGGCAGATACCGCATTTCCATTGACTGCTGAGGAATCCACGACATTCACTGTCAGGACAAGCACGAACAAACTCTGCTCGTTCAGTAGTGACTTGCCTATTGTGTAATCTGTAGAGTTCTGCTTGCGCTTGATTTCTCTCAATCTTAAGCTGGTACATTTTTTCAGTGAGCTCACGGATTTTTCTGGTCGCATTCTCAATGTTGATTTGACGCTCAACAAGCGGTTGTGTTGTGGGAAGGAGTGCGCGTTCATTATCAAATAGCAGTTGTTCTCGTTGTTTCTTTAGTTTTCCTGTAATAAATACATTTGTGAATGATGATGCAATGAACTGACGAGTCCAATCGCGCCCACAATCAGTGTTCATGCATTTTGGATTAGATTCACCGAGAACATAGGTTTCACAACAAGTTTTACAAGCACCGAATTCACAATATGGACATGTTACAATTTTACGTGTGCTCAAATTGAGCTTTTCGCAACAGATTTGGCAATCATTAGACATTATTCTTTATTTACATTTAAAATAGAGAATAATTTTTGAATCAATTTTTCCTTGGTTCCCTTCGGAAAAATTGATTAATTCAAATAGTTTTTAAATCAATTAAAAAACAACAATAATGGATGTAGAAAACCACGAGGATATTGACGACACTAACTATGTAGAAAACCCCATGCGCGTAGAAATTATGCCAGTTGCAGAAGTCGTTGGAATTGAAGTAATTAGTGAAGTTTTAATTGAACAAAAAAGAAACAGTGAAGACAGTGAAAATAGTGAAAGCATCAATACAAACACACTTACATTAACCTTTAATCAAAAGTTATGGTTTTGGTTTAATTTTGGAGGTGCGTTATTTATTTGTCTTGCGTTTCTAACTGGATTTATATTATTATTAGTGTGGTTTAATGACCCAGAAGTGTTTGGGCCCGTAAACTATTAGAGAGGTCTTTGGTCAGCGTCAGGATGTTTCCAAGAACCATACGAGCAATGTCGCCCGTATTTTCCAAAACAATCATTCTGATATGGCTCTGGCTCCAGCAGTTTTATTGAGGCCCGGTCTTCATAACTCCAATAAGTTCTTGTCACTAATTCTGGTCCGGTTGTGTAATAAACATATACATGCTCTTTATCATCACTGTGGTTGTCCTGTGCAAATTTGATTTCGTCTTCACTTATTGGTGGATTTGCAATATTATCAATAATATGTTTTATGAAAGGATCACATTTAGGTGCGTAAAAAGCATAGTTTCCAAGTAATATGGAACCGTCGGCATTTTTTATTTCTATGGGAAAATTGCAAACTGATTTATCTAAATCATCCATATTTTTTGTGATATTCATATCTAGGTCTAAATAGAGACCACCATAATGATAAATGGCTAAATATCGGAAGAAATCTATCTGTTGGATTTTGTATTTTAGATTTAGAAAGGTTTCATAGTACTGCGGGAAATTTACTTGAATAAAGATTTTAATAGAATCATCTGTAAAAAAAAGGAAGTTATTTTCTGAGTTACTACCGCGCAAATTAAAAATAAAGTTTTTATAGTGTTCTGGAATATTGTCAGTTTTCCAGGTTTGAATAATGTTCATTTAAATATATAAACTATCTTGTTTATATATTTTGTCTCGTTACGTAAATATTATTTATAAGTACCGACTAACAAATCAAAGACGGGATTTAATATACAGAAATTACAGAACATTAACTTATGGTGTTTGGCATGATGCATTAAAAAAAAATTTGAATGTTCCAAATACGCTGCAGTAATATAAATATACAACGCCATAACGTTTTCAAAATAATTCATGTGAAGAATCAATATAGGTGCACCCAATGAACTAATCAAAAACAATGAATCCACTTTAGTCATATAGAATGTATCAAATGGATACACCTCAACGTTTTCATGATGCATAGAATGAATTGCCTTATAATATTGCTTTGTGTGCATAGTTCTATGATAAATGTAATAAATAAATTCAGCTATTACCGAATATCTTAATATATTATCAATATTCTGATAAAGAGTGTGTGGCTTATTTTCAATAAATGTCCCGACTAAAAATGAGTTTAAAAGAATGGCCTGTGTCAGCACACTTAAAACTGAAGGAATGATATTTCTCAAACTTTGGCGAAATTGATAGGTATTATGTGTTGGATTAAAAAATGGAACTTTAAAGTAATAACAAATACCAACTGTGGTTAATGTTGACGCAGAGAATGTACCAAGTATAAGTTTTGAAGACGTAATTAAATCCATAGCTAAAAAATAGTATAAAATTGTGTTTATACTATTTCCATCATTTAATTATATCATAGTTTCTCTAATGTGTTAATAATTTCAGCAGGATAATCCATATCTTTTAATACACGAATACCGCCCTTTATTTTAGAAATACCCTTCTTGATTTTATAAGTGTATTCAAACGTTCCATCTTCACGCACATTAACTTCCATTTTATAATTCTCAATACAGGATGATTTCTTAAACTTTTTACAGATAGACAAATAGTGTGTGGTTAAAATAAAGTTTACATTAGGGAATCCTGTCAAATATTTCAAGAAAGCATGACCAGCCCTAGAAGCTTCGTCTGGATTGGTTCCAGAGTATAATTCGTCAAATGTGCACCAATGTCTATATTTCTCAGGGTCTTTGTGCTGATTAATAACGTCAATAATTTCTTTGCAACGTCTAGACTCAGCTTGGAATAAACTATCGCGTCCAGAAGTATCAGGAATATTCAAATAAGAATGAATATGAGTATAAGGATTAAGTTTGGCAGATTTATAAAACCCACATCCAAATTGCTGTGTGAAAATAATGTTGAGCGTAGTTGTCTTTAAAATTGTGGTTTTGCCCGATTTATTTGGAGACGAAATAATCATATTTTTATTAAAATTGCATGTGTTTTTAACATGTTGTTCATTTACTAAAGCCGGGTAATATTGTTCTTCAAACGAGCAATTACCAGATACATCAAAATCAGCAAACGCTACCTTTCCGCTGAAGAAATTATTGTGCACGCCTAACATATTATTGATATAGCCTTCAAATCCAATAGAATATCTCAAACTATCCTCGTAATATTTACTAGAGTATAGACGATAATAGCATTTTAACATATATCCGGATTCGCTGAATTTGCTGACGCTGTTTTTAAAAGGACTAATATTTTGTAATTCTCCATAAAGCTGTTTTAAATTATCACAATGCATGCGAATATCTACACGAATCTTATCATATGTTGGAACGAGTTTTGTCACGACACTAAAACTCTCCATGCTATCAATAGAGTATTTTACGTAATCACGCATTTCCAATAAGTTGTCGTTTATATTTATTATGCTTTTACGGAAGTTTTGACATTGATGAATATTTTGATAAATCTGCATCAAATACAATCCAAATGTTAGTAATAAATAAACAACCTTATCAAAGCTTAATGAATCCATAGTCATGAGAGCCTTCCCTATAAAGTGATTTCTCGCAAGATCTTTCAAAACAACCATATACACATCAAATGTAATTGGAATACCTTGTATTTTTAATATTAAAAAGGGGAAAATCAAAAAGACAAAAGGAATTAGCAAACTTATGGCAGGTGATAGAACATTCATTAATGTCAAGCACTGTAAAAAATACGAGGATTCGTTGAATTCCGCTAACATCTCCCAATCTAAAAATCCATATCTATTTAAAAAATCGTCTTCCACTTTTAAATCAGACCAAATTGAAGTTATTTTTTCACAATTTATTTTATATTGCGAACAACGGGACATTGAGTCTTTATAAAGAGCCATGTCCAAAACTATTTGTTGTGTGTCTTTTAAATATTCTTGGTTTGTGGTGTATTGATTTTTCCAGTCTTGAATCATATTTTTGGCAAACAGATGCTCTGGTTGAAAGAGATGTTCATACATTGTTACTGAACCATTACTTGTTGCTGCAAGCTCTAGATCATTGGCAACAACATCAGAAAGCGTGTATAATTCAGAAGATTCCAGATAGGCTAAAGGTAATTTAAAATTAGTATTAATTTTAATAGGAGGTTTCTCATCTTTATATTCTGGAACTGTTTCGGTCTTAATCGGGAAAAATATATTCAATACATTTTGTATCTCAATCATTTATAATAGTTGATGAATAAATCTAACTATTATAAACGTAAAAGGAACGGTAAAAGGAACGGTAAAAGGAATGGCAAAAGGAACGGTAAAAGGAACGGGATGTAAAAACGGAATATGGGTCCTAAAGTCTAACCTTCTTTAATGGTTCCGGGCAATTCATCAATAGAAATGTTATAATATTTCTCTATCTTCTTCATTGTAAATACGTCACGTTTTGTAATAAAATTAATGGCGAGTCCCTTTCTCCCCCATCTACCGCTTCTACCGATGCGGTGCAAATAAGTATGAACACACTTTGGAACGTCAAAATTAATTACTGTGCTCACCTGTTGAACGTCAATGCCACGAGCTGTGATATTAGATGAAATAAGAACACGGTATGTTCCGTTTCTAAAATTAGCAAAAACCTTTTCTCTATCTGCCTTGTCCATAGAACTATGAATAGAGCAAACAGAATACCCATCATTTGTCATTGCGTTTTGCAAATCTATAACCCGTTTCACATTATTACAATAAATAATACATTGATTCACACTTATAACTGAGAATAAGTCTTTTAATGTATCGTATTTATGAATGTCGTCACCTAGTGCAACAAAATATTGTTTAATACATTCTAAGTTCAATTGCTCTTTCTTCATAGTAATCGCAACAGGATTTTTCATAATCTTCTGTGTCATATTTAATATGTCTTCTGGCATGGTAGCGCTAAATAAAACCATTTGTAAATTTTGACTTAGGTGTTGAAAAATATTGTAAATTTGGTCTTTGAATCCTTTAGAAAGCATTTCGTCAGCTTCATCTAGAACAAGCATTTTGACATTAGATACCTTCAAATATTTTCGGATAATCATATCATAAATTCTGCCTGTGCATCCAACAATAATATGCGGGCATTTCTCACGTATATCAGAGACATCTTCTTGTATAGATGTTCCACCAATAATTGTTTTAACAACTAGTTTTTCCATAAACGCTCCTAGATTTGTAATCACTGTTGATATTTGTTTAGCTAGCTCATGTGTTGGTGCTAAAATAATTGCTTGTATGCAATTTATGGAGGTATCAATGTTTTGCAATGTTCCTATTGAGAAAGTTCCTGTCTTGCCGCTGCCCGATTGGGCTTGTGCGAAAATATCCCTGCCTTTAATTATAGGCATAATAGCTTTCTTTTGGATTTCACTTGGGTTCTCAAATCCATATGCATAGATACCACGTAATAATTCCGATTTAATATCGTATTCATCCCATGTTTGAACCATTGGAAATTCATCGTCTATCTGATTTTGATTTTCTTCTATTGTATTAGTTATCGTTTCTGTCTCCATAGCTATCAAAAACGTTATAATGTATATTGGTAACTTTCTATACCAATTATATGAAGATTAATTAAACCCTTGAAGAATTAAAATATGAGATCTTTATTAATATTCGTATGAAAACATATAAATAATTAGCAGCATATTATACTAGGCATCTAATAGAATGAAGTATACTCTTCAAGATTATTCTGAACTTGTATTTACAGGTTACGATTATACGTTACCTGATGGTGTAAACGTAATAATAAAAAGGTTAGTTTCGGAATTCGGTACTTCACCAGTACAAGAAGTTCGCGCATTAGATGGTAATGACGCGAAATTTAAGAAGTCAGGTTATTTTAATAACTCACGTAAACCTAAGCGTAATGATATTTCCGAAGATACTTGGGAGAAACAAAAAGCCTTTAAAGCAACTGTTATAGAGAAGAAAGAGGGTATTGAGAAATCAATTAATGATATTCGTATCTGTTTAAATAAGATTTCAAATAAAAATTATGAAACACAAAAAGACGCAATTGTTGAATATATTATTAATATAACAAAAAATGACGATGAATCTTCGGACGAAGATGAAAAAACTTATAATCCAAACGACATTAATAGTATTTCAACCGCTATTTTTGAGATAGCAAGTACCAATAAATTTTATTCTGAATTGTACGCTACTTTGTATAAAGAATTAATAGAAAAATTTGCAGTATTCCGTGATAATGTAGACCTAATTATAGAAAATTATAAGAATGATATTCATAAAATAAAATTCGTTGACCCAAACACAGAATATGATAAATTCTGTGATAATAATAAATTAAATGATAAGCGTAAGGCAATGTCAATGTTTATTGTAAATTTAATGAAAAAAAGTGTTCTTGAGAAATCAACAATATCTGAAATTATTCTTTACTTGGAAGATATTGTCGCCAAGAATGTAGATATTGAAAATATGGTTTATGAGATAGAAGAAATAACGGAAAACCTATTTATATTAGTGACAGAATCAGCAGTAGATTTCAAGGGAACTGGAGTATGGGAGACCATTATGTCAAACATTTCATTGTTTTCTAAGTATAAAGCTAAGGAACATTTAAGTATATCTAGTAGAGCCATATTCAAGTATATGGACATTTTGGACCGTATAAAGAATGAAAGAGGATTGTTAGTTTAGATAAACAAACTTTGTTTTTATGTAATATTTCTCATAAAATTACATAAAATAATAACTATATACATTATAATGGTAAAATCAAAACTTAATTCTCAAGTAGATTATGACGAATCTAAAGAAATAGAGGATGAAGACATTGAATATTCTTCTCCTTTGTATGATTATAAACTTTTTGATAATGATATTGTAATTGCCCTAGGTAAACAACGTCATACTTTTTCTAGGCATGATTTGGTGTATTTTCCTATTTATTTGGTAATAGATGAGATGCCAAGAGCAAAGATTGGTGTGTTTGAAGTGGAAAGTAATACGCTTATTGATATATTGGATGACGACGGTGATGTTAAATTGTCAAAGAAAAATGTTATATTTTATGTTGATAAACAATATGTTCGTGATATGTTAAATAAATATTCTACTGATGATAAACCTGATGAAATAGAACAATTAGATAAAGGTAAGGTAAAAACAGAAGAAAAAGATGCTGAATTGGAAGACGTTGTAGATTTAACAGAAGATAGTGACGATGATGTTTTGGGATTACAGATTCCAGAGGATAAAAAAACAAAGACGGGTAAAGATGCAGATAAAGAATTATCAGAAGGTATTTTTATAATCAACGAGAAGACTAAGGAGCCACCATTATTAAAAGAAGAAACCAAAGAGGATTCGCAAGAGTTAAAGCGTGAATTCAAGGAATCGCCAAAAAACATTTGGTTACAGAAGTTAATGAAAAATACAAATTATGAAATCATAGATAATGAGGGTGGGGGAGATTGCTTTTTTGCAGTTATCCGCGATGCTTTTAAACAAGTAGGTAAAGAAACAACTGTTGCCAAATTACGTGCACTTGTTGCAAAAGAAGCTACAGATAAGATGTTTCAGGAATCACGCACTATTTACACAGGATTTTTGGCAGAATTTCAAGAAAAAGAGAAAGAAATTAAATCTGCAACTAAGACTATTTCTCTATTGAAAAAAAGAATAGATAGCTCTAAAAACAAACAAGAAAACGAGGAATTAGTTACACAAGCAAAGAAGGTATTGGAAGACCAGAAACGTTTAAAAGTAGAAAAAACTGGAGCAAAAGAATTATTAGAGGAATTTGAATATATGAAGGATTTAACTACTCTTGAGAAATTCCGTGAATTTATGTTAACCCGACATTACTGGGCTGATACGTGGACGATTTCAACAATAGAGCGTTTATTAAACATTAAAGTCTTGTTGCTTTCTGAAGAATCCTATGAATCAGGTGATTTGGATTCAGTAATGCAATGTGGCCAATTAAATGATAGTGATTTGGAAACTGCGGGTACCTTTATTCCTGATTATTACATTATGACTTGTTATACAGGAAATCATTATAAAACGGTCTCATATAAAGAGAAGAATATTTTGAAATTCCGTGAAATACCTTATGATGTTAAAATCATGATTATAAATAAATGTTTGGAAAAGAATGCTGGGCCTTATTATTTAATTCAAGATTTTCGTAATATGAAAACTAGATTAGGATTGAATCCAAATGAGGGTGAGCCAGAAGATAATGATGATGAATATTTGACACGTGATTTATATAACAAAGAAACTGTGTTTTCATTCCATGCGAAAGCAAATGGATCACCAAAGCCAGGTAAAGGTTCAGGAGAGAAAATAAAAGGCGATGATATGACCAAATTTAAGGTATTAAATTCTGTGAAAGATTGGCGCAGAAAATTAGATGATTCATGGATTACTCCTTTTAAACTAGATGGACATCGTTGGAATTCTGTGGAACATTACTTTTTGGCATCACAGTTTAAAAAGGGATTTCCCGATTTCTATTTTAAGTTTTCAGTTGAGAGTGGAACTGATATTTCCAAGGATATAGAATTGGCACGTATTGCTGGTAGCAAGAGTGGTAAATCAAAAGACCGTGTATTGAGAGACGCAAAGATAAAACCAGACCCAGATTTTTATACTGTTGGAACAAACCCTATTTTTGAAGTAGAGCGTAAGAAGGCGTTAGATGCCAAGTTTTCTGGTAATTTGGAATTAAAAAATATGTTATTGGAAACTAAGGATGCGAAATTGACCCATTTTGAACGTAGTAAAGGAAATAATCCTGACATTCAATTGATGAAAGTGAGAAAGGAATTACAATAATATATAATTTGTTTAAGCATGGCATAAAAAATTGAAATCTTTTTCTGCCAGATCAGAATCGGTAAATCCCAGCGAAAGCTAAGTTATTTATTCACCACAAACCATTGCTAATATGTCTTCTGATTCTGTTCTTCGGATGAATTCTTCATTGCCCGTTGATGCTATGCGTATGGTATCTCTACCATCTGAGCTTCAGACCACGGACGATGTCTATGGATTCGTCAAGAATATTCTTTCGCTAGAACCTACGTCAATTAATATTGTGCCAATGCAAACCCAAGGTGGCGTTCGCTATCGTTCAGCATTTATTGACGTATCTGTCAACAAGGAGACCAACATTGTTCCTGGATGGATGGAGAATTTTGCGAACGACTGTGCGTTTATTCCGTCTGAGAATGTGCCAGGTGGAATTCACTTTGACAATGGGAAGAATATGCATCACATCAAGCTTGTTCCTGCCAAGAAACAATCGCCGTCCAAGGAACCACTCAAGTTGGACGACGGCTCATGGACCAGCATCTACATTCCGATGATTCCTGACGATTTGAGCAGTGACAATGGCGATATTCGTTACGAAACAGAAGAGATGCTTTCTGAGTTCTTTAACGACCAGCTTAAGATTGGCAAGGTATCTCGCGTTGACTTTATGTCCAAGCCTGTCCCAAACAGCGATCGTGTGGCCAAGTGCGCCTACGTGCACTTTGAAACCTGGTATGACAATCAGACCACTAAGATTGTGCGTAAGACGATTGACAGTAATGGCGAGTTCAGCTGCAATGGCTATTACGATGGCTTTGAGTTCTCTAGGTTTGATAATAACCGTTACATCAACTTCAAGGTGAACCACAAGCCCATCCCGGCTGCAACTGAGGATATGAATGTGCATCAGCTTGCAGCGCGTGTCAAGATTCTTGAGGAGCAGAATGCTCAGTTAGAGGAGCGTATTGCGGAGGTTCAAAATGAGAACGATGACCTCAAGTACATGCAAGGCAACGCTCAATTGGCAGCTGATGAGTACAAGCGTCTCAACCAGGAGCTATCCAAGCCTCTTACGATGGAGGAGGTGTTCAAGCAACTTCGCAATAAGATGGAACAATTCAAGGTTGTCTCCAAGGAACTATTGGAGAAGTATGAATCCAATGATGCTGTGGAAGCGGCTGGTGTATGGGAATTGCCAGAGTATAAGGAGTATGGTTTTGATTACATTGGCGTTATTAATGAACTCTACGAAGAGTTTGTTGCTGCGTTCATTCGTTAAACCTAAACAATAGTAGTGTAGAAGTAGCATAGTTTGTCTTGTTTTAATATTAAAAAAAGAAAATTGGGCCAAGTCCCTTTTTTCATATTTCAAATAAACTCATACGTAAGGTTTTAAACTCAGTATCTGTGCTGCGTTTTGTTTTTTCTTGTTTTGTAAACCAAATACATAAAGCATCAATGCATTCTATAAATTTTTTATCCTGATATAGATTCTGAATTAATTCAAAATAAGAATTCATTGTTATGTTGGCATCTGTATCATTAAAACGAATAGATATATTATTGTTAGAAACACACCATTCCAAAAAGTTATTGACATTGTACATCAAGAAAGACTTAATAATATAGTAAGAAAGCACAGGCGTTTTCTCTTTATAACGCATTTTACGAGCCATATGCGCAGCATCTGTTTTTTCATAAAGTTGCGAATAGCTAAGACCAAAATGTTTTAATATCTTAGCACATTGAAAGAGCGAAAAGACGCGTTCATAATCCATAAATTTCTCTAATTTTTTCACCAAGTTATTATGGTCAGATAATTGAAAGACAATAAACATTACATTGATAATTTCTGCCCAGGTTTCGCAATATGTTTCATAGACACGAACATCCGTAGAAACAGGAAATATCGCCATTAATTTTTTGTGAATATGCGAGCATTCATGATGTGAGAAATCCAACCCTAAATTATGAAAGCTTTCATGAATAAATACTTTAAACCATTCTTCTCTTCTATAAATATTTATTTCATTTTCATAACTGCATGAGAAAGTAAAACCGGTATTTGCATTTATTCTTTCAATTATGGCGTTTCCATGAGGAACCACTTTCTCTAATTCGGTAAGATAAAAATTAATAGAAAGAGCCTGAGAACATTCTGATTTAGAAAAGCTCATTGCAACATGGAGCCAAATATATATTTTTTTAATAGCGCTATCAAATGAGAAAGTTGGGTCGTTTTCAGATACTAAATGAACAGAAATTTTACGTGAACCTATTGTAAAAGTATATGAATTACCAACATAAGACATGCCATTAATATGTGATTTAATTTCTGGATCTAATAAATCATAGTCACGTCCATGCGGCATTTTTGTTATTTTATGAGAAACTATGCTAATCTTGGAAAAGGACTCTTCAGCAGCAATCATTTTATCAAACAATATGTCCAATAATTTCTTAGATTCAATAGAAAATTTGGTGGATTGAAAACAATCTAATTTATGAGAAATATGAGTATTCAAAAAATCTATTAAATAACGGGTTGTTGGTATAAATGCTTTAGATTTCATATTTATATTATATCTATATTATTTCTCAACATTCTATTTCTTTTATGTAAAATAAACTAGTATTTTACATAACCATTAATTTTTCTTACTTCTTTTCTTCTTTATAGTTTTCTTGTTCCGCGATTTAGTCTTTTTTGCTTTGGTGCCTCCACGAGAATAATCAATAAATTCTTCTAATTTTGTCATTATTGAATATTTTGTCATATCTACTTCTGGGTCAATATTTGCGTTATTGGGATTTACTGACCCTTCGTCGGCGAAACAATTGGGAGTATATTTAACATGTATAATTTTTGCAAAACTAGGTAACTCTTTATAATATGGTTTTCTAGTTATTAATGATGTGCGAGTCTCAACATTAGGTATTATTTGTAATTTATATATATATCCATCTTTGTTTACATAATAACCATCCTTTCCTGATTCTTTATTAAATTTTACTTGTAAATAAGTATTAGTTTTAATATCCATTATTCCTATAACCATGTAAAAATTCTTCTTTTTGGAACTAAATGTAGATGAGTTCCATCCAACTTTTGTACAATCGCTGTCTTTGTAACCAAAACGTGTTCCAATGTAAGTATTTATTTCTGCAACCTGTTGGGTTTGAGCTAGAATTAATTGTGCATTTTCAAATTCTTTTTTTATTTTTTGAGCTTCTGCCTCTATTTTCGTTCTTTCAATCTCATTATTTTTAGTTTCTTCCAACAACTCATTTTCTATCTGTTGTTTTTTTACTTCTGCGTTCTTAATTATTTCTTGTTTTTGTTGTTCTAATCGTTTTGTTTCTTCAGTAATTTTTGTTTCTGTTTTAATAGAAGATGTTGCGTTTAAAATTTCATTTTTCTCTTTCTCAATAATCGCTCTTCTTTCGTTTGCTTTTTTAATTGAATTTTCCGCTCTTTCAGCCAATGAATTGGCTGCGCTAGTTAAATTTGTAGCAACTGAAACAACATGTGTTAGTGCTTTCGCAGCCTCTTTTCCAGCCTCTGTACCTTGCACAGCGATTTTCCCAGCATTATCGGTTAATTTTCCAGTATTGTCTAATAACTTACCTGTAATTTCTTCAGCAATTTTCCCGGCATTTTCTGCAATTTTGCTGGTAGAAATCGCTAAATTACCAGCCGACTCAGATACCTCACCCGCAACCCGTCCAGCGACTTCTACGTTCTTGGCAACGCCTTTAAATACCGATTCTGCTGCGGCTTTTAATGCATTACTCATTATTAATGTAGATTCTAGTTTATATATTATTAGATATAAAATGGTGAATGGTTTAGTTTTTATTTCTAAAACTATAAACACTTACCTTGCTGAAAAATTGATTTAAATTAATAAAGACTATCTAACAATATCCAATCACCAAGAAGTATTAAACAATGGGGATTAAAAATCTGAACCGATTTCTACGTGATAATTGCAGTAAAAAGGCAATCACCAAAAAACATTTATCTTATTTTAAAAACAAAACAGTGGTTATTGATACCAGCATTTATTTGTATAAGTTTGCGAGCGAAGGTAGTTTGATGGAGAGTATGTATTTGTTTATATCTGTGTTAAAATCATATCGTATTACTCCTTTGTTTATATTTGACGGCAAGCCGCCGCCCGAAAAGAATGAACTATTGAGACAACGTAAGTTAGAGAAAAAGGATGCTGAGCAAAAGTATTACTCTCTGCAAGCTAAACTTCAAACTATAAACGATAATGAGGAAAGTAAAGAAATAATACAAGAAATGGATAATTTAAAAAGACAAATGGTTAAAATACGTGATGAAGATATTAAGAATGTAAAAAGATTAATGGATGCATATGGGGTTATTTATTACGACGCACCAGGTGAAGCAGATAGACTGTGCGCTTATTTATTAAAGAACGGCAAAGCATGGGGTTGCATTAGCGACGATATGGATATGTTCTTGTATGGATGCAAATATGTGATTCGTAATGTTAGTTTAATGAATCATACAGCGATTTATTATGACACTGAAAAAATATTGAGCGAATTGGATATGACAGAAAATCGGTTTTGCGAAATTATGGTGTTATCTGGAACTGATTATAACATAAATTCAAACACTTGTTTAAATGAAACCATTAAATGGTATTATGAATACATGAAATATGCAAACAATGTAAATAATCCGTATGGATTTTATATTTGGCTTCTGAAAAACACAAAATATATTACTGATTATTCGCGTCTTATTAATACATATAGGATTTTCCAATTAAATAACAATACGGATTTGGAAAATTGGGACAACATTGATGTTACTGAAAAGGAATTGAACAATGTTTTACTTAAAGAAATAATGGGTAAAGAGGGATTTGTCTTTGCGAATTAACAACTTTAGAACAAATATGTGATTTATATTTTTTTTATGAGTATTATATATATTACAATAATGTCTTCATGGTTTTCCGGAAATAAAAAAAAAGATATACCCGAAAACTGGCCAAAACTAGTTATAGACCCAGATTCTTTCCCAGATGATTATGTAAGTCAAAGTAGGGATTTAATCAATAGTCCAGACACACGTATTTGGTATGCAACTGCTATAGGAGATATAGATATGGTGAGGTTTTTATGTGAAAATACTAAGGGGGATGACCCTAATTTTTTTATGGTGGGAATTGAGGACCAAAACACTGCTCTACATTTGGCAGCAAATTCTTTAAATAGGGATATAGTTAAACTATTGTTAGACAGTAAACGAGTAAATATAGACGCAGTAAATAAGAACGGTCGGACTGCGTTAGAGACAATGGTTGATCTTCACGAACCAGACCCGTTTTCTCAAGAAGAATATATTAAGACAAACGATATCGCCCAATCTTTAATAAAAGCACATATTACGAAAAAATTCCGCCCAAGAAAAATTGTTAAAATAAAGCCGAGAAGTGGTGGAAAACGAAAATCAAGAAAACTTAGGAGAAAAACAAACAAACGAAGAAAATCAGGTAAGAGAAGCAATTAAACTACCACGATAATCTTCTATACCAGTATGCGTTAGATTAATTGTTACATCAATAAAAACAGACCCACCTAATTTGGTCCAACGGTGACAGAACATCCAATCTTCAGAATAATAATGGTCATCTTCTACACCGCAATCAAAAAGAGCAAATGCGTATTTATTTTCTTCAGGTCTCAAAAAACTAACATCGTCTGTATATTTGGTAGAAGGAAATGCTTTGGATAAATTAGTAATAACATTACGTTGAATCATCATAAATCCAGTAGCCAAATGTTTTACCTGTGTCAAATTATTCTCAACTTGAATTGTGGTGTTCAAATAATTCACATTATAAGACAACATTTTGTATTGTACCATATGCTCATCACTAATAATGTCCTTGAATTGGGAATTATTTTTATTTTTAATCCAATCCTTTACAATGTTATCAGAATTGGGATTCTTCTTATCGTGCAATAAGTTATTCCAATTGTAATGTTTCAAGGGATAGATACCTCCAACGAGCTGTTTATTAGAAATTAATAATTTCATAATGTCAATAGGGTCCCATGTAATATCATTATCAATAAACATTATGTGTGTCATGGCTGGATTATTCATTGCCCTTGCGACCAAATTGTTTCTCGCTCTAGATACTAAACTATCATTTTTGCAAAAGTCAACACTCACGCCGATACCATATTTGCGAAAAGCTTCCATGGTCATTATTAAACAATGAACGTAATTCACAAAACAAACAGAACCGAAGCATGGTGTCAAAATATGAACATGTGGACTGTTTTTCTCAACATACGCTCTTACAATGTCTTCAAAAGAATTCCCTGAAGGATTTTTGCTTAGTGCTGACATATATCAATCATTCATTAAAAATATTTATATTGTTTTTATGCTAATCAAATAACTAGCATAAAAGTATTTGAATTTTCTGATACCTAATTGTTTACTTTTTATTTGGGTTTTGTTTTACGATTTTTTACTGTTTCTGGTTATTGAAGTTGTTTTATACTTTTTCTATTTTTAATTATTTACTCAACTTAAGCGGTGGCAACGACAGGGACCTCGGCCTTGATGAAGTGGTGCTTCATGAAGCGCTGGAGGTTGAAGTATGTGAGCTCATCATCGGCGCTAATCTTGAGGAGCTTGGCGAGCTTGGCATCAGGATTAATCTTGCGGCCATTGGCAGCGTCCTGGAGCTTGTTGGTTTGGATGTAGGCATTGAGCTCCTTGCTCACATCAGTGCGAGCCATCTCGGTGCCAACGGTCTTGCCAAGGAAAGCGGCAAGCTCATCACTGATGCGAGTGGGCTTGACGAAACCAGAAGGCTTGCGGTTGACGTTGTTGCGGCGCTTCTTTGAGGAGGCCTTTTGGGCAGCCTTCATCTCACGGGCAACGGTCTTCTCAAGGGTCTTGAAGTCGTTCTTGAGAGTGGAGAGGAGACCAACAAGCTGTTGGAGCTTGGCGCTGTACTCGGTCATCTTGACGGGAAGACCAGAGAGGGAAGCATCGGCGACGGCAACCTCAGAAGCAGGTTGCGCGGCAGCAACTTGACTAGTGGTATCAGCTACGGGGGCAGCAGCAACCTTCTTGGTGCGGGGGGCCTTGACTACGGGGGCGGAGGCAGAAGCCTCAACCTTGGGAACAGGGGTGGTGGCGGGGGTAGCGGACTTAGAAGCTCTAACCATTCTGGCTATTATAATATATATAACAACTTCTTTTCTAAATCATTTAACAAACAAATTAATAAATTGCAAAAGTATTATATTGCGGCTCGGGTACTGGTAATGAAAAATAGGAATTAAATAAAAAACGCAAAATACGAAACATCTATTTATGTTTATTTCACAACAATTTAATAATGTTATTGTTTTTGATAACATTATTTTACCAACCTGCCACAGATTCGTATAGCCACGGCATTGCTTCTCTAGCACCAGGCGATACAATGGTTAGTGCAGTTAGAGCATGAAAAGTGCCTAACCTTCTATGTTCGTCATCTATTCCCATAAATATCAAATTCTCAAATACTTCAACGCACGCGGTTTTTATATAATCAAGATCCAGTACCATATTTCTTTCCGCAGTAAACGGTGAAACTAAAGGACAAATGTTATGCCTAGTTTCTCTAGTTAATTGGCTTCTTAGAAACCAAATATCATAAAGATGTCTATATAATCTAATGTAGTTTGATGCACTTAAATTAAACCAATTTGTATTTGTGTAATTACCCAATTGGTCCATTTCCATAAATAAATCTGTGATTCTTTGATTAATAGAGTTTCTACGATTAACAAATAATCTACTTATTCTATTTTGTTGCTCTTGATTCATGTGATTATTAATATTAATGACGTTGATGTTGGCATTATTTACGTTATGTTGAGCAACTCTTTGTTGATACATTGGTGGAGGTGCAGTTGCTGCGAGTTTCTCATTGTCATTCTTAAACTCAGGAAATACAATAAAACAAAATCTATATAGTTTCTTGATATTGTTGGTTATTTCGTTTCCTAGTTTTTCTCTATTATATGGGTTTTCTATTTTGCTTTTTTGTTTTATAAAGTGTAAAAGAGAACAGATGTCAAAACCATAAATAAATTTCTTATCATCCATATAACTATAAAAATTGGCCAGTGGTATTTCTACCAAAGGTTCCATTGTTACAAAATCTTTATCATTAACACAACTTGTGCGATTGGTTAATCCAGGACCTCGTAATTTCATAGAAAGCCTTGTTAACCACCCCCTAAAAACTGTCTGTATTTTAACCACACATTTTGTCTTATTAAATATGTCCTTTATTCTTTCAATTAAAACTGGTTTTGTTCCAGTTACATGTAAACCATGATGTTTGGCTATCATTTTTAACTCAGGAATTTTGTATGCCTTTAGTGTTAAGTTTTTCTTGAAATAATCTTTATAATTTAATAGATTTTCGGCCTGAGTTTTATTGTACTTTTTAGTTTCTGGCTTCGAGATAAATTTATTTATCATATTATTATCTTGGATTGTCACCATTATTAATATAGTATAATAATAGATATTTATTTATATGTTTGTTAGACGTTTATATTAAATATTGCAAAAATGTGCTGTTTTTTGGGGTCTGCCAGCATGTTATCGTGTCCTGACAAAATGTTGTAAAAAATTGATTTAAAGAATTGGCAAGATATAATCTATAACTCGTGTGCCCGGTTATTATTTTAAGATGTCGTCTAAGCCTTCTACTCCTATTGTTGTTAGCGTCGCCGATTGGGAGCCTTCTTCCATTCGTTACATGCAGCCTAAAGTGAATGAGCGTGGTGGTAAATCCATCAACATTATCAGTACTCAAACCAATCGTTCTCTCCATGTTTCCACTCCTCTCCTCATGACCTGGGGGGTTGGTGATTTCGTGGATGAGAAGACCGGAGAGTCTGATGGCAAGTATAGCATGTCGTTGAATTTTCCCAATGCGGATTATGCCAATGCAGGAACTACTGCGCTTCTTGAGAAGGTCAAGGCTTTTGAGACCCAGATTCTCAATGATGCTGTCAAGAACAGCGAGGCATGGTTTGGCGAGGAACAACCCCTTGCTGTTGTCAAGCATTCGTTCTATCCTGTTCTGAAGTACAGCAAGGATAAGGTGACCAAGAAGATTGACCCTAGCAAGCCTCCTTCTCTTCGTGCCAAGGTTCCGAATTACAATGGTCGTTGGGGAATTGAGATTTACGACACTAAGTCTGAACGCATCTTTCCTTGCGACAATGAGAACATGACTCCCATGGATTTCATTCCCAAGATGAGTAATGTGGCATGTGTTCTCCAGTGTGGTGGTCTTTGGTTCGGTGGTAAGGGTTGGGGTTTGACTTGGAAGCTTGTCCAGTGTGTTGTTAAGCCCAAGGAGTTGGTCAGTGTTTATGGAAAGTGCCACATTCAGCTTTCCATGGATGATATTAGCAAGATGGACTCTGTTCCTGCGAATGCCGAAGATGAGGAGGAAAGTGCTCCTGCTGCCCCGATTTCAACTGAGGTTGAGGATTCGGATGCCGAGGATGAGGCTCCTTCCGTTGCAGCGACTCCAGCTCCAGTTAAGAAGGTAATCAAGAAGGCAGCTTCTCCTGCGGTCCCTGAGCCAGTCCCAGAGTCCGTGGACGAGGGCGAGGCAGAGGCAGTTGCAGCTCCTAAGAAGAAGATTCTCAAGAAGAAGGTAACGTAAACAATTTAGAAAAAGAAGTAGCGTAGATTAGTTTGTTCTGTTTGATTTAAGTTAATTAAAGCTTTTTTTATCTCTAGTAAAATTCAAAAACTTTTAGTATAGATACACTATAACCGATATAATCAAAATATGTGTTATTATTATAAATTGATTATAATAATCATGTTTTTTCAAAGCATTACAAATTCAATGAAAAGATTACCAACAAGATTATATTCTAAAAAATCAATGCCAGATTCACAATATATTCGGAACATTAAAAGCAAACATACTTTTGGAGAAAGTGAAGTAAACCGGTTTTTGCACCATAATGAATATATTAAAGACAAGAAACTTATTTCTATTTCTCCAGGTGGATTCAAGGGTTTTTATGTGATGGGCGTTTGTAAGTTTATCAAGGACAATTATAACTTGGATAACTATATTTTTTCAGGAGCATCTGCAGGTGCATGGAATTCACTTTTATTATGTTTTAATAGAGACATAGATGAAATTCAAAATAAGATAATTGATAATACTCTTCAAAATACAAATAAAATTAGTGATATTGAGAAACGAATCAAGATGAGAATGCTGGATAATTATCAAACCAGTGATTTTGAATTGAGAAAGCTGTTTATAGGAGTTACTACATTTGATAATTATAATTATAAAACAAATACAACTATTTTTACAGGATTTGATAGTCTAGAAGACGCATTAGATTGTTGCATTGCAAGTTCTCATATTCCATTAGTAACTGGTGGTTTTACCAATGTTTATAGAGACGTTTTATCATTTGATGGTGGATTTAGTAAATATCCATATTTAAATACAACCAAGGCTGCCTTACATATTACGCCAAGAATATGGAAAAAAGATAATTCAAATAAAACTGCACCAACTATGAGTATACATGATTATACAACTTTGTTTTCAAAAGCACAGTACCAATTTTCAGAGATGGTTGAGAAAGGTTACAATGATTCTATAATTAATAAAAAAGAATTAGATGATATATTTGATATAAAAATATAGCATGTATTGTTATTATTATGACAATAACTTTAATACCTAGAACCATTGTTCAGACTTCAAGAAAGAAACCTGAGACTTATATTTGTGATATGATTAGAGAAAGAAGTCCGGGATGGGATTATAATCATTTTGTAGATGATGAAATTATGGAATTCTTTGCCGAGAATCCATTACCAGAATTTCCCAACGTAATCGCAAAATTCTTTACATTTAATTACGGTGAACACCGAGCTGACTTGTTCAGATACTATTACCTTTACGTTAAAGGAGGGGTGTATATTGATATGGACGCAATGTTGGAAGAGAACATTGAAACTATTGTTGGTGATGCCGATTTTTTTACTGTGAAATCTAGCTATTTCCATGGAACAGTATTTCAAGGTTTCTTGGGTGCAAGCCCTAATCACCCATTAATTTACAAGGCATTGGCGGATATTTACAATATATCAACAAATGATTTGATTCGCGAATTCCATGTTTTGTGCAAGAATCTTTATACATTTATTCATGAAGAAATTGAGAAAGAAACATATAATGGGAAGGTTAAGTTATTGAACGAGGTCTATGGCAATCAAGAAGATGCCCATGTGAAGGATGGTGATAAATTAGTGTTAATTCATTATCATATCAAGAAAGTAATACCTAAAAAATAAATCCCCCTATTCTAATTCTACGGTCCGTTCCTTAACATTATAATTTATTGAATACTTTTCAACTGCGATGGTATTTTTTAATATTATTTGTGTCTTTGTTGCATACAAACCGGCTGCGAATGTTAATATATTATCACAATTGCTTATATTAAAAGGCCTGATTAGCTGATATGTTTTTTTATTATTTTGGCATCGTAATAAACTCTGTTTTATATTTTCTAATACTTCATCACAGACATCTGTGCCCATTTAATATATACTTGCAAAGAATATATTAAAAGTAACTAAACATAATTACTAAAATGAAAGAGTTTGTGGACTTATATAATATTTTTCTTACTAATCAAATAGAGATTTATGCAAATAAACATCTTCTTTACAATAATATGAATATTTCGTTGAATCAAAACAATGACATTAATGCTAAAATATTTATATTAGAAAAAATGATTACGTTATTTCCAGAAGATTATGAACTTTATTATCGTTTGGGAAAGGTTTATAAAGGGGCTTCAAAAGAGAAAGAATTGTTTTGGTATAAACTGTGTTTCTCAATTAAACCCGATTATCCAGATAATTTTTTTGATTTATGCGATTTGTTATTGGATATGGGTTTCTCAAATCATGTTTTTACTTTAAATAAGAATAATCAGTTTGATAAATTTATGAAAGAGCCTAAATTTCTTACTGTCTACATTAGATGCAATTTGGTAAACTTGAAATATGAAAATGGTCTAAAATGTTTAATTGATTTAATAAAAATTAATGCGTCTAAACCCTGTATTACAGATTATGATAAGAATGAGAAATGGAGAAACTATCATGATGCTGGATATTTATTTTGCGCAAAGTGTGATGTTGATTCCTCTATTAAACATAGTGAAAAAGCTTACGAATTATCATTGAAGTTTAATTTAGATTTACAAAAAAAGCTATTGTCGTTTCAAAACATATTGTGTTTCTCGGATTATAAATATTGCGATAACGATAAATTGTTTAATAGGTGCCTTGAAATAAATAAATTGATACCAGATAGTCCAATGTTTTCTTTTAAAAATAGAATCAAAAGCAATAGAATACGGATTGGTTATTTATCATCTGATTTTATAATGCATTCTGTATCCAATTTTATTTTACCTATCTTGAGAAATCATGACCAAACCCTATTTGAAATTTTTATTTTCGCGAATTCTGATACAGTTATTGATTCATACCAAATTCCGGGAGTAAACGTAAACAATATATCAAATATAGATAACAAATCTGCTGCAAAACTGATAAATAATTGTAAAATAGATATTCTGGTGGATTTAAACGGTCATACTGTGAAAAACAAATTAGAAATATTTACATATCATCCTGCTCCTATTCAAATAACCTATCTTGGTTTCCCTAATACTACAGGATTAAAATCAATAAAATATAGAATAACAGATGTAATAGCAGACAGCCCTTTAACAAAACAGAAATATTCTGAAGAACTTATCCGTTTGCCCAAATGTTTTTTATTATTTGACCCAATACATCCTTTTAAACCAAATCCAAGAAAAACTAAAGATAAGATTGTTCTGGGCGCTATTAATAAAGAAAATAAATCCAATGATGAGTTGTTGAAACTGTGGGGTGATATAATGAGACGGTGTCCAAACACAGTCATTTTGTTTAAATTGGAATCCTATGATGATAAGGAAAATAGAACAAAATTTTATATGGATAAATTGGGTATGTCAAAAGATAGATTAATTGTTTTAAATAAATTAAACAATGAGGATTATGAGAAAGTTTTTACGTTGTTTGATATTCTATTGGATCCATTCCCTTATTCTGGGACAACTACTACCTGTAATGCTTTGTATAATTCTATTCCTGTAGTTACTCTTTATAACCCTGATTACCATGTAAATAATGTGTCTAGCTCTCTATTAATAAACTGTGGGTTTCCTGAATTAGTTGCAAATTCAAAAGAAGAGTATTTAAACATTGTAGTTGACTTGGTAAACAACCCCAAAAAAATAGACGAATATAAAAAAACAATACTCGGTAATTTCATGCGTCTAATGGAACCCAAACCTTTCATGAACAGCTATGAAAATGAATTAAAACGTATTTATAATAACCAGTTTGAAGATAATGTTAAGAAAGAAACCGGAAACAACGACACAATAAACATTACTATTTCTGAAGAACCAATAATAACAAAACCACCAAATTGCGTTTATATATGCGGTTGCGTAAAGAATTGTGGTAATTATTTGGAGAAAGTGTTTGCGAATATTGATAAAATAATACCCCTATTTTCGGATTATAAATTATTAATTGCGCACGATATATGCGAAGATAATAGTTTAGATTTACTTAAAACAAAACATAGCAAATACAAAATGGAATTAATTTGTGTTACTGAAAACAACTATATTAAAGATTATACAATGCGCAGCAAAAGAATATCAAATGCGAGAAATGAAATAATCAAATATATCTATAGTGAAAATAATAGAGATTTCAAATATTTTATTATGATGGACCTTGATGATGTTTGCTCAGGAAATATGAACATTGGCACACTTAAAACAAGCATAGATAATGATATTGATTGGGATTCTTTATCTTTTAATAGACCAAATTATTATGATATATGGGGGTTATCCATAGACCAATATTTGTTGAGTTGTTGGCATTTCCCCGGTGGATTTGATATTATAAATAAAATGAAACAATACATTGTAGAGAAGCTATCAAAATTAAAACCCACTGATTTATTAGAATGTACCTCAGCATTTAATGGTTTCGCAATTTATAAAAAAGATAAATTCGCAGGGTGTTATTATGATTGGCAGATTCATAGCAATTTTGATTTGATTTCAAAACAGGATATTGAGAGAAACGAAAAAGCATTGGGTGTGCCATTTACCATATATAAATCTTATCATAAAATAGTAAATCCAGTTACTGATTGTGAACATCGTTATTTTCATATGAGCGCTATTGAAAAGAATGATGCAAGAATACGTATATCACCGCATTATTTGTTTACTGATTAGAAATAAAGGTAGAATGAAATCCAATATTCATAGTTTCGTTTAATGGTATTTCAATTGTTTCGTATGTCTTCATATTAATAATAATTAAAAATCCTCTATTGGATTTTTCATTATCAACCACAAACGCAATTAAATAAGGTTCATTGTCTATATAGGTGATAGCTGGCTCTCCCAATACAAACCTATTACCAAACTCAATATTTTTTATTATTTCTAATCCTTTACATACCACAAACCCAGTTATGCGTTTATTATTAATATTTCGCAAAATAATCTTATCATCATATTTAATTGGAAATTCTAGATCCAATTTCTCTAATTCAGGATTTTTTTCAATAGTTACCTTCTTGGTTTCTTTATTCACTACTAATTTTCTATATTTACCAACAATATTTAACTCTGAGAAATCAAGGTTATTGTAAATAGATGCGTATATCTCAATGTATTCATCTGTTTCTCTATAATCCGCGTAATGAAATATGTAAAATCCTTCATCCACATAATATTTATCTATAGTCATGTTTGATTTGTTAAGTACATTAATAATTGTTTTCTTATTGTTATCCAGTATAACAGGCATAGATTTGCTAAACAAATTTGAGAAATCAATAACCAATGGCGAATCTATAATAATAATTTTATCCTCTGTTTTCAGGAAATCGTGAACAACAGGTAGGTAATCCATTTTGATAACCTTATTTCTGATTGTTCCAAAATGTTGCGTTAGTTCATGATATCTTACATTATTAAATAACATATTGTATTCAATTGTCTCTATTGTATCGTCATATTTTGAATGAGCTGAAAAATAGTTCATATTACAAATATCTATTTTTTTAACGGTTGATATTTGAGAATTCACAAAATCTATATCTAACAAATAAGGTGAATCTCGTTCATAAAGAGCATACGCTTTATTTTTAATATTTAATATTGCAGTATTCGCTAAGCCTAATGTGTTTGGAAATAGTCCAAGCTTATTCAATAAGACAAATAATAATTGAAATAACGCATTCTTAGGTATTATTCCATTTTCTTCTTCATATAATAACTTTTCAGTTCGCACATAATGTTTTACAAACGTAAGTTCTCCTTTATTGAAAAATACGCTTTGTATAATTCCATCTCCAATAAATAGGTCAAATAGAGTAGATACTTCTTTCATATTTATATCTGGTCCGATTAATGCGTATAGTCCATTGATTTTATTGATAATATCTTGCTCGTTAGGAGGTAAAACGTATTCTATTCTTTTATTAACTTCTTCGTCCTTTATTGAAAACTTAGGACCAAAAGGATACCGAATAAATAACGCTTTGGTATAACTAAAATATAGAAAAATAATTAACGTTGTAAAATTCATTTATATATAACTAATATTATTTATATATTAGTTATACTAATTTTATCTTAACTGTTACAATTACGTCACCCTTATTTGTAACGTCGTATATATTTTTTGTATTTATCCGAGAAATACCTTGCTTTGAAAATATAACTACTTGTTCATCTTTAATTTTTAGAGTGTCTCGTTTTATATAAAACCGCACAGTTCCTACATTAATTGTTAAATATTCTTGAGTCCATATTTCTTGAAGGTTTGATTCATAGATGAAATGAATATTGTTTTTATCATCTATCTCTATGTTTTCTGGCAAAATCGGGACACATTTAACATAAACATCATTCCCTGAATTATCGTAAACTAGTTCATTGTGCCAAAGAGGAACAACGAATGTAAAACCATTTACCTTGAGTTTATAAACATTATTCTCAAACAGGTCATCTACAGTAGGATTTAAAATTATACACTCATCGTCCTTTATCTTTTCATTTATGATTTCCTTTATCTTAATAACGAAATCCTCTGTGAAATGAAGTACCTCTCTATATCTCTCTATAATATCATATATTTTTATTAAATTCTGTTTCTCAACCTTGCTCAATATTTCTAGAGCATTTGATTCGCATGTGCTTGCTACTTGTTTCAAAATAGTATAAAACAACTTATTTCTATTATCAGGTATTAATATGTTTTTGAGAAAGGACAATAATATAGTTTTATAATTTCCTTTATTTTCCGATATGTCTCGTTCATCATCATAATATTCATCTGATGAATCAGTATCCATAAAATCTTTGTATTTCATTAAAAATTCATAAGATTCCTGTATTTCTTGAAACTTGGATACAGTATCCTTCTCTGGATTTTTGTCTGGATGATATTTGAGAGCCAATGATCTATATTGGCGTTTTAATATTTCTGTAGTTATCTCTTCAGATACATTGATATTCAAATTTTCACATGCTTTCGTATAGTTCATTTAAATTATGTATTTTATTTATTATATAGAATATTATACTCTCTAAATGGTATATCGGACGATAATTATTGTTATAATATTTCAAGAAAGAATATGTGCGAATTAATATCTCAGAAATGTTCTCTTCTGATAAACATTTATTTTCTATAAAATATTTTAAAATATACCACAAGCATTCATTGACATCAAGATTGTACGTTAATATGTCATAAAGAGTGTCGCGCAACGATGTGAAAGTGATCTTTTTTGGATTCATTATCTCAGAAATTATGTTGTCACAGATAATATTAAACACATCTTTTGGTATTTCATCAGGTGAAGTAATTAATTGAAATGATCTTATTTCCTTTAAGTTCATCAAAGATTCTACATCAATATTGTTAATTATGTCTTGTGATTTTTTATTTATTTGGGGTTTTTTATGCTTACAATCAGCAATGTATTGGAGAAACGGTTTAGACCGGTCATTCGTTATATAATTTGATAATTCAATATACTTTTGACCCGAAGGACGATTTACTCTTAATAATTGGCAGGCATTTAACATTGCGGTAGGTAAGAAACTCAAATGTTCTGTCATAATAAAAAATCTTATTTTGATATTAGATTGCGAATGATTATACTGTTGCATATAACTATAGAAAATTTCTAATAATTCTGTGTGAATAAGATGAAAATTCTTACATAGTATGATACCAATCTTCTCTTGTTTTACAGAAATAATATCTACTATTTGAAAGAATATTTCATGCCATAGTAACTTTGAATTGCATCCTAACTGAGACATATCTATTTCATAATGTATGTCGCTTATCCTATAAATATACTCCTGTTTGTCAGTAGTAATTGTTATTTTTTTATCATATTTCAATTCGCTTGGACTGTATTGTTTTAATAAGTAAAGAATTTGAGAATACTTACCTACCCCTGGTGGACCATATATTATTAAATTTTCTAGTTGGTTTATTTTTTTGGGAAGTAAATCATAAATCGGCAATAATTCGGGGTGTAAATTATATTTTTCTATAGACGATATGTATTCTTCATAATGAGATTCGTAGTACTTCATAGTTACTTAGTATAGAGAACAAATATGTTTGTTTTTAAACGTATTTGCTTTTTGTTTTATTACACACAACATCTTGTATGAAGTTAACGCATTAAATCCTGTCTGGTTATTGCTGAAAAATTATTCGCAATAGAAACATTTATTGACGACATAATTAGTGGAGCGCATGTAATAATCAATACGGCAAAAGGATAGGGTTTGTACATAATATTTCCTATTGATTTCATCTCTTGTGTAAAATTTATGTTAATGCCATTGGGGGGATCGTATTGAGTGCCATATATTATTAATAATACACCACAAACTGAAAATGTAGATATCATCAATCTTTTAAACATTTCTAGGTGTTCTTTGTAAATAAGTGGAAGATTTATTGGTGTTCCATAAGTATCCGAATATTTCACTTTTAAATTACTAATCATCATGACAATAAATATTAAACACACGGTATGAAATATTCCACTTATAATTAATGAAAACCCTATTGCGTATGGCACCAGATCCATTCCCTCCACACTAGTAAAATAAGATATAGTATAGAGAGTACACGCAATGTTTACTATAAATAAATGATAGAACCCTATTATCTCTGTGTTTTTAATGTAAACTATTATAAATCCAACAACAAAAAGAATAGCGAATGCAAAATAATTTAAAAATACAGCACTAGTCTTTGCCATTATATATTAATATTATACTATATTATAAGTAGTCTGTAACCAACTTATCAACGTTTCTGGCTCACATGTTAAAAACCCCTCATTGAATTTCTTAATATTGAGAAAGTCGGGCTTTGCCATATCCTTGCGTTTATAATAAACATATGCCCCAAATTTACCCTTTCTCACACTAAGGTCTTCATTTAATACTCGCAATACGTTCTTTTCGGTTTTACTAGTTTTATTTGACAAGTAGGATTCAATATCTGATAACGTTATTTCGTTCAATGGTTTCTGTATTTCCTTAATACTTTCTCTATTCGTTCCCCATTCTACGTAAGGGCCATATCTGCCGTTTTTAATAAAGATTTCTTGGTCTTCGTAAGTACCTAAACAACCATTCTTAATTTCTATAATGTCGTCTAATGAATAATTACCCTCTTTGAGTTTTTCTAAATCTATCTTCATATCTTTCTTTGCTGGCAAATATTCTACACTTCCGTCAGTCAATGTATGTTTAATGGATGGTCCGTATGCTTGAAACACTAGTTCGTGCGTTTCATCCAATACATAGGTCTGTTTCGCTACATTTTTAACTGTTTTAGCCAGTTGTTTAATTTCATTATCACAATTCCCACATATAGTTGACCATTCTTTCTCCTTTCCTGAAGATACTAAATCTAATTGATTTTCCATTATTTTTGTGTATTCATACGAAAACAGCTTCTCAAAATTCTGAATAAGAAACTCCACTGTGAGAATACCAGTAGGTTGAATAACCATTTTGTTTTTCTCATTACCAAATGTTTTCTCTTTCTCTGTTTTTTCAATTACTTTGTCCACGAGTTTGAATTCTGTGCATTTGGTAACCGTGCCTTCTAGATTTGTCTTTTTCACATATCCACGGTCAATAATTGTATCCACAATACTTGCAAAAGTAGAAGGCCGGCCTATTCCTAATTCTTCTAAAGTATGAATTAAACTGGCTTCTGTATAATGTTGGTGTTTGTTTCTAACTACAACGGTGCTATCTATGGACAAATATGGAACAGGTTTATCTGCCTTTACAATAGATTGCATATATAGATGTAATCCTGAGCCCTCATTTGGATTTTCACTGTCTGATTTATCGCTTACAACTTTCCATCCTAAAAATACTGGAATTTCAATAGTGTATTGATATTGACGTTCTTCTGGTGCTAATATTGTTGCCTTTATGGTATTGTATTTTGCATCGGCCATACAGCTTTCTAGAGTGTTTCTCCAAATAAGACGATACATAGAAGCCAATCTTAGGTCATCTTTATTTGTAATTGTTTTGGTTTCTAAATGCGTAACGCGGATAGCTTCATGTGGATTAGATGCGTCTTTGTTTTCTAGTTTTGCGAAATCGGCCAGATATTTGGTAGACGACCATTCACCCATAATGTATTTATTAGCCTGCTCTAAAAATGTTTTTGAATATTGAGAGCTTTCTGTTCTCATATATGTAATGTATCCAGCTTGATATAACATTTGGCATAAATTCATTGTTTCTTTTGGTGATATGTGAAGAACATTGCTAGCAACCTGTAATAGCCTTGATGTGTGAAATGGTTTTGGTGCGGATTTGGTTGCGTCTTTTGGAGAACCCAAAGACAACCTATGCACAAATGTCTTTGACTTCTCTAAGAAACCAGAAACTTCTTCTGGTGTGTCATATTCATAATTTAATTCAAAAGGTATACGTTTCTGTAAAAAGATTCCTATTGTCTTATATTTAGTTTCAATACCGCCACAACTGGTTTTTTCTTTCTCATTATCGTATACCAAACGAAGTGCTGGTGTTTGACACCTTCCTGCACTTAATGAATTGGATTTGTTATTGTAAAGATACTTCCAAAGAAAGGGCGATATTTTGTAACCTACTATGATGTCTAATACTTGACGGGCATGTTGTGCATGGACTAAGTCCATATTGACTGTGGTGGGATTCTCAATAGACTTTTGAATAGCTGGCTTCGTCACTTCGTGAAAGATAATACGTTTGGTTGTTTCTATTGGTAAATCAAATATTTTACAGATATGCCATGCGATAGCTTCACCTTCTCTATCATCATCCGACGCCAATATAATATTTTGTTTTGAGAAATTGGAAACAATGGCCTTCATTTGTTCTACGTGTGCCTTTTTTTCATCTATAATTGAAAAAGTGGGTTCATATGTTTTTTTCATATCTATTGATTTTATTCCATCTATGGAACGAATATGACCCTTGGATGCAATGCAGCAATAATCTGGACCTAGATAGCTTTCTATTTTGGTGCATTTACTTGGTGATTCTACAATGATAAGATAAGTTGCTGTAGATAAGTGAGGAGATGTTTTATCAGATACCTTTTTATAAGTCTTCTTGAAAAATTTCGGCGGCATGCTAAGATAGTATATGATAAAGTTTCTAATTGGTTTTTTAATAATTTTATCTCTCTTATAGAATTAACCTTTGTATTTTTTTCTTAATTTGGTTGTTTCATTCACCATTCTGAAATAATCTTGTTCTGACTTTGAATCGTAATTGCTCCAATGGACACGCTTATTACTTATTACATCAGAAAGTCTAGTTAGACGATTGGTATCATCATATATACCGTCTATAGTTAAAATAGGTTGTTCAAGTTCTCCTTTTTTAAAGCAATCTGATAACATACTATAAAATCCTCCCATTGTTATATTTCAACGCAATATATGTTTAACCCCTTTAATAACTATTGAAAAATTGATTTATAAACATGTTCTGTAACATAATAAGCAAATCCAATTATACAAAGAATGACCTCTAAAAAATTTAAAATATACGTTCGTGATAGGACGTACCTGGACTGGACGTTTGCTCACAATGAAAACAATTCTGACGTAAATATAGATGATTACCCATTGCTTAAAACCATTCAACCAGCTGACCAAAAGATATTCAGCAGAGATGTCTTTGAAATAACAGAAGTCAATGGACAACAAGATATTAAGAAAATACATTCTTATGTAAGGAACTGTCAAGCAATTGCAGGAATACTCGTACTGGAAAACAATAAGACATTTGGAAGAACTGAAAACAAGAAGCGTCTCTTGTATAAGTGTATTCCAGATGATACTTATCTACCCGCATTTTTAGTTCCTTACGAGATAAAACTAGGCTTCTCTAAAGTACAGAAAAACAAATATGTTGTCTTTAAGTTTGATAACTGGACAGACAAACATCCACATGGATTAATTAGTGAAACAATTGGTGATGTGGATGTTCTAGAACATTTCTATGAGTATCAACTTTATTCCAAAAGTTTGCATATTTCTATCACAGAGTTTACGAATAAAACACGGAGCGCACTTAATAAAAAGACACATGACGAATTCGTTCAACAGATATTTCAAAACCCCAATTTTATCATTGAAGACCGACGACATAACTATATATTTACTATTGACCCACATAATAGTCTTGATTATGATGATGGGTTTGGAATAGAACAAATTGGTGAGAATTATTGTATTTCTATTTACATTGCCAACGTGTTCCTATGGCTAGAAATACTAGGACTATGGAACTCATTTAGTCAACGGGTTTCAACCATTTATCTACCAGATAGGCGGAGGCCTATGTTGCCAACAGTTCTATCTGACGCATTATGTAGTTTACAAGAGGGTCAACCCAGATTTGCTCTAGTAATGGATATTGTAGTGGACAAGTTCGGAAATATTGTTCCGGATATTCCTATTAAATATGCAAATGCATTAATTCGCGTAAACAAAAATTATGTATACGAAGACCCTAAGATGTTAAACAATGATGTTGCTTATAGAAAGCTATTTGATTTGTCATACTTAATGGATAATGCTGTAAAAAACAGTCATGATATTGTTGCACATTGGATGGTTCAAATGAATATGTTCACAGGTTCTTATATGTCAAATAATAAGATGGGTATATTCAGGTCAGCTGCGTATATTAATTCTAATTTAAGAGTTGATTCAAATGGTCTCAATGACGAAACTGTTCGGGTCATTCGCAGTTGGAATAATACAATTGGTCAATACATTCCTTTTATGGAAGATGTTTCCCTAGAGCATGAGCTGATTAATACTAAGAATTTCAAATGCGATTCTAAAGTCTATATACATATTACAAGTCCTATACGGAGGCTGGTTGACTTATTGAATCAAATTATTATTTTGCAACACAAGGGGCTAATAAAATCACTTAGTCTAGATGCACAAAAATTCTTGGAAGATTGGATGCAGAAACTGGACTATGTCAATACTTCTATGCGGTCAATCCGCAAAATTCAGACAGAATGTGAACTGCTAACTAGAGTATTTAATCATCCAGAGCTTATGGAAGTTGAACATGAGGGGATTGTCTTTGATAGAATTGTTAAGAACGATGGGTCAGTTAATTACATGATATATCTGGAGAAACTGAAGCTACTGTCCCGAATTAACACACATTGTGACATACCTAATTACACAACATGTAAGTGTAAAATGTATTTGTTTGAAGATGAAGATAAAGTTAATCGGAAAATCCGAGTGCAACTAATATAATGCAAACTATGGTTTATATTAGTTTTTGTTTTTTTTGAAACCAAAACGTTAAAACGCCTTGTAAAAGAGCAAAAACACACATCACTATTATAATTTTTATCCAATCTTTTTGAGTTGGCATATCAAAATGGGTAACTTTGTCACTAAATTTTCCTATATTATAGTGTATTAAGTTTTCAAATATATTGACAACTATGTATACACAAAATGAAACGGCTATTAAATGCGCACTTGGACCAGAAATGATATACATTTATATATTATTCATCTATTATTTATCACGGTTGTTATATTTGTTTTTGTAAAATACAAACTGTGTTGTTTTATGCGCAATCAGCAATAGAACAAGATTCTTTCGCATTTCTATATTAGCCCATTTAATTTTTATATATTTTACATTAATGGATAACTAGCTTGTAATAACATACCACATTGACCATCGCCGCTGTTGTATTGTGATCCACGACCCAACATAATATATCCACCATCTCCCCAGCTAGTGCTCCATGAGTTTTTAACTAAGTAGTAGTCTGAGTCATCTAAGCGACCATATCCAACCACTAAAACGCCATGGTCTAATTCGGTTCCACATTTACCAGTAAATACACCAGATTTATAGAGTTGAAATTCTTTTTGGTCTGCTTGTAAAGCAATAGACACTGGTTGCAATGATAATGCTTTCATCATTTCATTATCTGACTTTGGGACAACATCAACAAAACTGTCTACTTTACTGTTCTTTACGTTGGAGCAAGATTTTTGGCATGTCTCTGATTTCTTTGTAGTTCCAGAAACATAAGGATAATCTTTTTCTGTACATAATCCTTTGTTCATTGATATCCATGTAAAAGCATTATCCATAAGACCTCCCTTGCATCCCAAGTCCTTTCCACCGTTAAGATAATTATCGCAATCAACTAACTGTTGTTCTGAGAAGCTTTCTAATGAACCTGTCTTTACATAGTAGGCTCCTTCAACTGCACCAGTTGTGGAGAACGACCAACATGAGCCACACTGACCTTGGTCTTTAACTGGAGTAACTCCGCCCTTTTTTACCCAGTTAACAGATTCAGGGACCTTTCCAAATATGTCTATTGGCTTGTTCATATGAAATAATTGTTTGTAATCTTGATACAAAATCCTTGATATTCCTAAATACTGGCTAAAATCGGAAGAATCCATGCCAGAAAATTGGTTATGTCCCAATTTGTAAGTAAGATTCTTGGAGTTTACCTCCTCAATAAATTTGTGATTTTCAACCCACTTCTTAAAAACGCCATCGTATGTTTTGTAATCATCAAACTTAACTTTAAAGTCCTGGACCCAGTTCTCAAACCGCTCAATTAAAGAGCTTCTTGCAAGTACTGCAAATAAAAAAAACAATAAAAATCGCATTGTCTATATATTATAATTATAATTATAATTTGTTTATATTGTATTTTTACTGTTTTTACCTTACAGTAATCGTAACATTGGAACAGGATTCAAGAGCACGGTTGTTGATTTCAATTGTGTTTGTTTCATCATTTACGCGCGTAATTGTGGTGAATTCTGGAATTCCAGTTCCAAACACAGTAATCCCTACGTCTAGGTCCATAGTAGACGATACTTGAATCGTATTTGTGTCCTTGGTCATGCTTCCTTTCACAAGAGCAGTGTAGAAATTTTGGTAGTACTTGGTTGAAGTGTATGGAAATCCACAATAATCTTCCATTGTGTATCCTTCTATGTTGTCCAAAACCCTTTCATTTTTATAATAAAATTCGTAAACATTAAATAGAGAGCCTGTGTAATATTTATCATCTTCACTAACATCCAAATATCGTTGGGTATAAATTTCGTATGCTGCAAATCCGTCAGGAATCGTAACGTGTTTTCCTGATTTGTCAATTACACAAAGAACAAATAGTCCCTTTTGTGCGGGTTTGATTAATAGTGTAAACTCCTCATCCAGATGAATCTGGACGGGGTCAACATTGGCAATAATAGCAATATCAGACATTGTTATGAAAAAAGTTACAGATTACAGAAACAAAACTAGTCTAATCAATTTTTTATGCCACAAATTCTACGACTGGTCCACCCAATCTAGACAGTATCGGTGCGTCCTCACCTCCCATAACTTCTCGCTCCTTGCTCTCGTTCTCCGTGTCCTCACTGATTTGGTTAATCGTGTCACAGAGAGCTCTCACATACTCCTTTGTGTACTTTTCATCCTTCTTGCTAAACTTGCTGAACAGCAAGGAGACAATGTCTAGCATGGTAACACCCTTGGCTTCCATGCGTGTAACCATGTCCTCCACGTCGCCGTCGTACTCCTTGTTGACGTGAATCTCATCATCGTCATCATCACTGTCTTCCTCCTCATCTTCTTCGTAATCACTGTCATCATCCTCGTCATCGGGCATGTCTGTCAGCGGAGCTCGGCAGCAAGGGCAACTGTTGTTGTGCGCCATCGCTGTTGCCAGACATTTGAAGCAGAATACGTGACCGCAATCTGTGACGCAGTTGTTCTTCTTGCCAATAATCTCGTAGCAGATGCAGCACTCAGTTCCAGTTCCGACGGAATCAAAACAAGAGACTTCGCTACCAGAAGCGGAAGCGGATTCATTGTCCACAGCAGGAGCGTACGCAGCGCTAGCGTCCCCAGCGCTAGCGTCCACGTTGGAAGACTCAAACTGAGAAAGAAGGTTGACGGGTTGGCAAAAGACATCTTCGTCCACATACAGGCAACCTCCACTCTCCATGTGCGCCGTTTGGTTGGCCTGGTAAATTGGGAAGCAGCCAGAGCAAGAAGACATTTTAGTAAGGGTATTGGTGATTGTTATTTACGTTCCCCCAAATTTTGGAAAAAGTTTTCAATTTTTTATGCCAGATCATGGCGATTTTGGATGGTCGGTTTCTTTTTTAATATCTACGTAATATTTTTCCATATCAATGCTTGGATAATATAAAACAGTTCTTTCCACGTCACTATATATTTTTTTTATGCCCATTTTTTCTGTAGAAATACGCATATAATAATGTTTTAAATTAAAAGTTTTTGGACAATATGGATTATTATAATCCCATTCCCAATCTACTGTTTGCATTTTTGTTATTGAAAATATATCCTTATAAAAGTTATAACCATAACGTATCGCTGATTCTTTTAACAAAGATATATTGCATTGCCCGTTATTGCATAACCAGAATATATCATAATCGGATTCATTCATAAATATATTGGAAATATGTTGAGATAACTGATGCGTTTTTGGTCCAAATTTACAAGTGTCATGAACAAACAAAAAACATGAATTTTTTGGTACTATAGACCTATCTATAAGCTTATAAACTCCTATCCAGTTACCATAATCGTGCAAATTGTTTTTAATATAAACCTCAATACGACCGTCTTCAAAAACAGTAATTCGTTCATTTGATTCGTTTTGATAAACAATAATAGTTTTGTCTTTCCATTCATTAGGAATTGACTCCAATATATTGTTTAATGCTGCTTCGTATCCTCTTATTGTTGTTATACAAACGTAAAAAATAGACATATATTTTTATTATTAATTACTTTTTATGTTATTAAACAAAGATGTGAATTATTTGTGGTTTTTTTATTTAGATATCATCAATGTTAACCTCGTTTTCAGTAGTCATTTCAAAATCAATTGGATGTGCTGGAACGTTCTGTGGAGCAATTTCTGGCTCCTTCTCTTCTACAAAATCAAAGTCTCTCTGCGTCTTTTTGCTTGACTGGAACGTTGTCGCTGATAATTGTAGATTCAAAACATGATCTATTTTTACACTTGGAATACTTTTAAGTTGTTCTATTTGATTTTGGTCATAGATAACCATAATATTGCAATTTTTTGGAATCTTCTCCCACTCATGAAGTCCAACTAAAACAATGGATTGTGGAGTAATCATATTGTTTCGCTTGTTTTTACCACGGAATGCATTACGAATGTGGCCAATCAGACGCACATTGCTATTTGTGTAAATCTCACACATTCCGTTTCCTAGCATTTTTGTAACGCAAGCGAATTGTTCTAACTCACATTCGGGGAGACGTAGTCTTTGGTTGGATGAAGATTGATGTTTTCTAGCAAGGCTCTTTGCACCGGTTCCACCAGTTGTGTTCTTTACCATCTTAAATAGCTGTGTTGTTTCTACAATTTATGATAGATAAAAACAGAATCAATTTTTTACAACAAAAAAAACAATATATACAAAATTTAGTTTTTTATGATTTTTTAAGAGAAGACAACGTCAAGAGCAAGATTCCGATTGATTACAATAATGACATTATATTAAGGGAGGGGTCTGAGGGGAACCGTAGGTTCCCTTCAAGAGATAGTAAGATTAATAGGATTGAAGGTACCGATGGGTTGGTGGGTGTGGAAGTCGTAAACATGGTTTTTTTCGTCAATGAGGTATTGTTTATCGTTGAGGTTAAGTATAGATACGGCGGT